TTAAAACCTCCAGCAAATCTCTCGCCGGCACGACTGATGCGGCACTCAAGAGGTATAACCAATCCGTCATAGAAAAGATCATGCCGAATCGTGCCACTAAATTGATGGAAAGATTGCGTGATAAATACCCGCACGCCTTCGCTCGCGGGGTAATGAAGACGGCCGAGCCCAGCCTATCGATGGAAGCGAACAATCAATCGGGCTGGAGTATTGGCGATGAGATGCCAGGAACACAGTTGCGCAACAACGCCGAAACTGGTCAGTTCAAAGGCAAGAACTACCGAACTGAAGGCGTTCAAAATGAAAACAGAGAAATGAAGTCTAGCTTGAAACAAAAAGCTCAGACTGCTCGTGGGGGAACTAATTATGGCGGCTTTCGTGACGGGTTTTCGGGAAAAAACAGCCCAAAAGAATAGCGGTTTTACGGCAGGTGCTAAAAAAGTCTGGAACAGCGCTCCCCACCTTGATCAAGCTGGCTTAGGCGCGCTTGCGCTCGCTCCGGCGTATCACGGATATAAAGCCGTGAAGAATAAAGACAAAGGCGAGGGTGCTCTTGCGGCGACTGAGCTCGGTGGTCTTGGGCTTCTTTCTCGCGCGGTGAGCAAAGGGCATAAATAGTGGCAGCTGATTCGAAGTATATTTTTGATTATTTGAACGACGTCTGGGATCTCCTTCCAGATCAGGACCAGGACCGCTTCGGCGCGTTGTGGAAAGCCTATGAGCAAACGTATGGCTCCGTTTGGATGCAGCAGTTCGACTCCGATCTTGGCAATACAATCCAAAATTTACCTCTGTACAACATCCTCCGTTGGATCCAGCACCCGTTTGACTCAACAACGCAAGTCCTTCTGTCAGCTTCTTACACGAGCCCTATAGATTTTAGCGGCACGACGGATCTTGCGGACCGTTACTTGATCAAACTATCGGTAGACGGCGGCACTCCTGTGGAGCTTGATCTTCGTGGGCTTACGCCAGGCGCCACAACTTTGGCCGAAGTCGTCGCACGCATAAACAGTCTTCTTGGACAGAAAATAGTTTCTCCGACCAACTCGAATCAGTTGTTGAAATTCACCAGCACAACGAGCGGGCCTGGCAGTTCTCTTACTTTCTACCCCACGTCCAACCCAGCTCGTGACGCGAGCGCCATTGTTCTTGGTCTGGACCCGGTAGCCAATCTTCCGGCCACCTATCCAAAGTTCCCGTATGCTTATCAGCTTGCGGACACTCGCGTGGTCGGCATCCCGGTTTTGCAGGACGCCATTCAAGACGCCCTGATTACGACTCTTATAGCCCAAAACACGGACTACACTGTCCAGTTCGGCACGGGTATTATCTCGTTCGCTGTCCAGCCCCCGGCCGCTATGTGGGCCAAGGACACGCTCATCAACTACGAGACTCCATACAATAACTTTGGTTATTTGATGGGGATTTACGATAGCAACACGCCTAATTATCTGAAGATCGTAAAAGGTCTTTGGTTTGCTTTCTGGAACGGACCGAGCCCGGAAAATATCAAGCGATCGCTCTACCTTCTTTTTGGGTTACCGACGGCGTCGCTACCCGGCACAGTCACTTCTGTTTCTCCGACCACTATTGTCCTGACCTATACCGACGCGTCGACAGAGACATTCTCAATTCCAGTAGGACTGACAGCCCTGGTGTCGCAGGGGCAGACACTGACTCAATTTCAGCCTTTGATTACTGGGATCAACGTTTACGACAAAGTAAACTACCCTGGTTTTTTGCGAAAAGAGCTTGGCCGTCCAGCTGTTCAGCCATTCCTGACTCAATTTGCGACGAGGGGTTCTGGACCTGATACGGATGAGACAAAGGCCCTGACCATACTTGAGGAAAATACCTATCTTCCTCAGATAAATGTCTACGCGTTTATCTCACCCTCCATAAATCTCGCGAATGTTTTCACTTTTCTAAAAGAGATTCAGCCGAAGTCCAGGTCATTTCTGTACCAAATTTTGGTAGGGCTCTTTCAAGATCAGCTTCCTCTTTACGATGAGGGGCTGACGACCGTACCGACAGATCAGTATCCCAACGGCCTTCCGTCGCTCGGTCTCACCATCTCGTTTGACACAACGCCCAACGTGGATTGGAATGGCAACACGATGGGCGACCTAGACACTTGGACAGAGGCGGAGGATAATCCGTACACTGAACTGATTTTAGATGACGATGTTATTTTGTTCGGAGACTTTGGGACTGTGAATGTTTACCAAAGCGCGGTTTTGATCGACAGCTTCTCTATCGAAGGGTAAAATGCCGTATGACGCAAAATGGACGAAAAGGCCTCAAGGAACGCAACAACTTCCTTGAAGGTAAAGTTGAAATCCTAGCCTACAAGAAGGGCATTCTTTTCTTCCATGATGTTCAGTGGAACCTTCTCTTATCTCAAGGGTTGGCTGAGGTTATCAGAACTCTGGTTGTAAGCAGCCCCTCCACCAAACCGCGAATCATAACTCGAATGGCTGTCGGAGATCAGGGTACGATTCCTTCTGACTCCACAGTGCCCAAAGTTCCGACTAAAGATCTGCCAGGTCTTTATCATGAGTTTTGCCGTCGAGATGTGGACTCCTCTACCCCAACACTGTTCTCTCAGGTCGGCTTCTCTTACACCGGCAACACGATCATCAATACAAACACAATCACTGGACTTTCTTCTACCGTCGGGATCACCCAAGGTATGATAGTCCAGGGCACTGGAATTCCTACTGGGACTGTGGTGTCAAATCCCACTCTTTCTCCGACGTCCATCCAGATGTCAAACAACGCAACTTCAAGTAACTCCTCTATTTCGATATCGTTTCTTGGCACAACAAATCAGTGCGAGTTTGTTGCCACATTCAACGCTGTCGACATTCCCCTGACATCCTTCTCGAACCCAAGCAGCCCGAGCCTGAACGAAGTGGGCCTTGTGATTATTGATCCCACGGCAAGCGCAGGACTTTCGCGCCCGCCCGTCTACGCTCCCGCGGCGCCACCATCAGATGAAGTGGTGCTATCACTTAGAACGTTCCAAAGCGTGCCTTTTGAGGCAGCCAACGATATCTCGGTAACAGTTCGCTACACCATTTTCACGGAGTAACTCATGGCAACTAAAACACCTAATTTAGGCATGGTTCTGCCGGCCAATAATGAGTACTTCAATATTTGGGATCAGCCCCTTAACGGCAACTTATTAATCCTCGATACCACCGTAGGCTCATTACAAAATGAAGTTATAGCGGCTCGAGGAAGTGCTGTTGACTTAAATACTCGATTAAACGCCGGACTCAATATAGATGGAACACCGATCGCCCCGGCTGAGGTTGTGGCGGCGCGAAGCTCGACAGTTTACGGACTGCCGGGCCTACTCTCGGATCGTATCGAGGCCGGAGATATTGAAATTTTCGGAGCAAGACAATCTCTGTCTTCGCTCGAAGACGCCCTTGCCTGGGACGCGGATCAAAATAAAAATAACAGCGTACTATCAGCCGCTACCAACTGCCTGACCTACACGGGTGCTGTGGTATCGCTGAATGGAAGCGTCACGCCGCACATTGCGAACATCAACGGCTACAGACAGGCTACTCGCACAATCAAGACGACCACTATTTCTGGAGCTGCGGGGACTTACTACCTAACTCTCACCAAAACCGGTGGTGGCGAGCAGGTCATAAACGCGGTCACAAGCACAGGAGTTCTTGGAACTTATGCGGCGAACAGTCTGGTCGCGAAGCTGACGGACCCTTCACAAAATTTTGCAACCTCCGGAGCAAAGCCAGGAGACGTGCTTACGCTCACAGCGCCGCTTGGCAACCCCAACCTTGGCAGTTACATTGTTCTTGCGACGTACAATGAGGATCCCACAAACCTTACTGTAAATGATATCGCCATCATTGGACAATTTGTAAGCACCGGATCAGGATTTAACTACACAATCAACAACCCAGTATCTCCTCAGCTTGGATTTACCGGTACCGCTCACGCGAAATCTTTCGCTCGTGTAGCGAACACGATCTACATCGGCCGCTGCGTGTTTGATGGGACGAATGTCACAAGCCTGATTAGCTATGCAAATTTAGGCGTCTACAGTGGGTTCACCAGCATCACGCTTTCGGGAGGTCTTTACAGCGTCGTCATCCCACACAACTTAGGATATTTTCCATCGAAAGTTCAAATTTTCGGTAGTCAGGCGAGTGACTTCTCCCAGCCGCTCGACCTGCTTTCCGTAGCGGACTTGTCGGGCGGAGGGTCTTTACAGAGATCGTGTATCGCTCAAATGAGCGATACTCAGCTTCTGGTAAAAAACCCAACGAGTGGTTTATTCTACAAAGATTTTGGCGGGACAGCGCAAACATCTGGCTTTCTTTACGTAGTAGCGGAGAGATAAGTGTCAATTTACAAGTCAGTCCCGGCTAAAGCGCCTTATAACCACCAAACGTTTAACAACAACAACAATCTTTTAGTTGGTGGTAACGGCGTTCTTGCTGGCGGACTTGTTACGACTTCCGGATCTGCTGTCACCATTCAGCCACTGAGCTGGATTCAGAATGGCCTGATCGTCACAAGCGATCAGCCCCTCACCGGCACTCTGCCGCCTTCTTTTTCGGGCACATATTTTATAGCGGTGACATCGTCGTCTGACTTACAGAACACAGCCGAAGTCATCACGCCAACATTTGTAAAACGACCAGAGGACGTGTCTGCTGGTACTGTGCTCGTTGCCGAATGGGACGGACAAGAGTGGCGCCAGCTTCCTCTCTTAAGCTCCGAGGGAATCGTTCAGGGCCTTAAGACCAAAACCATCGTAGAGGGTTTGGTCGGGATCTCATCTGGGTTCGACATTACCCAGGATTCTTCTCATATTTACATAACACCTGGCGCCGCAAACGCCACTGACGGATCTCTCGTAGCCAAGCAAGTCGCAACCACTTTAACAAAAGTGGCTGTGGATGCTGACGGACTCGACCGTATTGATGAAGTTGTTTTGCGAAAGCCAGCAGACAGCCCGACTCGAATCGCAGCTCTTCAGTATCTCGTCGCTCCGACTTTTAACGCAGGCGGGACAGTACAGCTCTTCACTACTAAGTCAGCAAGTGCTGTAGCGACTCAAGCGGCCAGAATCTTAAATAGTCTTACATCAGATGCTCTGTACCTGTTTGTTGGCGAGGGGACTTCTCCTAGCGTCACGTTGAAATACTTGACCGCGCCCAACGCCACTACCACACCGACTGCAGTAGGTACCATAGCGACAGGCGTGGACACGTACGACGCTATTTTAAATCCCGATGGCTCCATTGACATTGTCTACGTCAAAGGCACGAATCTTTACTACCAGCGCATCAGCGTTTTGGGTGTTTCGATTTACGCCGAAGTGGCTGTTTACACGAACCTTAGCGCAATCACAAACCCTAAGCTCGTCTCTGTATCTTCGGGAAGTGGCTATTTTCTGCACGTTGTTTTTGAGCGTGTGGTTAGCCTCTCGCAAAGACAGATCGGATATGTCCGACTGTCTTCCGCAAATACTGTTGAGACGACTTTCCAGGTCCTAGTTGACCTCAGCGCCACGTTAAAGAATCCGTCGCTCGCGAAAGATGACGACGACGCCGTGTTCTTTTTGGCTTTCGAAAATCAAGATACCGGCGCCGCTTTCCTCCGCACCTACGACACGTCAACGGTAACGGCAACATCCCCGCCACTTCAGGTGGGGCTCCCGATAACTCTCCAAGACAATACTTACGACTTAAGTACGTCGATGCTGTTGGCAACAACTGGAGCCACAAACCCGGTTGTCCGTCACACAGCAAATAAAGAAACTTACGTTTTCTGGAGACACAACAAAGGCTCTGGCGTTTATGGCATTGCCGTTTACAACGCGAATTATATCAACACATTTGGATACAAGGCGCTCGTAAAAGATCTTTATGCTCCGAGCGAAAATGTGGATCAGTTCTACGTGTCCACTGACGCTCTCGGCACCGCGCACTTTTTACTGCGCGAGGCAGGCGCAGCCGGTGCTGTGAATCTTCGATTGTCTGATTTCGTCGTGAGCGAAGTCCAGCTTGTTCTCGCAGCCGCATGTACAGACGTATCGACAAAATTCAATTCCATGGGATCCCTTGTCCATTCTTATGGCACGTCGACTCCTGGAACCTCAATTCTCAAGTCAACCGCAGGCACGATCACGACAATGCGCGATCGGTATTTGCCGCCAACAGACGTGTACTTCGCGCACTATCGAAATAGCGACGGGGTCATCTCAGTTGCGGGCACGGCCCTGGAAGAAGATCCGTCAATTCGCAGACTCTACGAATACGGAAATTTATTTGCCGCGACCGGCTCGGTCACGTGGGGAGGCACAGCCACTCACTTACTCGTCATCAACGCCGCGCTCACAATCCACGGCTTTAACCGCCGCTCGACATACACGATCGCGGCTAACAGTCCCGGCGGAATTAATATTCCAGATGGCTCACTTTGTTATGTGAATCTCCCGGATGCGGATAACGGCGCGACACTGACTCTTGAGGTCATTCCGTTTGGTAAGGGAATGCTGGACAGGTACGGCCGCACCGCAATCCCACTTTTCTGGTCTATTGCGGGTGTGCTCTACACGAAATTTGCCCCCTACCGCTTAGAGGCGGGCGGCGAAACAATTATCGTCGGACAGTCCCTAACCACTGCAGAACGCACATGGCTGGGTCTTCCGACAACACCAGATCCGACGAACCACGCCTACAGCTCCGATGTCTACGTCACGCAGAGCATGGACTACAACGAGGCCATCGGCGCTCTTGATGCAGCCGCCGCGGCGACAGCCACAGAGCTAAGTGATTTTTTCGGCCAACTTCTTCTGACTCCACATCCCTCGATCACTTCACGAGTCGTTGTAAGTGGTGCTGACATCACGATGCCAGACGGGGTGGTGCGAAGCGAAATTGCCTCCAGCCTGATCATGAATTTTGCTGGGGTGCATTTAGAGTTCGCTGGTGTCGGTGCAGGGAATATCTACGCCAATGATGACACAACGGTTCTCGGTACGTTCATCATGCCGACAATCGCGACCGGTGAGTGGCGCTGGTTCTCAATCACGGCCGCTACCGGAGCAACTGGTGGTGACAACCGCGTCGCTGTAAATATCACAGTCACGGCAGCCGTGGCAGATGGCGCAAGCCAGTCAGCTGCTGTTAGACCTACATTCTTTACTGGCACTCCTATCGGTGCTGTCGCGATTAACGCAACCGGCGTAAGCACCGTAGCTCCTATTGTTAATTCGGATATCGTCCAGATTGGCAGTGGGTCGGGTGGTGGCGGAGGCGGTGGAATTCCTAATATCGCCCAAGAGGTGCCGACTTATACAGGCACTCCTGGACAATACACGACTTCACAGGTTCCGTTAAACTCGCAAAGCACGTGGGTATCAGTAAGCGGTGGATTTTTGCCAGTTGGAACGGCCTGGTCGCTCACCGGCAGTACGATTACATTCAACGCCGGATACGTTCCAAATCCAGCCACGCAAAAAGTCTATGTTATTTACGTAGTCACTGGGACTCTGTCGATCGCAGGAGCCCAAGAAACCCCATCCCCCGCTCCTGATGGAACGAACCTGACGTTCAACCTCGCTGGGATGCCTTCAAACCTGGCTTCGACATGGGTCACGATCAGCGGCGAAATAATTTCCAACGATCAGTGGAGCCTGGTCCAGAGCGCCAGCTTAAGCCAGATTGTCTTTAATCCCGGTTCTCAGCCTGCTCTAGGCCAGGAACTCTATGTCCTCTACTTCACTCCGGCCGGAGCTTCTGGCGGTGGCGGCGGAGGTATTTCGGGTGCTGCTAACCTCGGCGCTAGCGGCGTCGGTGTTTACTACAACCAGGTCGGGAATGTTCTTAATTTCATCAAGATCATCGCCGGCACAAACCTGGCGTGGGTCAATAACGGGGACGGGTCCTACACCCTCAACGCATCGGGCGGAAGTGGTGGACGCGAAGTCCATGGATCATTTGCAGCTCCTATTACGATTGACCCCGTGGCTGGGATCACTCCGACGACAGCTCCGCTTCAAGTCTGGTGGGTTGTTCCTAATGCGTCCGGCATTTTCTCGACGTTCTTTAACGTCGACGGTATCCCTACCGGAACTCAGGTCGTCCTCAAGGGAGCAAGCTCGTCTAACTACTTAACAATTGCCGATATTCTCGTACAACCATCGTCGAATGCGTCGCAGAACGGACTCGTCAATCTGACCGATCAACAATCGATTACATACTCATTTGATGGTACAATCTGGAGCGAAGACGCAAGAAGACTTTAGGAAATAAAAAGACCCAAGGAGGGTTTGTCTATGAAGAGTTTAATGATTTTTGTTGCGGCGGCGTTGCTGTCCACGACGGCAATGGCAGCTGGTACGCGGACCCTAGACGGTCAGCAAATCACAAACGGGGCCGCGATCCTTACGTTACCAAGCGGAAGCTCAGATACGCTGGTCGGCCGTGCTACGACAGACACCCTGACAAATAAAACTCTGACATCTCCGGCCATCACAACTCCGACAGGAATTGTGAAAGGTGACGTCGGTCTCGGAAACGTTGACAACACAAGTGACGTGAATAAACCAGTATCATCGGCGACAACGACAGCCCTCGGACTGAAAGTAAACACTTCAGCGGTTGGTGCCAGCTCAGGCGTCGCATCTCTGGATTCTGGCGGCAAGATTCCACTCGGTCAGTTGCCAGCTTCACTTATGGAATATCAGGGCACATATAATGCCTCAACAAACACTCCGACTCTCGTGGACGGAACTGGAACCTCTGGCTATTTCTACCGCGTCAACACCGCAGGCACGCAAAACTTTGGTTCGGGTTCACAGACATTCGTTGTCGGTGACTGGGTCATGTACAACGGAGCTATTTGGCAACTCGCGCACGCGGGTGCTGATGCAGTCGTGACAGTGAATGGTTCTGCAGGTGTGGTTACGGTCAACGCTATCAACCAGCTGACCGGTGACGTCACTGCGGGTCCGGCTTCAGGATCGGCGAGTGCTGCGGGTACCGTTGTTAAAGTCAACGGTGGCTCCATCCCCGTGTCAAAAACCATCGTGGGAACAAACGGCAGCGGTCAAGTCATTGACGCTTCGTCTGCAACTCTCGCGAACAACACCACGGGAACTGCGGCCAACATTACAGGCACCTCTAACTCGACTATTACAACCTTAAGCTCGCTCTCCCTCCCGGGAGCTCAAGTAACAGGTAACATTTCAGGCAACGCCGCAAATATCTCGGCGACATCGAACAGCACTCTGACGACTTTGAGCTCGCTCTCTCTTCCTGGCACACAGGTCAGCGGTAACATCAGCGGTAATGCCGCGAACGTCACTGGAACTGTAGGTCCTGGTAACGGCGGACTCGGAGTCGCCAATCCCACGGCCAACGGCATCCTCGTGGGTCAAGGCTCAAGCAACGTGTCCTCGGTTACGTGTTCGAATTCCGGATACGTCCTGTCTTGGAGTGGATCAGCTTGGGCGTGTATCGCACCTCCTTCTAGCTCTCCTAGTTTAAACGGTGGCTCAGGATCTCCCGAGTCTGTGACCGCAGGTGGTGGTATATCGCTGAGTGCTGTCGTTTCCTCTAACCTGGTCTGGGTTGCTGGTTCTGGTGGAGCGGTCATAGTAACTAAGACTCCCTCTGTTACAGCTGGAACTGCTGATGGACAAAAACTAAATATTGTAGGAACTTCTGCGACCAACACAGTGACCCTACAGGATCAAGCTAATCTGGCTTCCAGCGGTCTAAGTCTGAACGGTAACTGGGTGGGTGGAAAAGATAGCAACTTGAGTTTACATTGGGACGCAACTCAGTCTTTATGGGTTGAAGATTCTCGCCGATAATCTTTAAACAAACTACGATGCCCTCTATAACGAGGGCTTATTTTCTATCGGGAGACGAAATGAAGATAACGCTACTCATTCCGCTATTGTTTTATTCTCTTATCGCCATGGGTTCCGGCTCCCGAACCCTTGAAGGCGATTCTATTACATCCTCGAATCACGCGACCACTATCACTCTCCCGGCTGTCGGGGGTTCGGATACTGCAACTCTTAACGGGTTCTCTCAAACTCTAACAAACAAAACTCTGACGTCCCCGACAATAAACAGCGGCGCTCTCAGCGGAACATTTTCTGGCACGCCAACATTTTCCGGGTCCACAACCTTTAGTAGTTCTGTAAGCGCCAATTCTTTAACAACAACAAACCCTGTTGCGGCCTCATACGGCGGAACTGGCCAATCAAGTTATACAGTCGGTGACATTCCATACGCCTCGGCAACAAATGCATTATCTAAGCTTCCAATAGGAACAACTAATCAGGTTCTTTCGCCAGTGGCTGGCGTACCAGCTTGGGTTACTCCGGTAAACGTTGGCGCGGTTATGACCGATTGGGTGAGCTATACCCCAACATTCGGTGCAGGTTGGGGTGCACCTACAAGTCAAAATATTAGATCTCGTCGTGTTGGGGCAAACCTTGAGGTTCAAGGTTACATGATAACAGGAACTACTACTGCCGCATCCTCTTCTATGACTCTAGGATATAATGGTACGAATGCAAACGTAACTACCGATACTACTTTAGGAACCCAAGTAGTTGGTGATGGTACTTTGGGTACTAATGCAACAACTCTTTTCAGAGCCCATATATTTTCAACTACTGGAAATACTGTTACCTGGTCAGCTCAATCTAGTAGTGCTACAGGGGTAAATAATAACCCTATAAACGTAAGTGCCATTTCCTCCAGTGGGACAGGGGTATCTTTTTACTTCTCTGTTCCAATTTCTGGATGGACTGCAAATTCTTTGGTCAGTGTTGGTGGTGCTGTAAATTCTACAGTATCAAGAGCAACTGCCTCTGGAACAGCCTCTGGTACTGGTGGTTTCGTCTCTGGAACTTATACGACTCCTGCCAATGTTTGGCGTTTAAAAGTCAAAGGTATAGCCGGTGGTGGTGGTGGTGCTGGCGGCAGCGGAACTGGTGTAAGTGGTGGGGCTGGAGGAAATGGTGGTAACACCACTTTCGGTTCATCTTTACTTGTAGCCAACGGTGGATTAGGGGCTCCAGCCACTTCGTCTGTTGGCAATGGTGGTGCTGGTGGCATTCCCTCAATAAGCTCACCTGCTGTTGTTATAAGCTCCTATCCAGGCGGCGGCGGTCAGGCTGGTTTGTCAGAGGTACTCAACACTGCAAATATTCCAGGAGGGATTGGTGGTTCATCTTGTGCAGGTGGAGCAGGAGTTTCTTTCACAGCAGCTGTAGGTGGTACTGGTGGAACTAATACAGGTGGAGGAGGCTCAGGTGGAGCTAACATCACGGGTTCTGGACAAGATACCGCTGGTGGTGGTGGTGGGTCTGGTTCATGTCTTGAAGCTTATATCTATCCAACCGCTGGACAAACATTCTCTTATTCAGTAGGCACTGGAGGTACAGCTGGTACCGCTGGAACCTCTGGTCTTGCTGGCGGTGCTGGCGGATCAGGTGTAATTGAAGTTACAGAAGACTATTTCAACGGCCCTATTGGTTCAGCTACCAGTCTTACAACAAGTAAGATAACTGGAGTAACAGATGGAAGTAACGCAGTTGCAGGCCAAATTGGAGAGTATGTTTCGGCGAATCCTGGAAGTCCGGTAACACCAGCAACTTCTAATACAAGTGCTCAACTCACTTCGATTTCTCTTACAGCTGGTGATTGGGATGTCTATGGGACTTGCTCGTATACCCCAGGAACAGGAACGGCGACATTAATGGCTTGCGGAATTTCTTTAAATTCAACTAGTTTTGACTCTCTTGTACTCGGTGGTTATGTTCAAATAAACGCAAATCCTTTTTCAAATGCGTTTTATCTTCAAGCCATAGCTCCTCGTCGTATAAATATTACGACCACCACCACAATTTATTTGGTCGGGGAGGCAATTTATAGCTCTCTCGGTACGGCAAGCTGGTCTGTCAACAATATTATCCAAGCCCGTAGAATTCGTTAAATTAAGACAGAGGAGTTACGATGAAATTTTTGCTAGTTTTTTTAATCACCGTTATTTTATCTTCGGCATCAGCTAAAGGAAGACTACAGAACGAGGATTTTAAATCATTATCTGATTTAACATCGGCTGTTTTAACAACAACAGGAAGTCTCACTAATTCAAACGCTTGCATCTCTTCGATTGGATCAACAACTGGGCTAGCGGTTGGACACTTCATCTATGATTCAACAAACCCAACCTATATTCCTTCTGGAACAACAATCGCAGGTTTGCCTGGAATTTGCTCTGCTGGACAAGTACAGATGTCAGCAAGCGCTACGCATGCAGCAACTGGAGATATAGTTACCTTTGGTGGTCAAGCTTCTCAGCTTTTAAATTCAGCTAAAATTTATTTAGAGAATGCTGCAATTATGGAGCAGTTCTCGTCTGCAATTTCCGATGGTCTTTTGTTTAAGGCTGCTTCTATTCTTACAACCAAAGGCGATCTCCTCGGTTTTGGAACTACGACATCACGAGTTCCAGTTGGAACAAATGGACAATATTTAACTGCAAACTCTAGTGCAGCTACAGGATGGGATTGGGAAACTCCGGCAGCACTCACTGTTTCTCAATACCACACGCAGTCGTTCACAAGCTCTGGCACATTCACAACACCTGTTGGCTCGACGACATCAACTGTATACAAGGTTACAGTTTGTGGTGGTGGTCAGAGCGGTGGCGTTTATAACGGTGGAGCAGGCGGCGGCGGAGGCGGAGGCGGCGGTGGTGGATCATTAAATACTTCATTAAATGATTCGGGAGGCGGCGGTGGCGGTGGCGGTTTTATAGAAGCTATTATTTTCCCTACATCTAGTCAAACATTTGCTTATTCAGTAGGAGCAGCAGGAACTTCAAGTGTTGGTTCTGGTGGTGGTGCAGGTGGCGGAGCTGGTGGCTTAGGTTATATAGAAGTAACAGAATACTATTTCAACGGGTCCATAGGTTCGGCGACAAATGTAACAGGTATTGTAGCTATTGCAAATGGTGGCACAGGTGTTAATAATGCAGAACCTAGCTACCGAGCAAGTGTTAATTCAACATGTTCATCTTCCCCGTGTACTATAACGCAAGCTGGTACATGGTTAACAAATATTACTAGAACTAGTACTGGTATTTATGTCGCCAACTTTGCGGCTGGTACTTTTACTGTTCAACCCACTTGTATCCTGAACGGGAGTGCCCAATCAAATAACCTTGTGTATTGTATTCTTGATGGGTCTAGTGGAACATCTAATGCAACTTTCTTTTGTGCTGCCGGTGGTAGTGCAACACCCACTGATACTGCTTTTGCTCTTCATTGTATTGGAAAATAAGAAATTTATTTAAATTTAAAAAAATGACAGAAAGCGTAGGAGTCAGAACTGAAAATTCTTTGACTCCAAGTCTACAGATGAGAACATTGGATTTATCGGTAATTTCGGAGGTTTTATGCAGCTCTACATTCGTCTAGTGTTTACCATTGCTCTTATATTTCAGGCGCCGATGGCGTTTGCCATAGGTAGAATCCAAGGGGCCGACGTTAAGAATCAGGCCGACATTCAGTCGACAAACGGTACCGCGACTGGAAACCTGACCCTCTCAAGTGCCTGTGTGTCGTCACTCTCCTTCAGTGTCGGAACTTACGCGAAGCTTATCGTCGGAGCGTATATTTACGACTCGACAAACCCAACCTACATCTCGTCAGGCACGACAATCTTAGGACTGCCGGGCTCCTGCTCTGCGGGCCAAGTGCAAATGAGCTCGAACGCCACTCATGCGGCGACTGGCGATACGCTCACGTTCGGCGGATCGATCTCGCAATTCATTCATGACAACCAGCTCTATGTCGGCGCCAACGGCGTCAACGATACTCTTTACAACGCGATCACCAACGGAAACATTGGCGGTTCGGGTGGGGGCGCAACAGGGATTGAGCTGCTACCAAATCCTGGTTTCGAATCTGGTGGTGCGACAACGAACTGGTCTTCGACTGGCGGAACTGTTGCTACGGTTTCGAGCGGAATTAACCTTCTATACGGTAAAAAATCGGCGTCATGGCAGGCCACGGCCAGTGGACAAATTTTCGAATCAGCTGTGCTTCCGATTCAGGGCTTGGTCGGCGGAAACTGTTCGGCGTCGATTTACTACACCTATGCTGGCTCGGCTGGTGACTATACGCTCTCAGTAACGGACGGCACCTCTACTTTAAGTTCGGTGGCGTTGCCGGTAAACTCAGTCGCATCGGTTCCACAAAGCATTTCGTTCCCTTGTGGTGCCAGCACATCTTCAACACTTCAATGGCAGCTCAAGTCAACGGTGGCATCGCCTTCGATTATTTATTTCGATAACGCACACCTCGGATCTCTCTCACTTCTCTATGTCAATCAACCGCTTCCTGTCGGCACAATTTTCCCTTTTGGTTCAACAACTTGTCCAACAGGTGCTTTAAGTGCTGACGGTTCCGCGATTTCTCGCACGCAATACTCGACGCTCTTTGCTGTCATGGGCACGACCTATGGAGTCGGCGATGGGTCTACGACTTTCAATCTTCCCAACGGTAAGGGTGTTTTCCTCCGTGGTGACGGAACCCAAACTATTGGCGGCATAGCAACCCCAACTATTGTAGCTGGTACGACTCAAGGTGATCAGATGCAGGGTCACCATCACGTTTTTCAGGGTGGAAACACTATCAACTCAGGCGGATCAATCCCGTACATATTTGCACCTTTTAGTAACACTTCTCCTGTCACGGATGCGGATGCTGGTTATTCTAATTCTCTTAACAACGCTGTTGCTAATCCTGTCACTGACGGAACAAACGGAACTCCCAGAACCGGCACAGAGACTAGACCGGCAAACATCGGCGTCCACTACTGCGTACAAGATCAAATTCAGCAAATCGCATACAGCCCGGCCTCTGGTGGCTTATCCGCTGGAGATATTGTTGAGACTGGTGCGCAATCCTGCCCAGTTGGAACTCTTGTGATGGATGGCACGAGCTACCCCACGGCTACTTATCCTGACCTGTTCGCAGCCATCGGCTACACCTATGGAGGATCGGGCGCGAACTTCAACGTGCCAAATGGTCAGGGTGTTTTTCTCCGTGGTGCAGGCTCGCAGATTATTTCTTCAATTAGCTATACGGGAACTCAGGGCACGACTCAGGGCGATCAGATGCAGGGCCACACACACGCTGAAAGCATGAACAATGGTGCAGGTGGTGCAGTCACATCCATTACACAGACAGGTAGTCTCGCTGGAGTGGCTACTTACGCAAATATACCAACTGGAGTGCCCGTCACTGACGGAACAAACGGAACGCCTCGCACAGGGACAGAAACCCGTCCGGCTAACATCACGGTCAAGCGTTGTATTCGTACCGTGGCGGCATCAGCGGCACCTATTCTTGTCGGCGGCACCTATCAGATTCATCGCGTCCAACTTTCTAGCGGCGCGAGTTGGACGGTTCCTGCGGGGACCACATTGGCGACCGTTTATAAAGTTACTTGTGTTGGCGGTGGAGGTGGCGGTGGCGGTGGAGCCGATAGCGGTGCAGCCGGTGGTGGTGGCGGGGGCTGGGGAATAGCTTTAGTTTCTGGATTAGTTTCTGGTAACGCTGTCTCAACTTCGTTCGGATCTGGTGGCTCTGCTGTCGGCTTATCATCAAACTCAAGTGGTGGCAGCGGCGGGTCTACTAGTTTTGGGTCGTACTGTACCGGTGCAGCCGGTGGCGGTGGAGCCGGTGGCTCAAGTAGCGCTACTCCAGGGGGAGCCGGTGGATGTTATAGCGTAGCCACTTCTGGCGGGTGCGGAAATGACGGAACAACGGGATCAAGTGTTGGCAGTTACGGCGGTGTCGGCGGTAACGGCGGTGGAAGTTTATTCGGAGGCGGCGGCAGCGGCGGAAACGCTAACGTAAGCGCACCCTCGGCTGGCCGCGCTTGCGGCGCTGGCGGTGGCGGTAACGGTTATACCGCATCATCCGGGTCTGGCTTAGGCGCCGCGGGTTGTATAGTGATTGAATGGAATCAATAATTTTAGGGAGATTTATGGTGAAACACTTTTTAATTATCCTTCTATTCCTAGCCGGATGCGTGAGCAAACCACCCGCACCGGTACCTGCTCCATCTCCTACGCCCGTAGCGACGCCAACTCCGGCACCAACGCCACAGGCTAGCCCTACTCCTGCACCAAGCCCAACACCAAGTGGTGATGTGGGCGCTGCGGTTACAAAAATCGAAGCCCTGGCGAGCGGATCGCAGTGTGCTGCGTATAGTTTCAAGAATCGCGGGCATGCGCCGAAAGGTTACATGAAAGGCATTGCTCTCGTTTTTGCGAGAGCGGTCTGTCAACAATCGTCATCGATGAATGCCCTGCTTGAGGCGCCAAAGACTAACGACGATCTCCATGATGCGCTCTCTTGGTATAACTCGATTTACTCAAGTCTTGGAATGAGTAACGTCGGCGGCCTCGACACTCTTCGCCACGTCTACAATCTCAACATCGGTTCTGGAATGATGGAATCGAGCGGCAAGTATTGCTGCGGGCGCGATATGAGCTCGGACTTCTCTTCGGCGTCGTCCGCGGAGGCCGGTCCCATGCAAACTTCATACGGTGCAATCGTCGCTAGCCCGACTGAGCTTGGTAAGCTGTATGCTGCTTACCAGTCATCAACGGCTCCTAAGTGCTACCTGGACGTTTTTCAAGAAGGAGCTTCATGTGGCTCTGGAGACGCAACAAACTGGGGAAGTGGAGTTGGTTATAACTGGCAAGTTTTGACAAAAAAGTGTCCAGCTTTCGCGGTTGAGTGGGCGGCGGTTCTGCTTAGAAAGACGGGCGGATCGAAGGGTGAATTTGGACCGGTTCGCAAGCATCTGGCCGAAGTCGTTCCAGCGTGTGATGACATGCTGCTGAATGTGCAGAATTATGTGCTAGCCAACCCGTTTGTCTGCGGGGGACTTTAAATGAGGAAATTTTGGCTGGTCGGTCTGGTCACGCTGATTCCTATTTTTGTGTTGGCTCAGGTGGCGGCACCGACATCAGTCAGTCTTGCCGACTGGGTGGGGCTGCTGATCACTACTCTAAAAGATTTCATTATGAGTGGGGTCACGTGGCAGGTGAAGGTTGCGGCTGTCATAGCACTTCTTATCTCGTCGATGAAGGTGAGCTTTCTACAAGGGCTTTGGGCGAAGCTTGGTGATTTTCAAATCTGGCTTGCACCTATTCTTGGGCTCGTGGCCGGTATCATTAGCGTTCTATCGGGCGGTACCTGGACGGATGTTCTTGGGTACGTCGCGGCCGGTGGTGGTGCTGTATTCATTCACGAGCTCCTGGATATTGTTAAAATTATTCCGGGCCTTGGCCCTATGTGGACGGGTCTCATTGACATCATTGAAAAGATACCGGTTGTCGGTGCTAACGGCACTGCCATAGATCCCTCAAATTTGCTATCGATCTCGGACGGAATTCTCAATGGAGTCACGGCTGTTGCGGCACAGGCCATCTGGGCAGAAGTCCTGGTCGCAGTGCCATGGCTTACTTTGCCTATCATCGGACCTATCGTTTCATGGATTTATTTTAAGTTGGTATCATTCCTGAACGTCAATTCAATAAAATTCGCGAACTGGTTTATTTTAGGCTATCAGGTCGCCGCCCAGAAACAGGTCTATGACACGGCAGTATCAAAACTTCAAGCTGCGCTCGCAAATGCGCAAGGAGATCCGAGTGGCTTACAGCAAGCGAGTTCCGATTTTGACAACGCTCTGGCTGGGCTCGTGCATTCTGATTTGCCTGGTGGCCCTGCTCAATAGCGGCTGCACAAGCGTTACCGTGCATGACGAGCAATTCTGGGGCATCAAGGGAGCTCTCGGTGCTACGGGTGTCCACACACAGACTTCACAAGTCACTCACGTCGACAAACCGACTTGGGACGCGATGAGTGTCGGAATGATTGCAGAGAGCGCTGGAACTTTTGGAGATGTGAAGCTGGCTTTTGAGCAGCTCTGTGAGATGGTCGGTCCTTCATGCACCGTAGACGTTCAGCAGCAGGCCGCGAAGATGTTCAGCAATATCGCGGTAGCGAACGGCGGGCCTCTAAGACCAAACATGACCTTGCCGCTCCTGAAGGCTGTACAGCGCGCGAAAAAAGCAGTTCGTCCTAAATAATCAGTGGCTCGAGAGAAACTCACCGACCATCCTGGAGTAACTTAAGATAGCCTCGCTATCTATTTGACCAGGGTCAGCCATCCAGCTCACGCACAAAATACCAACGATGTTTTTTCTAACATCGTGGACGGCTGTAACCAGCACCTTGTTGTTGCCTGTTTCTGTAAATAATCTCTCTAGGAAGTTGTCGTCATTGAAGGTGTCGACTTGGAATATACTGGAGGGGCTGTCGTGAATCGCCTTGAGACTCATGACCATCTGGGTGGTCGGGATTATCGGCAGGACTAGAGGGTTAGCAACCCCCACCTTTGTGACGAAATGCGTAAGAGAGGTTTTCATTACGCTGCCACCGGATAGATAGAATTCACCGTTGAAAAATTGGTACAGGTAAACTCGGTCAGCGTTATAAGGCACACGCAGCTCAGACAGGATCTCGCGAAGGCGCACGTTCTTGTTGATCCCGCGCTCGAAGCGTTTAAATGCGCGGTCTTTCCACCAGGTCTTAAACTTAGCTCCGCCTAGAGCCAGGATGGCGAGCAGTATGACGGCGGCACTCTCCCCAAGGTTGTCGATTAAAGCCTGCAGGAGGGGACTGATATGCTCCATCTGATTCCTTTGCCATAACGCGGGGGGTTTGTGGTATATTACCATTGAAAATAGGAGCTTCAAACATGGCAATATCCCCGACAGTGAAATATTTCGGTCGCTTTCCCACAGTCATTGTGATGCAGTCGTCCAGCCAGTTCGACGGCTCAAGCCCTCAAGGAAGCCCTGCGGTTATCTCTCCCGGTGTTTACACGTTCCCAGCCCAGGCTGGTGGTGGGGTCTACGCCTTTCACGAAACTCCGGTGGAAGTAAAACAAATAGCGTTTGCTGGTGGCGGTACTCTGACCGTGACCAAGGTCATAGGAGTGTTTGGAGGAGCTACCGTAGCGTCTTCCGTCATTGCAGTGATCACGGGAGCAACTCCGGTTGATTTGACTCAATTTTTCTTATCGCCAGGTGAGTATCTGACAATGGTCTCGAGCGGCGGCTCAAATCCTGTTGTTTCCATCACAGCTCACGAAGCTGCTTACAGCTCTGACGGAGCTTGCTAACATGGGTTATATTCAGGCATCAATTGTCGATCGAACGGTTTACTTAAGTCTTGTGAACGTCCCGGCAACTGGTGTTCCGTACACGGCCATTACGGTTGCGATAAAAAAGCAGGGCCAGAGCTCTTTTACAACGAAGACTTTGGTATCTGCGGATTGGGTGGAGCTCGGCAACGGGCTTTACAGCATTGTTTTTTCGGCTATCGATACGGATACCGTTGGTGATTTTACTTTCACTATAGCGGGCGCTGCCTTCGACAATCAGGTTTTTAATGAGTTTACGATCGAGCCAGCACCGGCGCCCGGCTCACCTGTTCCGCTTCCTCAACAGTGTATTGTGAGCGGGAACGTCGCGAACATCAGCGCACTTCCGCCGTCGCGCGAGCCTCTGAAGATCGTGGCTTATTTACCGTCGTTTCCGGCTAAATATAACGGCACGATTTTGATCGGGGATTCCCCCTATACTTTCGCCGACGCCTACGGAAACTTCTCGCTCGCTCTTGTACGAAATTCCACTGTGATTATTGAAATCAAACGCGCCGGCATCAGAGCACAGATCACCATTCCAGATGCGCCTACGGCCAACATCACGGACCTGCTCCCACCTTTTGCGACAGACTACAGTTTATAGCTAAAAAACCGCGCGACCGGGGTTACCCCCAGAAGACGCGGCAGCCACTTACGAGTGATCGGTGGTGGCTTTAGACAGCAGTTTCAAGTGCGCGCGGTCCCTTTTTAGTGGGCCGCTGAGTCGCTTCCCAGGGACTATTGCCTGTAGTATCGGTAGTCTCTGTGCGCACGATATCAGAATCCTTTTTCCCAGAAATTACGCTGAGGAGGAGGAATCCGCCAGTGAGCGCCATAGCAGTAGCCGTAGCCTGAATTCCCACATTAGCTGCATAACGCCAGCTCAAGATGCGGGGTTGAGTCAGGTCTACAGCATAAGCCCGGAGTTGTTCCCAGCCTGCTTTTTGTAAGCAAAGGTGCCGGAAATCTTCAAGCTCTGCTACGCTCATATCTTTTGTCTTTTTGCTTTTCGCAACGACTGCATCAGCCTTCTCTTGTGCCTTGTTGAAAAAACCCTCAATGGACTTTTCTCCCAAAAGTGCACCAACTGCTGCGTGAAGCTCATTCCCAGAATTCATAGTTCTCGTTCCCCTTTTATGTCTTTTTGTTTTTGCATTCATTTTAGTTCCCTTCACTGATATTGCGTACCGATCACTACTTAACTTATAACAGGAAATAGGCAGATTTTGCCGCATTGGGTTATGACTGCAAGATGTCTGTTTGCTTGGTAGAAAACGATTCGCGCGCCGCTGCAGAGATGCTATAATCGTCTCGTGGTAGGTAACTTAAAAGCCTCTATGGAGTTCAAATGTCGCTCTGCAACCAAGTCCTAGACCTCTCCGATGACACCAACAAGGATCTGTTAAAAGAGATTCTTAAAGAAAACACGCCTCCTGAGATGGTGAAAAAGGCTCAGCTTGCTACGCGAGAAACTCATGAGAGTCGTGGACGGAGCGATTTCGCTTTGGTTATGCTGACTAAAGAGGGCAATGAGCTTCGAAAGTTTCCACTCTTCGATGCGGCGAACACCTGGATGTCTTGTCAGTATTTCGAGAAGACAGCACACAAGCTCCCAGCTCGTGCAAAGGGCATGGCAGGGCTTATGCTTAAAAGAGCCTGTGCGATGTTTGACGTGGCCGAAACTCCCCTGCTCAAAGAAGTGGCGAACACTCTTCTCCTTAACGGACACGTCTATCACGAAGCCTACGACATCACTAAGACGGCCCAGCCCATCTCGGTAGAGACTGTAACTCCGGATGAGTCTAAGCACTTCTACGCGTGCAACGGCCGCTATCCGATGCCGTCACCTGAGTTCGTTAAAAAAGCGAGTCAGTATTTTACAGATCATGAGAGGGAGTTTTCTGATCCGGCTCACCGTCATGAGTTTGCGCACAACGTGCTCGAGCGCGCAAAAGAGCTTAAAGTTGAGATTGATCAAAAGGCCACTCTCGATAAATACGCCGGCGAAGGTTACGGGGACATTCTTGAAACTCAGATCCGTATTCGCCACGACCTTCTTCAGGCAAAGCCCAACATGGACGCAGCTTTGACCAAGGTGGCTTCTTTTAAAAAAGAGCTGACACCAGTCGACTTTGCAAAGCTTCTTCACACGTTCGACAAGAAAGCTTCACTCGACAAATACTACGACGGTTATTTAGCCGATGCGTACAAATCGACCTTTGAAGTAAGATTCACCAAAACGGCTTCTGGATATAGCTGGGAGTCATCTGACGGCGTGAATGTGTCTGAAAAAGAGCTGACAAAAGCCTTCGAAGACAGCTATGACAAGGTAAAGGGATACTTTGGGCCAACGGTTGCCGATTCTCTTAAAAAGCATGGTTGCTCTATTTTCGCTTCTCTCCCGAAGGACGCGAAGGAAGTAATTACGAAAATAGCTAAAGGAGACATTTGAAGTTAAACCCGCCAACGCCCAACCTACAGCCACAGGTCGATGACGACGTACGAAAAAAGCTGAAGTTGGTTCGGGCAGGGCAGAGTATTGCCTCAAGCCTAGGGCAGGGTAATCTCGAAAAAGCTTTCGCTAAAACCATGCTCTCCGGTATCAAGCTTGCCGGATATAACCCCTTTGCAGACATCAACGCAGCTCCGCTAAGGCTCGCACAAGAGCTTAAGGTTATGGGTATTGCAGTGCTCGGCTGGACCCCCGAGACTCTCTTCTCGACTATCGATCGTATGTACTTTTCTCGCACAGAGGAACAGGTAGCCGCGGCGCTTGATAAATTTCAGGCCACCGGCGTCATCCAGACCGAAGTCCCGATGCTGGTGCGGCAAAAGATCTACGCCATCCGGATCGTCGCCTCTTCTGATACTGCGCACAATGAATGGCATATTTTTGAAAAGGTTGGCGCGGCCTTTAATGACCGTATCGCTAAGTTCGGTGTGGTCGAGAAGCTGACTCCGGGTGAGTGTGCGCGCACAATCGGCGTTATCGAGAACATCCGCCCAGACACATACTCCGACGAAGTAAAGGCCTATATCGCGGCATCGGCCCACGAAGACGGGCTTCTCACCCTGCGCCCCTCGAAGTACTTGAAGATGGCGTCTGGCCACCTCCGTCAAATGAACAAGGACTCCATGGGGGCCTCGCTGGACCCAGAGATCGAAGATAAGATCAGCAAAAAATTAGAGCTTCTTCGCGCTAATGGCGGTAAAATCGGTGACGAGGATATTATCACAATCCAAGCACTCAAACTACTGTCGATCGATCAGATGGGCGACGAAGGGGCGACATGACGCTTTTATGGGCAAGGTCCAGTAATATCGTAGACTGGTTGATCGCCCTTTTCACAGGCCAGGACTGCGCTCATTTCGCGTTCAGTTTTACGGTCAACGGCCAGCAACTTGTTTTTGAGAGCTACCTCCTCGGCACACGCACAGTTTTTTACAATACCTGGATGAAGGCAAAGGGGCGCACCGTCGTTCATCAGATCGAGGTTCCTCTTAGCGACGATGAAATCGCGGATATCTGGTCCCTGTGGGTTCAAAACTATGACGGCGAAATGTACGACTTTACTGGCGCAATCTATACAGGGCTCATGGAGTTGCGTCAGAGAATCTTCAAAATACCTAAACCAAGACGTAATCCCTGGAGTATGAAAAATTCTTACTACTGCGATGAAGTTTACCAATTGGTGAGCGGCAAGCCAGGTTTCCCGGTTATCACACGCAGATCAAATGGGATGGACAGCCCTCACGACCTTTACACGACAGTGAGCTCGACATGATTGTGGCCTGTGTGGATGCCAATATCGTAACGTCCATAGTGACCATCGTCGACCCCAGTGTTGACGGTGGTGCGGCATACCAGGCTCTCGCGACTCAGCATCAAGTAGCGGCTGACGTGACATCTGCCTTTCCGGCTGTCCAAGTGGGGTGGCTTTTTACAGGGTCCACTCTCACCCCACCACCAAATTATGTGCCCTTAATGCGAATCACAAAACTTGCTCTGCGCCAGAGGCTAACCATTACTGAGCTCACAAATCTTCAGACAGCTTCGCTGACCAACGTTTTACTGCAAGTTCTCAAAGATAACTTAGCCGTAGCCACTTATATTGATTTGTCTTTGCCGTCGACTATCCAAGCTGTCGAAGTTCTTGTAGCTTATGGGCTCTTGACTTCAGACAGAGCGAATACGATTTTAACTACGCCGCCTGCTGCGGGTGAAATTTATCAGGGGTAAATGATGAAAACATATGTCGCTGGATTACAGACTTCTACCCAAACTTCTTACGCAAACAATGGCAAGACAACGATGCTTGGTCGGGCATTTCAGAAATCGATCAACTCTCAGAGCGTAATCGGACCTGCACTTACGCAATTTATCGACGTACAGACTCTTGCTGGGTTCATTCCGTCACAGAGCTTTTTCAACCCGTCGACTGGGCACCTGTTCCTCCTTGGCCCCACATCACCAACTCCTATCGTGGCTTTATTCAACTTCAATAATGCAACAGGTGCCTACTCTTACGTAGGTAAGGTGACCTTAGCTCTGGGCAACGTAGCTGCCACAACGTATGTTTTACGCGGATTTAAAGTCTATGAAAATGCTGGAGTTATAAATGTTTTGGTTTCTGTTACAGGTTCAATAGCTATCAACGGCGGGACTTATGTTGGTTGGGGATTGGCTGCATCTGATTTTACAATTGGCGGCACCAGCATTTTCTCTGCATCTGGGTCTAACCAAAAAGCTGTATACTTCCTTCAAGATCCAGCAGCAGTTGGCTCCGCTCATGTTGCTACGACTTCATGGGGTATAGCCCTACCGTACACGTCATCAAATGGTGCGGTGAATACTAAACTCTGGCAGTTTAACGGCACTCTCGCGCTCCCTCAGCTCTACTCGTGGGATCTCTCCCTCACTCCGACAGTAGCTGGAATTATTACGAACGGTATTTCGGCTCAGACAACGCTCTATGCAGGAACTTCGCCGTCTGCCTTCTTTACAATGGGCGCATCATCGAACGGGTACGCGAACGGAGACCCTATAGTTCTTATGGCCGGCACTGGCGCGGTCCCCACTGCGTTCAGCGCATGGGCCTCGGGTACAGCACAGACTGCAGCAGTTAACGTATATTTCATTCGTGACCTTCAGCTTGTATCGGGTAATTACTACTTCAACTTAACTGCCACGACAGGCGGTGTGGCGATTACTCCAACCAGCTCGACGGCAAGCTTTTCAATGCTCCGCGCCTTCGGTACGAATACGTCGCTATTTTCACTAAAGACAGGCGTTCTCTCACCGGCATTCACCTTGGGCACGATCCTTCAGAACAACTCGTGCGGGTATGCGAACCCCATCTCGGCTCCTGCAAATACGGCCCTTAACGGTCAAGACTGTTTATACTTTATGACAACTCTTGGCCTGTATCTGGGGAAAATATCAGATCTAACATCTCTAAGCACCTCCTGGGCGTCTATGACCTTTACAGGCATCAACATCTCCGGCACTGGCATAGATATTACGGTACCGTCAGCTGCTAACGGCACATACTCTGGACAAGGTAACGCTGCCGATATCGATAGATTTATTTACGCAACAAACGTGTCCACTTTTGTCATAAAACCGTATCAGGCATCCAATATCACCGATGTCTTTGGTGGAGTGACAAACACTTACTATGAAACTCTAAATCCTGTGACAGTACAGGCAGGTGTCGCAGCTATCACCGACACCAGTTGCTATGGCGGCTGGTTGTTTATTTGTTCTTCCACTATTGGGCAGCGCGGTGTGGTCTTCGTGGATATGTACTCGGACGCCAACTTCGGCAACTCCGGAGTAATTTCTCCGGTTTTAAATATTCCGGCTGGATCGACCTTTAAAGAAATAAATACCATCGAACAGCTCTTTAATTACACAGACTCAATGAACTTCTGGGTTAGGAACGGTGCCACCTCCACAGATGCAGTCTTTGCTTCAGGAACTTTACCTCTGGGCTCCCCGTCTGTGTCAGGGGCCACTTCGAATGGCTGGACTAATATCCAAACGTCTTCAGACCTTTCCGCTATAACTATCGGGCCGTTCTTTCAGTTATGCGTAACATTCCAAATCGCGACCTTACTGGCTAACACTCCTGCGCAACTAAGCGATCTTCTTTACACGGTAATTCGTACGAATGAGATTTCCGATAACTGGGAGGGCTCGGTTGACAATACCACTCAGAATGGAGCGTCACCTGCGTATACTGCGTTTAGGCTTCAGGTAGCCTACGCAACAGCCGTCCCTACGATGTATTTCCGTGCATACGATGACAACGGAAACTTAGTCGCTTCGGCAAACACGTCAGCCAATCCGACATTGTTCCAATACACAACAAATAACGGGACTAGTTGGAGTGCTCTAGGAACAGTGCCAAATACGGCACTTACTACAGAACTTCGTTACCTGTGGCCAACCCCTCCTGGTGTCCGCGTCACCAGCAGTATCAGGGAGTCATAACTAAATGGCATATTCGCAATATTTCCAAAAAGCTTCTCAGTTGATGGCAGCTGCGTCTGTAACGGACACGTCGCTGCCAACTTTTGGTGGTATCACAGGCCTTGTTGCGAATGCGAACGGATCTCTCACAGCCACTTGGGCCCCGGCCACCGGTACGAAACCGAACTTTAGATATCGCGTCTACATCAGCACATCAAACGCGCCTGCGACTTTGTTTGCTCTTACCAGTGTGCCGTACGTAAGCAGGAGCTCAAGCTCGCCGACAAGTATAGATATTTGGGAAGATGGTACTGGTGCTGTCCTTCAAAATGGTGTCACGTATTATGTCGGCATTCGCGCGATTGATGCGCAGTCTTTTTTCGATACGAATACAGCCTCTCTATCGGCCGTAAGTCTTGGGGTTCCGGCGACAAGCACCAACAACTTGCTCAATCAACTCATTGCCACTGTGGGTACTCCTGCAGGCGCCTCAGTATCGGCAGACATCGCGCAGGTTGAAGCCAATGCAGTGAGTCTCGTCAATGGCCTTGATATTCTTTTCGAAGTTCCAGACTTCGAAATTCCGGTTACTGGAACTAAAGACATTCCTATTTTAATCCGCTTCGCAAAAAAGGGCGGCTCCGCAGCCGTTGATATGGACAGCAGCACTGTCAATATCAACATTGTGAATGCAGCTGCCGGGAGCGTCGTTGCCTCAACCCCAATGACCAGACTCAACACTGGCGTCTATCGCTATGATTTGAATATCTCATCTTCGTTCACGCCCCAGATGTTAATCGTGGCCTTTACATTCAATTATCTGACCGTGTCGTTCACTCGCAGTCAGGTTGTCGAGGCGCTCTCGATATATCAAGGAATCGCAACTATCGAAGCTACTCTCGGCACACCGGCAGGCCCGTCGATGTCTGCGGACATTGCATCTGTAAAATCTGACACAAGCGGACTTCGTACTGATTACACGACCATCCGAGCCGGTAAGCTCGACAATTTAGATGCGACCGTCTCTTCTCGTGCGACTCAGACATCCGTCAACACTGTACAGTCTTCTGTAAACGCAATCCCAACAACACCGCAGCTAGCATCTGTTGCTTTAACTCAATACAACACTCTAACATCTGCGATAAGCTCGGTGCAGAACAACACCAATTTTTCAGGTGTCATTCCGCAGATTATGGATCAGCAGACTGGTGCTGGGACTAAGACCTACACTTTCTATGCGAATGTCTTTAACACCTCCGGAGCTCCAGCAAACCCAGATTCGACCATACTAAACTACACAGTGAAGGATAGCTCTGGAACAACACTGAAGGCTCAAGCAGCCATGACAAATACTGGAGTCGGGGCTTTCACCGGAACCTTCACCGTCACTTCAGCGATGGCCGAAACCGATGTTGTTGTGTTCTTTAACTACTCTGTCTCAGCGGTTGCGTTCCAACAGGTAAGAACTTCTAAGATCGAGTCGATCGCCACAGACAGCGCGAACATCGCAGCTATCTTGTCCTTCACTCAAAATCTTCCGGCGGATCCTGCATCAAATACGGTGGTTAACACGCGAGCTTCGCAGACTTCCCTCAACACCCTTGAAGCTACGGTCGGAACTCCAGCTGGAGCAAGCGTCTCTGCGGATATCGCCGCAGTTAAGTCAGACACTGGCGGTTTACGCACAGACTACACGACTGCGCGTGCAAGCAAACTTGATAACCTAGACGCGGCGATGTCTTCTCGATCGAGCCAGACTTCGCTCAACTCTCTACAAGCTTCTGTCAACGCAGTGCAGAGTGGCGTCAACATCACAATCAGCCAAACATCCGACAGCGCTATAGCAGATGCTGTTTGGGACGAGCCGCTCTCACCGCACAACACAGCAGGAAGCGCCGGTGCCACCCTTAGTGGTGTCTCGGCCCAGTCTTCGCCCACAGCTATTGCTGCGGCTGTTTGGAGCGCGACTCTCGCAAGCTTCTTATCTGTCGGAACTACGGGCAGAGCGCTGAATGATGCGGCCTACTCCGGAACGGGGCTCACTCCGATCGACTATCAAAATATTGCGGACTACATTTGGGATGAATCAATATCTGGCCACACAAATCCGAATACTTTCGGTGAGCGAAACAACACGCTGATCACTCAAGGCAATGCTAATAACTTGGCAAATCTCGATGTTGCCGTTAGCACGCGGGCGCCGTCAGCAACAGCGGTCTCAAGCAACGATCTTACAGTTCCGCGCATCGCTAAATTGGACTACCTTGACGTAGCGGTCTCCTCGCGTGCTGGCGTGTCGGACCTGGCTCCGATCATTGCCCAAACGAACCTTATCCCTGCGTTCCCGGCCACCCAGGCCGCTGTACTTAATATCCCGACAAATCCGCTTCTAGTGACCGACGGCCGATTGACGGCCCTCGATGCTACGATTTCAAGTCGTGCAACTCCGGCCAACCTCACGCCGCTCGCGACAACCGCAGATCTTGCTGGATTTGAGGCGGAGGTCGCGATTGCGATCTACAACGTACAGGTTTCCGCAGACGAAGCTGCGCGACCTTCGGACATCACTTCAGCTGTTGCGCCTCTTGCAACAGGTGCAGAAGTCGCCGCAGTTCAGGACACGCTCAATACTCTCGCAGGAGAAGTTGTGACCCCTGCCGATGTGTGGTCATTCGGAACTCGAGGCTTAACAGAGCCTGTTGACACAACAGACGATCTTACGCCGCTTGCAAAAACCACAGACGTTACGGCCGCACGTGACGCGGTCATCGCGAACCTCACTCAATGGACTCCGAAGTTGGTTGTCGCAATTAATCCATCAACTGATGAGATGACCCTTCTCTCGTGGCTCGAGCTCAATGGGCAAGTGTCCATGCTGGCTAGCTCCTCGTCAGTGAACGTTTACGACAACACCGGTACGCTTGTGATGGCCGTCGGTCCTGATGACATGGCGTTCGCAAACGGTATCTTCAGCTTCGCTCGCGCCAATGCAAGCACTGTACTTCACGCAAATAACGCCTATACTTGCACAGTTGATATTACGATCGGTGTAACCACATACGCGGGCGTTGTGCCCATTACGGTGTTCTGATGGCAGGCTTAAGAGTTTTCTCAGGCGGGGCGTGTATCGTTCTTGGTGGAGGCGGGTCTCCGGGCCCGATTTTCCCACCCGTACCGAATCCCGTAACAACGGACCAAAGTGCCACGGAGCGCGCTCTCGGGCTTCCGCAGATCTTTCACATGACCGTCGCGTACCAGGGAATTTTGAAGTTAACAATGGGAGTCCCAGCAAATGAACTCGACCAAGAGCCCCTTCCTTAAAGGCTTTGAGAAAACTGCCGGCCTTCCGAAGTGGCTTCACGAGATCGGCGAGTCCAAAGCTAAAATCAAAGGCCATAGCAAAAAAGGCCTCAAGGCTATGATGAGCCGTCGCGGCGTTATTGCCGGAGGGCTTTGCGGATGATCACGATAGGTTGGGATGCGTTTACAGACGCCACAGCAACATCGTTTAACGTGTACCGGTCCCTACCGGGCATTACGATTGCGTTCCCCAATACGCTCACTATCGGAGATGTTTTTACCTTTTCGGCCACATCCGTCGATATTCAGAACATCACATTCACCGCGGTCGACATCGACAGCGTCGTCTCTCAGTTTAACGCGAACGCTCTCGGGGCTTATGCGGTTAAAGACGCCGGCGGCACAAACATTCTCATCCGCACAACAGCTACCACAAAAGCCAAGCTCAAGCTTTATGCGTGCACTTTTCTGACCCATATCGGACAAGCCCCACGAACCGTCGTACCGGCGCTCGAGTGGGCCCTTATCGGCAGTGTTGCTTTTCTTACAAATACTTACAGCTACACTTTCACCGATAGCGACGGCATTGAGCTGGACTCCTACAAAATCACTTCTGTCGTGTCCTCGATCGAGTCTCTGCCGTCTCTTATCCAGCGCCCTCAGGTAGGTGCCGGCCTCCTTTGCGCAATCGAGGGAAGGGTCTGTGACAGCCAGAATAGGGCAGTCGTAGGACTTGTCATCCGAGCCGAGCCCCGGATCCCAGAAACCTCATCAGACGGACACGGTATCGACTACCACAGAAGCCAGGTCTGCACTGACGGCTTTGGGCGCTTTTCACTCTATTTGCCAAGGAACGAGACCTATCTTCTCCAAATACCAGATATCGGGTACAATGAGACGATCTGTGTCCCTGACCTGCCATCGGCCGGGTTCCTAGATGTGATACCGACTTTAGCAGGTAGATTCTCGCCATTTGGAGATCCGCAATGAGTGGTCAGGATACACAAGTCGATCCAAGTCAGCGAATGGGCGATCCGCGAGCAAAGTCGCGGTATCCGTCGCCGTTCTTTGATATATCGCAGCAGTATATCCCGCCCACGATCAAAGAACTCTTCAAGTGGGTTTACTTCTACGCAACTAACAACTCATTTCTAGGCCCAGCTCTAGGGAAGATTGCACGCTATCCGATCACGGATTTAATTCTCGAAGATGTGAACGAAAAGCTGGTCGAGTATTGGAAAGTTCTCCTCAACAACACCATGCAGATCAAAGCCTTCAACATGGAGTCCAACCTTGATTTGGTCACCTACGGGAACTGTTTCGTTACAATCAGCTACCCGTTCTCACGCTTCCTCGAGTGTGCTGCCTGTAAAACGCGCACCCCATGGAAGGCGGCTAAGAAGAAAATTGATAACTTAACTTTTAAGTTATCTTGCCCGAAATGTGGTGCGAACGAAAAAGCGAAAATCATCGATGTTCCGTTTAAGTCGGTCGAGAACCTTCGCCTCATTCGCATTAATCCAGAGTACATCGACATCAAGTACAACGAGGCCTCGGGCAAACACACCTACCTCTACGCGATCCCAGATAAACTGCGTCGCATGATCATGGCCGGCGACCCGGATATCCTCGAAGATACCCCAATGATTTACATCGACGCCATCAAACAGCGTCGTAAAATCAGACTGTCTCCGCAGAACTTGTTTCATTTGAAAACTCCAACCCTCGCCGGAAAAGACATGGGCTGGGGGATGCCGCGCATTGCCGTGGCTCTCAAAGATCTTTACTACTTCTACACTCTCCGTCGCGGGCAAGAAGCCATTATCAACGAGCACATTGTGCCCTTTGACGTTATCTTCCCCCAAGCCAACGGAAAGATGGACCCCTACGTCCACACCGATCTCACAAGCTGGCGCGAAGAGATCAACAAGCAACTGGCCTCACGGCGCAGAGACCCGAACTACAAAGCCGTCCTCCCATTCCCGATCGGACATGAGCGTATTGGCGGTGATGGCAAGTCAATGATGCTCACCCCTGAGCTTGATTTCCTCTCAAAAACCATCGTAGGCGCCTGCGGGATACCGCAGGAGTTCATCTACGGCGGCACCATGAACTGGACTGCGTCGAGCGTGTCGCTCCGCACTTTAGAGAACGATTTCCTTCACCACCGCACGCAACTCTTGCAGATGAATATCTGGCTCGTTGAACGCTTGCGTTTGTACCTAGGAATGCCGGCACCAAAGACCATTCGCTTTAGCGACTTCAAGATGGCCGACGACATTCAGAAACTCCAGGTCATGGTCGGTATGGCTGCGGAAAAGAAAATGCCATATGACGAGATCTATCTTGAAATGGGTCGCGACCCGAAAGTCATCCAGCGTAAACTTGAAGACGAAGCGAATCTCGACGCCAAAATCATGGAGATCACAGTTCTTCGTCAGGCCGAGGCACAGGCAAAAGCTCAAGCACTCACTCAGCGCTTTGCCGCAAGTGCCGCAGCCGATGCTGCGAATCCAATTGGTCTCGGAGACGACGTTACCGAAACAGGACCGGGAGCCACACCAGAACAGCAAAAAACCATTGCCGTCTGGGCGCGGAAACTCATGGGGCAGCCGCCAGAACAAGTCGCCGCAGCACTCGATCGCCTCGAGCAACAAGATCCAGACTTCGCGCACGCACTCAAAGACGCAATTCTCACTCTACAACAAGGTAACGGCCAGGTGCCGGATCCAGTAGCACCCGAAGCTCCGGAGAAGAAAAAACCAGCAGCTAAAAAGGCCGCTACCGGTAAAGCGCCTAATGTAAACGTGAACGTCAACATGAAACCTCTACCAGAGCAGCGCGCGCCTCGCCGTAAAGGAGCTGTGTAATGTCACGTAGCTTTCTGAGCACCGGAATGGATGAGGCCGCTCACTTTGAAAAGAGCCCCGTAGCTGAGGGATTTGTTGCCGGCCTTAAAGCAGCGCTCCTCGGAGCGCCCGTTGGCGCAGCCGTTCAAGCTCTTCGCGGTAAAGACGCGCTCACCGGCGCTCTACTTGGAGCTGTAATTCCAGGACTTCTCGCCGGACTTGCCAAAGGCGGCACGCGAAAACTTGAGAACTTAAGCACCGAAGCAGACCTCCGCTACCACGCGCAAAATATCAAAGATCGTGAACCCATGTTCTTCATGCCTCCACGCCAACAGCTCGGCCGATATTTCAGCCGGCGTTATGACGGGAGCTGAGTCATGTTGATTCAAAAAGCTAAAGTCGAAAGCCGAGTTTTTAACTTAGATGATGTGGGCGACAACAACGCTTACAACGACGTTCTCGATAACCCGGCTGTGCGCGTCCTCGAGAAGAAATGGATCAAGCACACGGAAGTCGAGCAGTCCGGAAAAGACCGGACTGAGGTCACCGAGAACCATATTTATTTGGAGTGGGAAACATGTTCACTTTAGGGTTTGAAAAGATTGCTATACGCAGAAGCACAGCCCAAAGGGCTTGGAAAAAAGCTGGTAAATTAGGTGGCAAGCTTTACGCAAAGGCTAAAAGAAGCACCTCTCTCCCGAAGGCTGATGCCCTCCATCAAGAAGCTTTGCGATTGAATCAAAGGATGATGACTATTTCTTTAAGGCAGTTGGCCCGAGACCTCCACCCATCAAAACCCGCGTGGTCTAAAGAACTGAAGAGGAAGTAATGTTCACTTTGGGTTTCTCAAAAACCGCAGCCTTCGACCACAATAACCAGGGTCTGGAATTTAAAATGTCCGACATGGGTAGTGGTAACGTCGGAGCAGGCGGCATGGCCCCCAGTGGTATTCCCTCCTACCAGCCTTTTGACAATAACAAAGAGGGTGGAGGCCAGAAGCTGAGTCGCAAGGCCCGTGCCCGCATGGCCATCAATGCCATGTACAAGTTCAGCTCCGGGATGTCGGACGCAGGACTTTCAGATAGTGGCGGATCTGATATTGCGTCAGGTACCGTTGATCAGTTAAAATGGACTTCTCAGAACGGGCCCACTCTCGAGCAAGAAGCCGATGACCGTAAAGAACAAAAAAACCGCCGCAAGGCCTACCTTAAATCGAGGATACGCGAATGAGCTTTACAGATGGATTTTTTAAACTTGCGGCCGAACCGGTTGTCTTCAGTGCTCTCGCCAATGCCGCGAAAAAAGGACTCTCCCACGCAGGCGGATCCACAATCAAGGATGCCCTGAAACTTAAAGGCCTCAGCCACATCGGCGAAGCCGTTAAGAAAAGCGGTGGTCTTGGAAAAAGCTTCACCACTCAGGCCGGCCGCGAAGCCTTAGCTGAGGGCGTCGGTAAAGCAGCTCCATCTCTTGGCGCGGCGGCAGCCTATGGTGTAGGTGCTAAAAAAGTTTACAATAAAGTCTCTGAGAACGATAACCGCGGACAGGGTGGGTACTGATGTTCACTTTAGGGTTTGAGAAAACAGCTGGCCCCGCTATTGCTGAAAACTTGTTCAACGACCGCCTAAAGCGTGTAGGACACAGCATCGCTCGTAAAACCAAAGATGTTGCCAAGCACGTCGTCAAAAACCGCAGAGATTATCTGTTTGGCGGCGGGGCTGCCGGCACGATCGGCACAGCCATCGGTGTAAACCGAAAAAAGGATAAATAATGTTCACCAAAGGCTTCAAAAAACAAGCAGACGCCCCACCGATCATGCCCACCGCGGCTCAAGGTAAAGCTTTCCGCAAAGGCATGAATCAAGACGTCTCCGTCTCCCAAGGCTGGCAGAACATCAAGAATGAAGTCGGCAGTCTCTTTGGAGGCGCCCCTAACGTCGGAAAAATGGGCGGCTGATAGCTAAAAACGAGGGCACACCGCCCCCGCTGCAAATCACCACGCCGAAGCGCTACTACGGTTCCAGCCGCTATCAAACGGACTGTTGTTGCTGCTACTTCCTTGATTCCACAGAGGCTGCTGAGGGCTAGATGCTGCCGGTGATGCCGCAGGTCCAACTCCACTCTTGTTGTAGAATACTCCTGGAGTTGAAATGTCCACTCCTCGTCCATGCTTGTTCATTAGCGCTGCGCTGATGCCAGCAATAATCATCGCGCACAGCTCCACCAAAAACTTAGATATCGCGATCTCAATCGCCTGCTTGGAAAACTCCATAAACTTCCCAAGAACCCCTGCCATGAGCTCTACGAACTTGTCGGCTATCTTGCTCCCCGCCGATGCCGCTCTGCTCGCCTGCGTCCGATAATTCTTCACAAACTCACTCGGAACAAACTTCTCTGTTTCAGACTCCTTCACTGTCGCCCCACCCCATTGAAACTCCTCCTTGCCAACTGTAATCTCCATCCAGTTCTCCTCGTGCTGAAATACGATACAATCATCTGTACCGGTAAACTTATGCCAGAAATTGTTTTGTTTTTGCCTGGGCGAGTTAGAGTCGTTTTTGACTCTAACTGAATTAGTGGCAGATCTGTCGCTAATTCAGTTCCTTAGATATATGATTCATGTATCTAAGCCAAACGTAGGTGCCGAATACCCTTCTGAGCCGCGAGTGCCGCGCCAGCAAGACTGGCTGTTTTGTTGATGGATGGGATAGCCTCCAAAACCAGGCTCTTAAACTCATGAAATTCAGACCTCAAAGCATCGTGGTCTGCTCTAGGGACAGTATTGACACTCCTGTTTTCTTTTACAAATCTGCGCAGCTCTGTGCGGAAAGCTACTGCCTGAGGGCTCCTAATATAAAACGCAAAATTTATCATTGCATCCTCCGTCCACAAAGTGAGGTCCTCTCTCAGTCTGTCTATGCCAAGCTCAGCCTTATGGGCTGTCAGGAATTCCTTAGGTACACGATTCGTGTACCTAAGCTCGTCCATTTCCTCGCGGTGCTGATTATAGGCATTCCACAGAGAATTCTGCCCGCACCCCAAACCGATTCCTATCTGCTTGTTCGTGCACACCAGAACAGAGCCTACGGCAATCATCGGCACACTTAGCCCTCTAAACCCCCAACGAACCAGTTCTACGTTCATAAATCTCCTCTTGTCTTACCTAGACTTTTAGAAGCACCTAATCGTGCTACCAATCTTCTTATGCCCGAAATGCTTTTGTTTTTGCCTAACGCGTCACGGCTGCTATAGAATGGGGTCTATGCGTACATTTTCCGGTTCCGACCAGTTCCAAGAATTGCAAAAAGTCGTCCTTGATTCCTACTCCAAGCTTTTCCCTGTGGAGAAAAACGGCTTTCGTTTAGAGCTCGGTAAGATGTGGCTGGACGACGAGGCTGTCGAGCCTGGAGACTTCACGACGCAGAAAAAGGTGAAGCTTGCCGGCAACACGTGGGGCGCGCCGCTTTACGCATCTCTTGTCCTCAAAGATGCTGACGGAAAAATCGTCGATCACTTAGAGAAAACTAGACTTGCTACCATCCCCAGACTTACCCCCCGCGGCTCCTACATCGTAAAGGGCAACGAGTATCAGGTTGCAAACCAAATGATCCGTAAGCCAGGTGCCTACGTGGTGAAGTCGCAAAAGGGCGACCAGTTTAAAGGCATGCTCGCCCTCACCGGCGATCGTCAGCAAAACTTCGAAGTTCACTTTGATACGACGACCAACAAGTACAAAGCAAAGCTCGGACAGTCCTTTATCCCCCTATACCCACTCCTGAAATCCTTGGGCGCGAGTGACAAGGAAATGGTTTCTGCGTGGGGAGAGAAGATCTTCACAGCGAATAAATCCGAGCGACCGACCGATTATTTTAAGCTCTCCGAGAAACTTGCCAGGGCACCGCGTACCGACAACCAACAGACAGCTATTGAAGCCATCCAGGCTTACGCAAAAACGGCCAAGGTTGATCCTAATATCACCAAGCTCACAATGGGTCATGCTTACGAGAACCTAAGCCACGGCCTCTTGCTGGACACCTCAAAGAAAATTCTTAGCAGCTATCAGGGCAAAACAGAACCGGACGATCTCGAGAACCTTTTGTTCAAAGAGATCCGCTCTGTTGAGGATATGCTTCAAGATAGATTAGGAAGCAAAAAAGAACAAGATGGTCTAAAGCGAATGCTCACACGCCACCTTGGGCGCAAGACATCCATCAGATCTCTCATTGATTTTAAGAAGCTCACAAGTCCTGTGGAGTCATTCTTTACGTCTGACAACAGAACAGCTACCAGTGAACAGTACAACCCCATTCACATGATCGCGGAGCAAAATAAGCTTACCATACACGGCACAGGCGGTATCACGAGTTCGCACGCTGTAAGCCAATCTCTTCGCGAGGTGCATCCATCGCACATCGGATTTATCGATCCTGTGCATACACCGGAATGCTATGACGGCATGACTGAAGTTTTTACCAAGTCTGGGTGGAAAAAGTGGACTGATGTGACGGTCTCTGACAAGTTTGCTTGCCGCATCGAAAACACTTTGGAATTTCACGAAGCCAGTGCTTTCCACAAAAGCCATTACAAAGGACTGATGTACGGGTTCAAAAATAACAAAGTAGATTATTTAGTAACACCCAATCACAGAATGTTTGTACAGGCAAATGATCCGAGCTCAGAGTGGAGAATCGAGACTGCCGAAAAGACGCACCTAAAAAATAGAAGACTTACCTCAGCGCATTTTCCGTTTTCTGGTGACACTTCAGCTACTCACTTCACACTTGAAAGAGTTGGCGGCTCTTCGTCGACTGTAAATTTCGACCGAATAAATATAGAGGACTGGTGTGAACTGGTTGGATGGGTTTTGTCAGAAGGTTGTGTTGTAAATAAGAAATACGGATCAAAGTATTCTTATGCGCTTAAAATCGCACAAAATGAAAAAGCCAATCCAGAGAAGTGCGCCAGAATAAAAGCACTGCTATCTAGACTGCCCTGGAGATGGTGTCAAAATACTGCAAAAACTGACTTCATAATTGGAGTTAAGCAACTTGCCATGCAATTCAAGGAACAAGGTTATTGCTACGAAAAGTTCATTCCAGAATATCTCTTCGAGGCTCCTGTGCAGGCGCGAGAGCGCATGCTGGAAGCTCTTTTGTTAGGGGATGGGCGCACATTTAGTCACAGAGTTACTGGAGTTTCTTACGAGCAAAAAGTCTACACTACCACAAGCAAGGAGTTGGCCATAGGCGTAGAAAGACTTGCCATAGGTCTAGGATATGGGGTCAAGACAGCCGTCTATCAAGATAACCGTCAAGAGCACTATAGGGACATGTTTGAAATCCGTCTTTTGAGTCACGGTGATAGAACACTTCGTGCAAATTATTACTACACTACAGATTTCAATGACACAGTTTATTGTGCTACAGTGCCTGGCAGCCTCCTTCTTGTTAGACGAAACGGCAGCGTTCCGATCTGGCTCGGCAATAGTGATAAAACGGGCACGACACTGCATTTAGCGAGCGCTGTTGTAAAAGATGGGCGCAACATTCGCACGTTTGTTCGCAACGTAAAAACAGACAAGATGGAGCTTCTAACTCCACAGGAAATCTACTTTAAGAACGTGGCGTTTCCAGATGAGTATGTTGGTGGCAAGTTCAAGAACGCATCTGGCGTTCGTATCCAAGCGCAGGGTAAAGTGGACATGGTTCCATCCCACAAGGTGGACTACGCCCTTCCGCACCCGACAGCTCTTTTTAGCCACTCAACAAACCTTGTTCCATACCTGAAAAACGACCAAGGTAATCGCGCCATGATGGCAGCAAAAATGATAGGACAAGCCATTCCGCTTGTCGACCGCGAAGCGCCGCTTGTTCAAACTGCTATGCCAGACGGCAAATCATTTCATGAAGAGATTGGCAGACAGTTTTCGATCCAGTCACCCCATGCTGGTAAAATCACAGCCGTGCACTCGGACTACATCATGGTCGATAAGACCAAGATTCCTGTTTATAATAACTTCCCCCTTAATCAAAAAACTCAAATGCATCACACAGCTCTCGTGAATGTGGGCGACGAAGTTAAAAAAGGTCAGCTCTTAGCTGATTCGAACTACACGAAAAACGGCACTCTCGCTATTGGCAAGAACCTCACCGTGGCCTACCTGCCGTACCCTGGCTACACCTTTGAAGACGGTATCGTCATTACTGAGAGCGCCGCTAAGAAACTCTCGGCCGAGCAAAACTATCGTCATACTTTTAAGCTTGAGCCGAAAAGAAAAGAGACGGGCCTTCGCCGTTTCTTGAGTTATTACCCAAACACCATGACAAAAGATCAAGCATCGCACTACGAGTTGGATGGTGTGATCAAAAAAGGCACTCGAGTCAAATCAGGACAGATTCTCATCACAGGCATGAACTACGCCGCACACTCACCAGAGAACATGACACTCAACCGCCTCAACAAGGCTCTTGCTCTCCCGTGGTCCGACGCCTCTGTGAAGTACACAGGCGAATTCGAAGGTACTGTCACAGACGTAGTGAAGCGTGGAGACCAGATTGACGTGTTCGTGAAGTCTATTGAGCCTGCGCGCGAAAGTGACAAGCTCTCCGGCGTTCACGGTAACAAGGGAGTCATTACAAAAATCATCCCCGACAGCGATGCTCCGCGAACAAAAGACGGCAAAATCCCCGATGTTTTCTTAAACCCGCACGGCATCATTGGGCGTATCAACGTAGGCCAGATCTATGAGTCGGCCGCAGGAAAGATTGCCCAAAAGACTGGGAAGCCGCGCATTGTTCATAACTTTGATTCTCATGACACTAATAAACAAATCACCGCCGACCTCAAAGCTCATGGAATTTCGGATGTTGAAGAGATGGTCACCCCTGACGGCAAGTCCTTGGGTAAAGTCCACGTCGGTGTCCCGTACATTCTGCGCCTCGCTAAGACTGGTAAAACAGGCTTCAGCGCGCGCATGCCGGGCCAAGGCTACGACGTAAACCTTCAGCCTGTAAAGGGCGGTGAAGAGGGAGCAAAGGCGCTCGATCAGTTGACCTTCTTCTCAATGCTCTCGCACGGGGCAAAGAAAAATCTTCTTGACGCTCACGTGAAGTCTGAAAATAATGACGAGTTCTGGCACGCAATCGAGATGGGTAAGATCCCGCCAACACCACAGCCGAGCTTCGCCTTTAACAAATTCATCGCTTTACTTAAAGGTGCTGGCATTAACGTCGACAAACAGGGCAGCGAATTCCACCTGGCCCCCATGATGGACAAGGACACACTCAAAGTTAGTAAAGGAAAAATCTCTGATGCTAGGTTCCTCTACGGCAAGAACAACGCCGAGATCAAAGGCGGATTCTTTGATACGTCCATCACTGGTGGGTTGGCGGGAAAGAACTATGGCCATCTGGAGCTTGCCGAGCGCATGGCGAATCCGGTATTTGAGAATGCAATCAAAGCGCTCACAGAAATCAAGGGACCGCAGTACGAGCATCTCGTCGCCGGAAGACTTCACGTAACCCCAGACGGGAAGCTTACACCAACATCCGATGCGAAAACTAAAACAGGCGGCGAAGGCGTTGCGGCCCTACTCCGGCACATCGATGTCGACAAGAGCCTCTCGACCTATAAAGCCCAGATCCGGAAAGTTAAAACCGGCGCCGATACTGACAAGCTAAACCGAAAGATTCGCTACCTCACAGCTCTCAAAGAACTGAATCTCTCACCCGAGGAAGCCTATACGCGTAAGCTTGTTCCCGTTGTACCGCCAATCTACCGACCCATTCAGGAGATCCCTGGACGTGGCCGTGTCGTAGCACCACCGAACTTTCTTTACCAGAACCTAGGAATTCTTACAGAAGCTCACCATCACCCCGTCATGAAATTCTTAGGCGATGAGGAGAAAGCGCAGCTTCGCGAAGAAACTTACAAAGCCACCCGCGCCGTGGCCGGTCTTGAGCCCGTTCTCACTCGCGGAAAAGACCAGCCTATCGAGGGGTTCCTGTCGCAGATCACAGGATCTGCCCCTAAACAGGGGTTTTTCCTAAATAAACTCATCACCAAAAAACAAGATCTCGTTGGCCGCGGTGTCATCACAAACGGCCCCGATCTGCATATGGATGAAATCGGGATTCCAGAGAAAATGGCTAAATCCATCTTCCGCCCATTCACCGTGAGAGAGTTTACACAGTCTGGGTATAAGCCAGATGTTGCTCGCCGAGAGATCGATGAGAACACACCTCTCGCACGAAAGATGCTTGAGAGTGCTATGAAGAAACGCACGGTCCTCATGAATCGCGCGCCCTCGCTTCACAAGTTCTCAATCATGGCATTTAAACCGAAGCTCTCGAGCGGTCTCGCGGTTAAAGTTCCGCCCCTTGTTTTCAAAGGGTTCAACGCCGACATTGACGGAGATGCCGTCTCTCTCCACGTTCCTGTCTCAGAAGAAGCTCTACGTGAATCCACCAAGATGTTCCCATCGAACAATTTGTGGAAGCCTGGAACCGGCGAACTCATGACAGTCCCGACCCAAGAAGCTGCGATCGGTCTTTATTTTCTGTCTAAAACAGACAAAGGTCGTGCGGAGATTAACAATCTAATCCCCGCAAAATATCATGTGAATACGCAGCTCACATCCAAAGGAGCCGCTGAACTTTATGACCGCATAGCCAAGGATCTTCCTCATCAGTTCCCAAACATCGTTCACGCCATGAAGCAGCTCGGTGACAAGCATGCCTATGAAGTGGGCTTCACCGCAAGTGTCGCTGACCTAGCTGTGGACACCAAAGCGCGCGACGCGATCTTTAAACACGGAGATCAGGATGCAGCAAAGCTTCGCCTAGCCCACAAACCAGGGCTCGAGCGCGATAACAAAATCGCCGCCATTTATGAAAAAGCCGCTCAGGATTCCTACAAAGGCATCAAGGAGCAGATGAAAAATAGCGGATCAAGCTTCTATCACATGATCGCTTCAGGAGCCCGAGGCAAAGACAACCAGCTCATGCAGATGGTCTCGGCCCCAGGTATCGTCATGGACGCGAAAGACCGAAAGGTCCCAGTTCCATTAAACAAATCTTATGCTGAAGGTATCACCACATCCGATTACTTCATGGCCTCCTACGGAGTTCGTAAAGGCATGATGGACAGATCCCTTCAAACTGAGAAGCCAGGCGCCGCCAACAAAGACATCATGGCCGTTGCCGGCGATCACGTGGTTTCAGAAAATGATTGTGGAACAAAACGCGGAGTCGAGCTTCCAATTACTAGCCCGGATGTTTACGACCGATTTCTCTCACACGACCAGCACGGCCACAAACGCAACGAACCGGTCACTCCTCAGCTCATCTCCGAGCTCGGGAAAAAACACGTGAAAACCATCAACGTGCGCACACCTCTTCGGTGCCTAGCGCCCAAAGGGCTTTGCTCACACTGCTTTGGGATAGATGAGCACGGTCACCTGCCTCAAATCGGTGATAACATAGGAGCCAAAGCAGGACAGACGATGACCGAGCCAATGACGCAGTTCGTCATGAAGACATTTCACACTGGCGGCGTCTCCTCGGGAGCACCGACTTCGAAAGGATTTGAGCGTGTCTCTCAGCTCCTTAATATGCCAAAGTACGTCTCTGGCCAGGCTGCACTTTCTGAGGTTTCTGGAAAGGTATCGAAGATATCAAAGACACCTGCAGGTGGCTTCGACATTCACGTTGGAGACCAGATCCACACCGCTCGCCCAGGCGTCACACCAAGCGTGTCCGTTGGTGACAGCGTCCACAAAGGCGACAAGCTCACCGACGGCGTAATCAAGCCACAGGAGCTTTTACGCCACAAAGGAATGTTGGCCGCGCAGAACTACATCGTGGATGAGCTCAAGGACACCTACAGCCAGCAGGGGGTTCCGATGCAACGCAAGATCTTCGAGACCGTTATCCGTGCCGCGACGAACAATACCCGTGTCGTTGAGGCACCAAAACACTCCAACTTTATAGTCGGCGACGTGATCCCATACACCTCGGCTGTTCACTATAACGAGACCAGAAAAGTCTCCGTACCTGTGAGTCATTCGTCTGGCTACTTCCTGAAAGAGAATGTCGGCAAACTTCCGCAGTTCCACGAGGTAACAGACAAAGATCACTCTTATCTCCGCGAGATGGGTCACACGCACGATATTGAGGTCCTCAAAGATCCGCTCATTCACGCACCTATGATAAAGGGCATTACTCATGTTCCAGCTCTCCGCAAAGACTGGATGGCTCAGCTCGGTTACCGCTATATCAAAGAAGCCCTCACAGAAGGTGCGGCGCAATCTTGGAAATCAAATGTCGAAGGAACACACCCAGTGCCGGCGTTCGCGTTCGGCGCGTCGATGGGGAAAAAAAAGGAGCATTACTGATGAAGCTCAGCGAAGTTTTTGAAAAGTATCCAAAGGGCACCGAGGTCAAGCGAGTCTTGAACTACACAGAACCTGAGAGGTCTTTCACAGTGTTTCGTGGCAAGGTAGACGAGAAGAAGGATGGTTTATTCTGGCTGATCGACTACGCAGAACCTCCTGTCCCGGGTCTTCTTGGTCTTACTGGCAGACCGCAAGACTCTGATGGATGGGAGCTACTCTGATGTTTACAAAAGGTTTCACAAAATCAGCAGAAGTCCTCGACACCGCAGAACGCAAAGAACTTCCTTCGAAAGATTTCGCACTCAAAGGCGCTAAAAAAGGCAAAGCCAACGAAGGTAAGTACCCGATTCCAGACGAAAGTCACGCGAGAAATGCACTTTCTCGCGTGAGTCAATTTGGGTCTCCTGCAGAAAAAGCAGCTGTCCGCGCCAAGGTCCATGCTAAATACCCGAACATCGGTAAAAAATAACTGATAAAATGAGGCACTATGTTTACACACGGTTTTAAAAAAACAGCCGCAGCTCCCGGAGTCGCGTCCATGGCCAGCAAGGCCAAGGGCCTCCTTCCAAACTTCATGAAGGCAAAAGCCCCCGTTGCCGCCGTCGCCAGTAAAGTAAAGGGCAACGTGGCCGCCTCTGCAGCCGCACGCGGCGCCTCCAAGATCGGAGACAAAGGGTTCACCTCCGGGTTTAGCGGTTCAGCCAATATGCACGACAAAATCAAAACCATGCCCAACGCTCAACAAGGCCGCATAGAAAAAAGCTACGCTAAATCCAAAGGCGTCAAAGTCGAGGATCGCGGTAGCCAGTTTGAAAAAGCACAACGTAAAGCAAAAGCACCTGCTTCAGCACCATCTGCTCCTGCAGCGAAGCCCGCGGACGGTGGAAGTTTCATGTCGAAGATTAAGCCAGCACATGCAGCTATTGGGGCCGGTGGCGCAGCGGCAGGGTACTTGGCGGCCAGTTCCGGTAACAACAACCAACAGCAAAGGTAAGTGAAAATGAGCTTCTGCTGTGGGTTTGAAAAAACATCAGCTTCCATCCCAGGCGCGATTGGCGCAGTTCGTGGTACAGCCGCGAAAGTAACTAAAGGCATCTCAGCCGGTATCAAAAAGTTCGTCGGTGGGCAGAAGGCCAAGGGCATCTCCAGCTACCGATCAGCCTCTGGTGTTGGCAGCAAGATGGCTCCCGGCGAAGGATTAGCCGCAGGCCGAGCTCGTCGCGCACAAGCCTCTGGCAAAGGTAGCTTCACGCCGAAGGCCAACGATGCTCGCGAAACAAAAGCTCGCTCAGACGTGTATGCGCGCAAAACGAAAGTAGAAGATGCCAAGTCTGGCAACAAACCGTCATTCGCTCGCAAGCATCCGTTTATAACGGCCGGCGCTCTGTATCTTGGAACCAAGTCCGCTCTCAGCGGTGGTGACAAAGAACAGTCCCAGCAACCGCAGTACATCGGCCCTCAGCAATAGCTAAAAAAGACTGAGCACGCGCTCAGTCTTTAAAGTTATCGCGTGAGCGATGTCTTCTTGAGATTGCTTTTATTCTTTGAAATAAAACCGTACATTGAACTCACCGGGCAGTCCAATTCTTTAGACAAAGTCACAACAGACTTGCCCTCTTTATTCCCGCGCACAATTGCGTTCAGGCGATTGTCTTTGGACATGTTAGCCCACTTTGTCGCGCGCTGAGTCCGGACTGTCGTAGCCACAGCCGATGCATTGCCGTGCTCGGCTGCCGCCTTCACAGTCATTTCCAGCGTAACGGTTTTCTCAAGTACTCTTACGATCGCTTCAATAACTAGCTCACGCCCGAAGACTTCTTCGAGTTGTTTGATCACTCTTTGGCTCATAAAAACCTCTCTGGAGTAGCGGAATGCCACTTCATATTACTTATACCCGAATTGAGGCTCTATTTACCTGATTCTAATAGCTAATTTAAAGTCCCTTGCGGGGCTACGCAGGACACCCCCGCAGAGCCTGTTACCAAAAGATGCTCATCTTTTGGTATCAAGCCCGAGCAGGGCTGAGTGGAAATGAAGCGAAAATCCTTCATACATGCATACTTCAAAGGCTGCTACGGAGCATTCAACCGTGGGTCTTCGGTGACCTGGTACGCGCATTCTACGCGAGTAAATTTTCAATGGCACTTTGAAGGACACAAACAGTCGTGCTTCTCGCCTCATTCCCCTCAACCCTAAGGTCCCTCGGAATTCAGCTTAAACAATCTTAACGTTATCCCTAACGTAGGGGGCTACGGTTGAAGAGTAGTATACGTTCTTCCAACTGAGCCACACCATTCTCCTTACTAGAGTACCTGTTTGTTTTCGGCGATCATGTCTACAGGACTTATCTTACTGATAAATCCTTACCATGTATCTTATACCAGGAAAATGCCTATTTTAGCGGCACAAAAGCGTTGCACGCGAGGTCGGCGGGAGTTGCTCCCATCTGCATGCAGGGAGGTTCTTTCTTGTGAGGGCTCGTGCGAAAGTGCTGACAGTTGTTGCAGAGCGGGACATCCTCCAACGGAAGCAAAGCCTTCCCGTCTTTCTCCCAGAACTGCTGGAAGCGCATGACGTTTCTGGCCTCCTGCCACTGAGGTCCTAAATACATAAGCTGACTTTTCATGTTGTACATGAGATCAGATAACACCTTCTCCGTCTCACCCACGAAGGGGATAAGCGTCGGGAATGATTCTGCACGGTCCTTGATAAACTCCCGAAATCCTGGGACATCGTGCTCCAGATAAATCTTATGGAGCCGTCTGCGCTCGGCTTTCTTTTCTTCTCTGTTCACTCAAATCTCCTTAGCTAAAAAAGAGCCCCGAAGGGCTCTAAACAAATACTATTTAGAACGGAATTTCTTCGCTCGTGTCAAAGCTCGGCTCTGGGCCAAATCCAGGAGCCTGATCTTGCTGCCCACCGCCGGCGCCGCCAGCAGGTGACAAGAACTGAACGTTGCTAGCGACGATGTCTGTGGCATAATGCTTCTGCCCATCTTTGTCATACGAGCGCGTTTGAAGCTTTCCTTCAACGTAAACCTTCTTGCCTTTCGAGAGGAACTTGCCACAGTTCTCCGCTTGTTTCCCCCAAACAGTTACGCGCGACCACTCGGTGCGTTCCTGCTTAGTCCCGTCTTTCCCTAACCACTTCTCTGTGGTCGCTACCGACAGATTGCAGACGGCGTTTCCGTTGATATTCTTAACATCTGGGTCTGCTCCAAGATTTCCGATAAGCATTACTTTATTTAACACTTTCCTTCTCCTTCCTCACCACCCGGCGAGGCATTAGTTGTGAGGACATAATCGCCCTTCACTCAATTTCTTATTCCATAAACTGTCTTGTTTGTGCCCAGAAGTAACTGTCCATCAAAAACAAAAGCTTTGAGTGGCCATACCGCATCCACTCATCATGCGCCACTTGCGGAATCCAGTTATCGTGCTTAACCCTGAAAAGAGCTATAGCAAGCCCTGTGCGATCCGCACCGTGCTCACAATGTACGAAGATAGGACGCAGCGAAGGATCTCTTAATGCCGCCTGCACTTTGTCCTCATCAGCAGGCACCGGGCCGACGAATCCTGAGAGAGGAATTGAGATAACTCGGATCCCATTATCCATTGCATCCTGCATCTCTTGCGCAAGCTCGCCTGGCGCATTGTTGAGATCAAGGATCGTCCTCACCCCGAGCTGCCTCAGGAACTGCACTCCCTTTGTATTCGGCTGAGCCCCACGGTAAATGCCATCCTGAACCTTGGCTAGGTTTAGAATGGGAATGGTGCTGGTCGGCGCAGACGCGCATGCGGATAAAAACAGTAAAAGGAATATGGCTTTAATCATTAGTTGTCCTCTCCACTCACGTCTTTAACCCAATCCTCGAGCTGATCTGCCCGCGGTGGTGTCCAGTTTTTAATGAGGCCGGTTTTCAACTCAATGTCGAGCACCAGGTAATCGCCACCACCGTAGGGAAAGAAACCAGGAACGTAGCCGTCATCCATCGCTATCTCGTTCCCATTCTCATCCTGCAAGGTGTAAGCTCCACGGTCAGAAACCTTCGCATGAACTTGAATAACACTAGCCTCTACTTCTTTTTCAATCTTGATTTTAAATTTCATAATCTCATCCAATTCTTTTCAATAACTTTAGCGATTTCCTCAAAGGGCATGCCCTCATCGTTGAGATCGGCTAGCGCCTTTTCTCCCATGAGAGTCCCGTCCGAGCTATTCATACCGGCCCATTCCTGCACCTCACTGGGTAGATAGTTATCTCTCCACACGAGTCCTTTACCATACTGGGTCATCCCATGTTTTTTAGTGACCCCATGCTTAATAGCAAGCTCGCACAATACGCCTAGACAGCAGTAGAGCTCGCCAGTACAAAGTTGTTTTTTCCCCTGTTGATAATGCGGTAATGCAGCCACCCACTCATCCGCGATTTCTTTTCTCATAACTCCTCCCAACGGTCTTTGATGATGCAAGCTAGCTCAGCAAAATCTCTGCCTTCATCGTTCAGGGCCGCTAAGGAAAAGGTGTGCCCGGTGCTTTGATTACAAAAACCGCCGCCTGCACTCTGCATCCCGGCCCATGCGCGAACTTCGATTGGCAATATCGCTATCTCTTTTGCACCCCCGTACGCAAACTCACCTTCCCAATCCGGATCGTCTTTCACAGGCGGGGGAATAACTCCAGCCTTGACCGCCATCTCGCACAATACGCCCAGACAACAAAAACCTTCTTTGAATCCCTTAAGTCGCCCGCGAGCCTGAACGTACTTCGGGAGCTCATCCACCCACTGCATTGCAATTTCTTTTTTCATAAATCTCCTCCTGTGTTACTCATACCAGGAATTAGGAAATTGTTGCCCATCAGGTGACTTTAGGTCAACCGCTGTGATAGACTTCTGGACATGGCAAAAGAACAAAGCCCCTATGAAGGACTACTCGATAACCTCGGCGGTAAAGTAAGCCTAGGCCAAGTCATTAGCGTCGACGCAGTCAACCGCACCGTGCGCGTCAAAACGCTCGGCAATGCTGAGCACGGGACTGACGATCAGGATCTTCCGAACGTAAAAATTCTCCATATGCAGTGGTCTCCAGATGGCACCTACGCTGTCGCGATGCCACAAATCGGCACCTACTACATCGTTGGTTATCTCAACTCCGAACCCGTCCTACTCGGCGCGTACCCACTCAGCAACACCTTCGGCGGCGGAGCCCAAGCGAACCAAACCGACGACCTTGCGCCAGGGGATTATGCTTTTGTCACAGCCGCAGGCTCACGCCTTATCATACGCTCCGGCGGAACTGTCGAGATTGAGTCCACAAAAAACTGCCGCACCTACTGGCTCCCAATCCAAGACACCATCACGACTGTCTGCCAAAATAAAGAGATGTCTGCCGGACCCGGATACGAGAACTGGACTGTTGACCCCAACACCGACGCCACCACTGTCACTCAAAAGGTATTCGACAACTTAAGCGTCAGCACCGCTGTTCAAACTCAAATCGGTACAACTGTCGCAGGGCCCGTCTTCGATTTTCAAGTAGGTCCCGTCGACGACTCCCTCAACATCGTGGCGCCCACCATGCAAATGCAAGTGGCGGCCGACGGCACAACAACCGTGAATGTTGCCCAAGGCAAAGTCACCGTCACGATCGCGCCGGACGGGACACTCAAAATAGCTACCGCTTCCGATGCCACATTTAACGTAGGCGGTAAAGCCACCGTGAATGCCACAGGAGATGTTGACGTAACCGCCGGCGGGGATTGTAATGTGACTGCAAGTGGCAAGATTACAGAGACCGCACCATTGATTATTTTAAATAAACAGGGATCTGGAGTTACTACGTTTAACTCGCATCTCGGTGTGATCGACGAAATAGTCGGAACGCCGTGTCAACCAAGCACAACGGTATTCGCCGACATATAAAGGAGATTTAGTTATGGCACTAAAATGGTTTTGTGATCAGAGCGGAATAGAAGTTTTCATGGCTCCCCCTTACGTGATTAAAACCGACAAGGACGGCAAGCCTGTTACCAAAAAAATCAAAACCATGAATGCCGAGGGTGAGCTTGTCGTGAGCGAAGTGGCGCACGTTATTTACTCCAAACCAAAAGCCTACATCATCCGCCTATCGGTCGGGGATGAGGTCATCCAGCGTGTGCTATGCGAAGATGAGCTGAACAAAGTAAAAGCGAAACTCAAAGATGCCTGGAATGTGCTCGAAGGACTGAAGCCGTGATTTCTGGGCCAGGATGGTCAACCGATCTTTACGGCCTGCTCACCGGGATAGGCCTACTGGGTTCAAAACTCCATGAATTTACTGATGCAGTGGGGCTTGGCTCAGCAAGTCACGTCGTTGGCAAAACTTTCGTCACCGTCGACGTAGGCACAGTTCCTGGTGCAGGTGTTGGAACTGGGACTGGAATTACAGGCCTTTCTGCGTCCACCATTTCCAGCACCATCTACTCAATGGCCGTCTTGTCCTTTGGCCAGGCAGGGTCCAGGCTAAAAGACACCTGCGACCAAATCGCCGCAGCGTGCGTGGCTCAAATGGCTCTCGCGACTTTGGCAACTGTCGATAGCCCGGTCTACCTTGGCGGCGGTACGATCACTCCAGGTACAATCGCGGTAATTCCGGCTGTCTGGGGAGCGACAATACAGTCGCAAGCCCCGAACTTCCTCGGAAGCCAGTGGCCAAATTTTGCTGCCGCGATCGGCACTGGCATGGGTGAAAACGTACAAAGCTCTGGCACAGGGTCCCTTGTCATCGTCGGTAGCCCATCGGGAGCACCGGTACCAGGCGGGGGCGCCGGCGGCGGTACAATATCATGACAGAGAAAATTTGTGCTGCGTGCAAAGAACCTAAGTCTTTAGAAGAAGATTTTAGCCCGCGAAAAAACAGAAAAACTCACCCGTACGCCTCTTGGTGCAGAGCCTGCATGAGACTTTATAGTAAAGAACATTACCAAAGAAACGATAGGGCAAAATACAAAGAAACAAAAGAAAAGCATATAGCTAGAGCGCTCTCTTGGAAAAAGAGTAATTCTGAAAAGTATAGGGACATAACCAAAAATGGCGGAATAAAAACATAGAAAGGTTATCCACTTATTTAGCCGAGTGGAGGAAAAGAAATCCAGATTATCGGGCGATTAAGTACGCAGAAAATCCAGGCAAATTTTTAGCCGTGAGTGCAAAGAGGCGCTGCGCTATCCTAAAAAGAACTCCTTCGTGGGCTGACCTTAGCGAAATAAGAGCTTTCTATGTAGCGTGCCCCAAGGGAATGGTTGTGGATCATATAGTACCTCTATGTGGACGAGAAGTTTCAGGACTGCATATACGATCCAACCTCCAATATCTGACGGTCAGTGAAAACTGCCGTAAAAGCAATAAGCTGATCCTGGACTATTTGGTTGCCAACTCCATGCAGGACTAGTTTAAACTACTGCATTGTCAGCCTATTTCCTGTAAAATATGCATGTGTCTTGTTTTTCCTTACCAAGACACGTAGTCTTAACGCTAGGAGCTACTGATGTCGGGACTTCAGAATTTATTTTCAATAGAACCAACTCTCCCCAACGTCCAATCGCATAAGATGCCGGACAATCCGGAGAAGTGGTCCGAAGTGCTCACGACTTACCTTCGTGAACAGTTCCCCGACGCAGCCAAGCTCCCCGTCGTTGTTGAGTATCGTAAGCGCGATGACCAATCAGGTACGGCTCTTGGAGCTTTGCAAATCAGCTCCGAAGAAGCTTCGAAAACTCTCTTCATCCCATTCATCATTCGTAAGTTTGAACTCTCTCCCCTTGATGTGTGGATGGAGCCAAAAACTCAGATCGTTCACCCCCTCACAAAAGACACGTTCAAAGAAGTGTTCTTTGTTCAGGGCCCTGCCGACGGTCTCGATGCGCGCCCAACAGATTCCACAGGTAGTTACTTCAATGATCCTAGTCTTTGGACAACAAACTACCCTCCTCTCCAAGGCCGCTACTCTTACGCTTCTGCTGGCTTTCCACTTCTCGACGTGACGTCAGATTCCTACACAAAAGAAGATGGTGAGAGTTTCAAACAATACCTTCGCGACAACCCGTCTCTTGTGGCCAAGTTCCAAAAACACGGCTATGCAGAAGTCCTTGAAAAACTCGCTAAGAAATCCTACGTCAACAGTGGCGATTACGTAGCAAGCGCTATGAATTTAATTCCAACAAGTGCCGTGCAGTTAAAAAGAAACGCAACTGCCAACGACTACTCAGTTCTAACCAGTGTCGAGGGTATCTTCGACACTGGTGAAGTGGTTCGCATGAACACTGATGACTGTCGTAAGTTCCTCTCTAAAATCACAGGCTCCACTGAAGATGTGTTGAGTGAGCTTGACCAAGAAGGTGAGAAGCTCCTCATCGTGCGCAAGCCTGCTGACGGTGTTTTCCTCTATGACTCCTCTGAGCCAGGCCCCGAAGAAGCAAAAGAATTCGCCATGTACCGGGTTAAGACTCAAACCGGTCTTCAGCTCGACGGTATCGTTGTCCCCAATGTCGTGGACTTTGCCGGCAGAAAAAAGGGCTACAAGCTCTTCCTGTCCAAGTCCGCATCCAGTTTCCAGAAGTCCATTGCAGGCATCAAGATGGTTGGCGTTGATTCGAAAGCCCCCATCAAGCACTGTCTCGAGCCTCGCGATATCCGTGTCGGCCAAACAGGCACCTTCATGTACATTGATGATGGCAAAGCGATCGCGACAGAACCCGTTACCATTAAGGCTATCGAGAATCACGACTGCCTTCACGTTGTTGATGTAAATGGTAAGCGCTTTAACGTTCGCCGCGGCTACGGTGACTACTTCACCAAAGAAGAAAAAGAAGCTCATAAACCAATAGACGCGAAGTCCTCAGTCCCAGGTCTCGTAAAAGAACCCAAGCGCGTTTACTTAGATGCTCATGGCATGATCGAAGTTCGTAAAGACATCTTTATCATCCCATCAAAAATGATGTGGATTCCGATGGAAGATCTTCGCGACGTAAGCGCCACTCCTGCCGAGTGGATCATGAAAGAAGCCGCCAGCAAAATGGAACTGGACCCCATGACAGTTCGCTGGACAGGTATCGACTTCGATATCACAGGTGCTGGCTTACCTAAGCTATCGCTCGACAAAGCGCGCACAGAATTGCTCCTCGCGAACTCTGGCGTGAGCATGAATAAGATTGCCGCTGCTATGAAAAAAGCAAAAGCCACAGGCCGTGTGAAAATCCACGGTGTTGACCGCCTGCGCTCGCGCGCAGAGAAAGTCTCCGAAACCGGCAAACTTATCGCCAAGATCTCCTCTGTTGTCGCTTCGCTGAAAACGAACATGCTTAAAGAAGCCGCCGAGATCGATGACAACGCAACTGTCGACGTTCTCTTAGGACTGAACTTCCTTAACCCAGACAACCTTGCCAAATTCGTGGCCTACAAACCCGTATTCGACAAGGTCCTCGACTACTTAGCCGAGCTCACCTTGGCCTCGCGCCTTGGTCTCAAAGACATCCCCGAAGCAGCGGCCGTTTCTGGCATGCATAAACTCATGGAGATCGTTGATGGTCTCGGTAAAATGCAAGCCTCTATGAAACGTCCTGCAACAAAGACCGCAGCAGCTCAGAAGCCTCTCAGTAAAGGGAAGAAATACCTCCCAGCTAAAGGCGCTAAACTGATCGCTATGGTCGGCGGCTGATATGCGGGGGGCGGGCAAGGAGTGAATGCTGGCATACCGTCTCCCGTTTCATAGACATCTCAAATGGCTTTGTATCGAAGGACTGTCTGTCAAAGACATACAGTCGTATTACGACAACATACAGATGGCCAAACCCACCGAGACGCAGATCGAAGCTGCCACAGAAGACGTGCGCAAAATGTTCATGTCCCCAGCTACACGCCGGCGTCTCGCGAAGAAGATTTTTAGCACAGATGACCAGCTTTTATGGCAAAAATACGGGCTTGAGGAGATCTACCTCCATCAGGTAGGCCAAACCCCCTGGGCCGAAATTCCGCAAGTGCTTAACCACCCCGTCATGCGCGTAGCTTTCGAATGCTGCCTCATTGCGGGTCTGGAGCACGAGGAGATATCGCAGCTATTGCCGTCGGTTTACGCGCTCCCTTTGAGCGCTAAGAACATCGAGACATACGCCAAGTATTTCTTCGATCACAAGGCCATGAAGAAAAGCGATTGGCAGGGGTACCTGAATCAGATCGCGGACGATCGCTACACGCACACCCGCATCTTCGCGGCACTCACCAGGCCACAAGAAGAAGTCTTACACGCCGTGGGCCTGCCGAGCAGACTTCAGTACGGGACCATGCTCAAGAACGTCATGAACACAGCCAACTACCGCTTCGAGTACTACTCGCGCCAGCAGAGTCCTGAAGCTCAGGCCGAGGCGCGCAGTTGGGCTAAAGTCATGATGGATGCCGGCGTACGGCACGAGAAATTCGGATCCACGGACGCCACGGATTTTTCCAAAGTCCTGCAGACAGAGTTTGCCTACGCAGACGAGACCATAGAAAGCATCACCCCAGAAATGTTGTCGGATGTTAAACCAGCCGTTGATATGGTCGACAAAAGTCTATCGCCAGCGGTTCCACCACCGCCCGATGCTGTGAATCAATCACCGGATCGCAACGATCTCTAGTACCTTTAAAATCACTATGGCGATCATCTGACGCAGCGGATAAAGAGGCTGTTTTGGACCGTAACCGGCGTTTTGAGAAGAGTAAAAAATCCTGGTTACAAATCACGATTTTCACCCGACTAGAGCAAAGGCTCTGTACTGTAATGATACAATATACGGCGCGTCACACCTATAGTGGTAGTTTATCTACTAGTCTAGGTACCAAAATGATACGTTTTTACACTTTGCGTCTACCCGGGTACAAAAAGAAATAGGAAAAGTGGGTACAAATGACTCGCGGCGCATTCCTTAATTCTTCAATGAAATCAACGGCAACAAAAATGTAACCGTGTCACCACCGACATGTTTAATAAGCTCCTAATAAAAGTTTTTGTGACTACATACCATTTCCTCTCAATTTATTTTATTAGAGCCCCCCTCTTGCGGGGAGGGTGCGACGGTGGTGACATTTGCTATTTTCTACACAATATTTGTTTTGTTTTTTCTGTACACAGACCCCGTTTAGCTATTATGCATGGCGGCAATACCGGTGATCAGTGATAATTTTGTGCGCAGCAATAGGCGTCTAGGCTTTTTAAAACTGGCTTGCCTAATAACCCTCCCAGGGATAATTATGTGAACTGTTTGCAAACAAAACCCCTTTTAGGAGGAGATCTATGTCTATCCGTTTCAGTGCAGTTCTTGCACTCATCGCTCTTTCAACAGTCGTGGCGTGTACGCCGGCCGCGGTAACACCGCCTGTGCCTGGCGCCAGCCCGACAGCAACCCCTGCCGCAGCCCCAAGCATTGGCTGTGTCATTGAGCAGTCTGTAGGCGGCGTTGTAGCCCTTGCGATCGCATCTGAGCTTCAGTGCTCGAATCAGTTGGCAATTCAGGCCACTGTGTCGGCAGCGGCTGTAAAAGTCGGTATTTGCACAGCTCCAGCAGCTCTTGCGATTGGTCAGCCCAAAGCGAAGGTGTCGGGTAAGCCAGCACTTAAGTCTGTAGGCGGCGATATCTGTACATCGGTCGCGAGCAGTGTGCTCTCAGGACTAGCAAATAGTGCGATCCCAGCGGCATGGGGCTGTTCGGCCGCAAGCGCTCAAGTCTCTCTTCAGAGCTTGATCGCCGGCGCTTGTGCAAAAGCATTCCCCTAGTACTTAAATAAAAGTTAGAAGACGAGAGCCGCGCTGTCATGGTGCGGCTTTTTTTATTCCAAATATGGGCAAAGTTTACCTATACTGGGTGAATGAGTAATTCAGAACAAGAAGAGATGTTGGATGAGCTAGGGTCGGCGAATCCATATGAAGCCAATGCTGCGGCTCAAAAAAGAGCCGTCTACGATCAGAAGGCTGCCCGCGGTTTATCAGAGGCCACGAAAACTTTGATAAAAGCTTTGAAGACAAAGTGGGTTAGCACTCTAATTTATCTTGATGGAAAGCAGTTTAGTTTCGCCGGGCGGAATTATTTGTATCCAATTTACAACGGGTTCTACCCACGCAAGATTTTAAAGTTCGCGCGTCAGTCAGAGAAGTCTACTTTTCTCGCGAACGACATGATCGTGAACTGTGCAGTGACCCCTTATACGAAGTCCATCTACATCGCGCCATCGCACTCGCAAGTAAGACAGTACTCAAACGGCAAGTTGAAACCCTGGACCACAGACTCTCCCATCTTAAAAAAGTTCTTCCTCTCCACCAGTGTCAGTGATCAGGTTTTTGAAAAAGGTTTCACCAACGGCTCGATGATGTTTTTGAGGTCGGCTTTTTTGAATGCCGATCGTGTGCGGGGGCTAAGCGGGACTGAACTCTATCTGGATGAGCTACAGAATATTTTATCCTCTAATATCCCTGTTATTTTAGAAGTCTTGTCCCATGCCGAGAGTCCGCAGGTGACCTACTCTGGTACGCCTCTCACAAATGACAATCCTATTGAGTCGATGTGGGCTAAATCATCGCAGTGTGAATGGCTGGTCCCGTGTACACGGCACTCACCAACTCACTGGAATTATTTAGACACGCGCAATATCGGTAAGACGGGTCCTATCTGTAACAAATGCGGCAAGGGAATTAATCCTGCTTTCGGAAAGTGGTTTAAGCTTTCGGCCCAAGACGATATCATGGGGTTCCACATATCTCAGCTCATGGTTCCGTGGATGCAGTCCCCTACAAAGTGGAAAGAACTTCTGTTTAAGTATGAGACTTACTCCACAGGTCAGTTTGCAAATGAGGTTTTGGGGGTCAGTTATGACTCAGCCTCTAAGCCGGTCACGCGCACCGATCTTATCGCCTGCTGCTCATCGAAACATCCATTCAGAAAATCACCAGACAACTACACAAATTCACTTACTTTGTTTGCAGGGGTTGATTGGGGGGAGGGTGTGGATGGCTCTGAAATAGGAGTTAAGGGCAGACTAAAAAATGCCAGTTACACAGTTCTTACCATCGGTGCTTACATCACTCCAAAAATCTTCCATGTGTTCTACATGAAACGCTACACCGGTGAAGAAGCTATGCCTGGTAATTGTGTTCGTGACATCATCCAGATCTGTAAACAAATGGGTGTTGCCTGCATGGGCGTAGATTGGGGCCATGGCTGGGGTGTGAACGAGCAGCTCGAGCTTGCTTTTGATAAGCCAGGCCACAAACGAGTGGTTAAGTTTCAGTATGTTGGGATGCAGAAGGAACGTAAAAAGTATGATGGCATAGGTGTAAAGTACCAGCTCAATCGTACAGAAGTCATGACAGATTTCTTTGAGGATTTAAAGCGACAGCGGTATCTCTTTCCGGACTGGGAAACCATGAAATCATTTCTTATGGACATCGAGCACATTCATGCGGAATACGCGACAAGCGGCACGCTCAAGTACGATCACAGAACGTCGGAACCTGACGATGCGGCTCACTCAATTATTTTGTGTCGCGAGGCTGCGGATAACTATTACGGGAAGCAGTAGGTAAAAAAAACCCACCCCTTTTTACGGGGGTGGGTTGCCGCAGAACGTCACTGCGCAACACTATGCCCATGCTTTACAGCACGTCACCCTGCTCTGCAAAAGCCCAACAATGCGACACTGCACCGTGACGAAGCTTCACGATAATTCACACTGCCATGCCGCTGCAGAACCATACTTGACCCCACCTCATCATGCCAATGCTTCACTCGGATTCAACAAAACTGCGCCTCATTTTACCGTGACGAGGCTTCACTAAGCCGCAGCTCACCTTGCCAACACTTCACGTTGCTGTGCTACACCTTGACATCACTTCACCGTAGCTCACCTTGCCAAAACAAAACAGGACCCAACGGCGCCTTACCAACGCGAACCTAGACCAAGCTTTACGATACCGCCGCACAACACTACTCCACTTTACTGCTGCTATTCTAGACCGTACATTGCCAACGCTAAACCGCACGCCACCTCATCATGCCCATGCCATGCTAGACGCTGCTTCACCTTACCCATGCACTACCTGACCTAACTAAACTATGCTGGTACGAGGCCATACTCCACCTCACTCCACAACAACAGCACAATACTCGGCCGTACTAAAACAATGCTGAACTGAACCTTACCACTGCTTTACAGCACCTATGCATTACCTAACGTCACCTCACCCTACCAATACCGATCTGGACTATGCAGAACTCTGCTATGCCGATGCCTTGCGAAACCATGCCACACCTCGCTATTGCATGAGACCGCCACACAGAACCACTGCTCAGCATCACCTCGCCTCACCATACCAACGCGTTACCGGGCTTAACCACGCAGACACTTTGCAGAGCCTTACAACACCGATGCCTGACTTTACATCACCAATGTGATACTCTAGACTACTTTACCATTACAGACCTGTACGACACTCCGCCTCGCCTCGCCACGACCGTACATTGCTTCACATCACCATTACTTTACAAGTTTGGTTTATTGGACGGTCGGTTGCTGTTCGGCAGTTGCTGTCTTTTTACGGAGTGGAATATCGACTTCAGCGTTGATGCACTTAATCTCGCTGGAAAACATACCTCTACCACTATTGCGCCATTGTCCTAACCCATTGAAATATTGGCCATATTCGAAAATATCGAGAAGGAAATCCTCTGTCAGTTTCGAGTTCTTTAAGACACGCAAATCAAACTCAAACTCTGTTCCGGGTTCAATGACTTCAGACTTGGCCAGCGTCACGCGGGGGCCTTGAGCTGTGATCACGCGGAGTGAGCGCTCAAGGAAATAAGGCGTTCCGTCGGCGTTGCGCTTTAGATCCTTGTTGGCCACGATGAACGGGTTTACACATCGCACTTGAGTGTTGATGATCTCATGAGTGTAGGTAGCCGATTGGAGGATTGTGCCATTCTTCTTTTCTCGGACTTGGCACAATGTCTTCGCTGCGGCCTTCATGTATCCGTAGATCATGTGATCTCCGATGCACGGACGGTTTGTTTCTTTATCCCAGAAGAAGATTGTCGCACCTTTTAGATCTAGACTCTGGAAGGTTTCTTTCAGCGCTTCGAGTTTACCGGTCAAAGCCATATCGCGCTGCTCAGGAGTGAATGTGTAGCCAACGACGGTCTCTAGGCTGTCCACGAGGCGAGACAATTCCTCATCGCCCTTTTCAGCAGAGATTTTCATCTGTCCGAGGTATTTATTGACCGCTGTGTTCACGTCACTCTTGTCGAGAATGAGCTCGCGCTGCTTCGAGAGGATGTGAGTGTTGTGGATGTGCGGATCGGACGGGTTGGTTGCAAGCATCTCTCTTAGAAGAGTGAGCTTGATGTGATACAGATCAAAAATAGTTGCACGCATGGAAGACTCCTAGCCTTAAAGGCTGTTAAAAGTTGTAACACGATCGTTACAAAACACTTATAACGGGAATTGTTTATTTTGTGACAGCTAAAAAGAAGCCCCGAAGGGCTCCTAAAAATCACAGAACATTTTTTGTTTCTAGTGCCAACTCTATCTGTTCGCTTAAGCTCTTTAGACACGCTTCCCTATCTATCTTCACATGTGCTCCCATGCCTTCTGCCTCCATAAATTCGATGAGCTCATCGAGCGCCTTCTTTGCCTGCTCGTAGTTCTTATCTTTGTAGTCTGGGTTGAGCACTGTCTGTGTCGCAAAGTTGTTGACGAAGGACATGAAAAAATCTGTCTGGTGAAGTTGCATAAATCTCCTATGGTTTGTGTGGAATCTTCTCAAAACAAAGATCAGCCTCATCAAGTAGAACATTCAGTATCTTGAAAAGCTCCGGCGTCAGTTCCTCTATACTGAACGCACAGACAACGCTTGTGATCTTGTTTAGAAGCTCGGCGCTTTCGTTAATCATTATAATCTCGCTGTGACTCAGACTGAGTTTGCCTCCGTGTGCTTGCGCACGAAGACTATCTCTTAAGAAGTGCATTTTCTGTGTGAAGTGGTCTACCCTCTCCAGTAACTCGGCTAGATCTTCATTTGGCATAATAGCTCCTTTCTAGTTGTGTAAAAGCATCCAAGCAACAGCTCCAATAAGCACGGTCAGCCATGCGAGCGTCCTGGCAAGAAAAACGTTTCTGGCGGCTTGTTTGTTTTTAGCGAATTCCATTAAATCTCCTTTAGTTTAATTAGAAAAGAGGACCTCTTGCGAGAGGTCCTCTGGCCTGAACTGATTATAACGTCGATACACGGATCGGGCCTGAGACAGTGGTGACATCGGATCCAGAAAGGCTGGCGTTACTGAACAGCATCATACCTGTCGCCGAGGCGCCGCTGGCGTGGCAGCTTGAATCGAAGTACGAGAGGTAGTTTGTACCACCTGCCACATAAGCGTGGGCCTGGAGATAGCCTCCGTTGTAGACCACAATCTCACCCTCCATATAGGACGTGGAGCCTGCTCCGGCTGGGGCCATGACGTTACCCGTGCAACCTGCGCCGTCGTAGTACATTGTTCCGACGACTCTGATACCGCCAGCAGCCGTGTTGCTATAACTGATGAGGTGGCCAGATACGGTGTTCAGGAACAAGTTATAGTACTGGGTACCCATGATGAACTGGAGGTTGGGCTGAGCGCTTCCAGTGGAGTCGTGGACGACGAGAGCGCTTCCAGCGGCACCGGCTGCTCCAGTCGCTCCTGTTGCGCCGGCGGGGCCTGTTGCTCCTGTGACTCCGGTCGCACCCGTAGCACCGGCTGCTCCAGTAGGACCAGCGGCGCCGGCTGCTCCGGCCGGGCCGGTAGCGCCTGCGGCACCAGCGGCGCCTGTGGCTCCGGTCGCACCTGTGCTACCGGTTGCTCCAGCTGCGCCAGCGGGACCTACGAGGCTCATGACGGTAGCGGTTGTTCCATTGCAGGTCATGTCGACGTTGTTGCCGTTTTGAGCGAGGGTACAGCCAGCATCAGCGAGAACCTGTTGCAGTTTAGAAGGGGCAGTAAGCGCTGGAGTCGCGGCAGTTGAGGAACCACCAGCTCCGCCTCCGGGACAAGCAGTGAGAGTAAGAGTCGATGAAAGAGCAAGTACAACTGTGTATAATGTTTTCATATAAATCTCCTTAGTTTGTTTTATTACAAAGATCGTGGAACGCGTAAAACCCGTTGACCGGGAGTCCGAGAATTGCGACGAGAGTGTTTTCAATACACACTCTTGCCACGTCTGTTTTTTCTATGTAGCTCTGCTCGAATGTCTTATCAGTGGTTGTGCCGAGGGTGGCACATCCAGAGAGAAAGACGAACGAGCATAAAATAACTTTATTCATTTTCTTCCTCTCCTTCTGTTTCTGCGGGTTCACTTGCCGCTGGGTTAGGGATGAACAATCTTGAGTAGGCCTCTGCATTCTTCTCTATAACGTTCTCGAGCATTTTCTGTATGAGCAGATCGTGTATCTCTGTGGCTTTCTTGCCCCAGACTTTTTCTTGTTCTTCTGCGATTTCTTCGAGTTCTCCCCAGACGATGAGGAAGTCATCTATGTGTCCTTTAAGACCTTCTGTGATGAGATACTTTGGTGCAGGGACGTCGTCTACGTCTTTACCTTTTTTTGCGTACTCGATAACTCTTGCGTGATATTTCTTATATTCGGCGTGTAATTGTTTGATCATTTGAGCGACGGCTTGTTCAGAAAAAACTGATTTCATTTTGCTAGATTTCATAAATCCTCCACAATTTGTTTAAATTCTTTAATAGCTTGCCAGTGATTCCACATAACGAGTTTAGCGATCTTCACCAAGAGCCAGTGTGTTCTTTGACAGTACCTGTTGTGTTCGTGCTCGATGTGTTTTAGTTGATAGCGTAGTTCTGCGATTGCGATTTCTTTTGCTGCCTCTGTGATGTCTTCGTCTGGGTCACTAATACGCTGCCCTGCCTTTAGGATGTCTTCTGCGGCAAGCTTCCCTATTTGGTAGGCAAGCGAGGTCGATCTCCTGCTGGCATGTCTGGACCTGAATATCATAACGACTTGGAATTGGACTAGAGTAGCTCCAAGCTCCACATCGTGTTTTCCTGGTAAAAACGTTTGTTGGTTCATAAAGCTCCTTTAATAATTAAGTTTTGTTTCGTTGTTTAAACAGAAAAGCCCCAATCTATGGACACAAGACGTGTTCATAGCTTGGGGCTAAATAGATACTATTTTATCTACACTATACTTATACCCGAAAAAGGTCGTTTTGTGCCTATGGTTTGGGCGCCTTATTTGCTACGTATTTGTAATGCCTTTCATGCTCTTCAATGATGATGAGCTTCGTCTGACTTAGACCAGGCCCGCACGGTTGCCATCTCAAATGTGTGCTCACGGTTGTGGAGTCTACCGAGTACTGCCTGTCTTTGCCGAAGCTCCAGTTGAGGAGAGACACGGTATAAACAGAACTTCTTAACCCAACGTTTGTTTTGTTAGCCTCTTTCTTCTCTCTGCTACTCAGCTCCCTTATGGGCTTGAGATCAGATACGTCTGGATTCAACGAGTGAACGTACATGGATAGGTTTAGAAAAGTTCTGAAAATATTGTCTTGCACATCTGATCTCGGATTGCCTAAGTGAGCGTTCTCATTTCCATGCAGGTTGTCTAAAGAAGTTTCGAACTTATCCCCCGCCTTGACTTCCAGACACACCCAGCCAGCGTTCCCGAACGTTCCTGAGATCGGACCGGTCGTATCTGATTTTGTGGTGTAGCCTACCTTGAGAAGCAGCCTATCTTCCGCCCACGGGCTCTTTATGAACGACACGTAAGCCCCGACAAGATTGTCGCCGTCGTGGTCATACATAACTCCAGGCTCGAAGGAGAAATAGGCCATGAAGCCGGGTTTTGGCAAAAGCTCTTCGCGAAGCTCTACGTCCATCCTTTGCATGGCTTTAAGAAAATCTGGATTCACTTTATAGATTTTAGAGTTCTCAGCTTGCCGGAAGGACTCAAACATACCGCAGAGGGCAACATCAAATTCAACTGAGACTATTGCTGTTACAACTTTTGCGTGCTGGGCGCCGGCCTTCTTAACCTCTTCCCAGTTTATGTCCCTCTCGGCACTGAAGTCTTTTCCCTTGATATAACTTAAAGAAGTGGCTTTACCAACAGTGCGCAGAGCTTTGAATGAGAACTTGTCCAGGTCGGTCCCCAGGTTCCCGGCGTAGAAGTAATAATCTGGATGCATCAATGACTTCATGAATCCTCCTTATAAATAAGTTTTGTTTTAAGTAGAAAATAAGAAACCCCGAACGCATAGCCGATTGGCTAAAGCTCAGGGCTTTTAAAAAGATACTATTTTATCTTCACTAAACTTATACCAGAAAAAGGGCACTTTTTGCCCTTCTGTAAACAGGCCTTATTTTGCTGATTTTGGCAGGAAGCCAGAAGAGTTGAAGGCTTTGTTTGGGTTACCGATGTCGATGTACTTAGCACCGGCATTAAGTGCTGCGCGATCGGCCAGGCGTTGGGATGCCTGGCGGGCGGCTGAGGATGCTCCGGGAGCTACTTTGCGGAAACCTTTTAAGAAGTTCATGGGGGTGATTATCTCAAAGATTTCCGCAGAAGAAAAGCCCTAAGCGTTTCCGATGGCTGGTGCTTTGCTTCCGACGATCGGGGCCTGGGGCTGGAACTTGGTATTGTCTGGGACATAGCGTAATTTGACCATGCTGTGGATGTCCAGAGAGATCTCTTGTCCTGGAAGGGTTGTCGACTTTTTTAGCTGCAACAGATTTTGCCAGGCCGACAGCATTTCTGGCGTCACGTCCAGAACATAGTGACTGTTGATCCTCGGTTCTTTATCTAGTTCCAACGGGGGCTCCTTTGTAAATTTGTTCTTTGGTGGCTTTCGTCATTTTGTATCTTCTTGGGCGAATTCTGGCGAGCTCGCTTAAGGCTGCGAAATAGGAGAGGCCGAAGGGGCACCCTCCGGAATGGATCGCAACGTCTCCGCTTACAACGATCTCATCTGGCACGCCGCGCTCTGGCACTACGACCTGCTGATCTACGTCCTCCACTGACCACTTGTCCGTAAGCTCTATCGGGAAGGCCAGACGCACACACGCCAGGTCAAGTCCGATCGGGTCGTCGAGGATCCCGACCAGGATGGTTTTATCTAACTCCACCACCCCAAGAAAGAAATCTGAGGGTGGCTTATTCATTGTTTCTTGAAGTGATATCATTGGGATTACCTTTTTTGTTTAGTTCTGGGATCCATCGCATTTTTCGCAGATGTGGCCATCTACGTCGGGGCATTTGTCCGGTCTACAGTCTGGGCAGTTTCCGACAGTATCGCAGGTTGGGCAGGGCTCGACACCTTTTACAATATCTTCGAGCTCTGCAATCTCACGTTGTCGTATCTTCCATACACCGACCACATCCGTATAAGGATCACCGCCGCGAGTGTAGACTTCAGACCAGCGGACGGTCTGCATAAACGAGAGCCTCGGCATTGTCACTAGTTTGTCAAAGGACGCGCGATCAACAAAACAGTCGTATTGATGCGCGTACTTACCAGGGTGAGTGCTCATTACGACTGCTGGCAGGTGAGCTTCTTCGTAAATCCACTTTACTTTAGGCTTAAGCTCCGCGATTAGTTCTTCTATTGTCATTCGCAATCCCCCTCAGCCCAGGCCGCAACGTTAGCCCAGATATAAAAACCTATCGTCGCAACGATTACCGCCGCGACAATGCCTGACAAAAATACTTGTGCTAGGATCGTCATTTATCGTCCTTTCTTTTATAAAACGCTTCACAACACTTATACCATAAATAGCTATTATTTAGTCCATACGGGCAGCAAATTTCCTTCGACTTTCATAGTGACTTTTTTGAGCATCTTGTTGGCCTCTTCGATCATGATCTTCTTTTGAAGTTCGTGACCTTCCTGGGCACAGGATTTATGAAAATCGACCACGGTTTCATCGTAAACAGAGTTGTAGAAACGGGCATCGTAGCCGAGGCGTTTAAATTCCTTTCTCATTACCGCCATAGCATTTTTGGTCATGTCCGCGTTCACTGTCTGGATTTGACAGTTGGCGCCTTCTCGTTGGATGGCTGCTAGATGACCCTTGTGCTTCTGCTTGATCATCTCAGGCAGATCGCGGCAGCGCATGTCATCTGTCAGTGCAATCTTGCCGTTTCTGGTTAGCTCTTTTATCGCTTCAGCTTCGATCTTCTTGATGTTCGGCTTGAACCAATGTCGAGTCCGGCCGTTGACGTTATGCATGATGAACTGCGAAGACGCCAAGCGTTGCTGAGATTTAAGCCAGCCTATTGCCTGGTGGAATGTGTTGTTGTATTTTTTAAATAGCTGCTCGCACTCTTCCAGAGTAATCTTGTGACCTATCTCATAAACAAGCTTTTCGTATAAACTAAATGGGCTCATTCCGTATGCTATACCGAAGGATAAAGTTTTTGCAGGCGTGCGGTAATGGGCGTTCTCGTTGGTCTTTGTAACCTCAACGCCCAATAGCATCGACGCCACGTAACAGTGGAAATCCACGCCCGAGTTAAAGCCTTCAATCATCAGCTCATCACCACTCAGCTCGGCTAGAATTACTAGCTCTGCTCCGCTATAATCCACAGTTGAAATAAGCCGATCGTCATCTGTACAAAAAGCGTTTCGATATCTCTTATCTCGTGGAATATTTAGACAGTTGAGCCCTCTGCATGTCGGTCTTCCTGTTTCAGTTCCATATTGGTTCATCCTGAAATGCACGCGGCCGGTTTCTGAATTAATTCCGTCGAGATAAGTCTGCCCATACGTACCAGTGAGCTTTGCAGCCGATCGGTAAGCCATCAGCGCGCGAATAGGCTCCAGATCCTTGATCTTGTTTTGAGTCTTTTTATTCGTATTGCTGATTGTTTTACCACCGACCTTTACGCCCATCATCTGAAGTGCACGAAGAACTTCTGGGGTTGAGTCGTAATTGATATCAACCACAAGCTCTCCTTCGCGGCCAGGCTCGAGGCTCCACTCTTTGTTGCACACAGGCTCAAACCATCGGTCGAGAATCGCTTTGGCTTCTTTAGCTTTTTGCGCGTTCTGAAGCATGATCTGCTTCCACGCCTCTACACTGATCTTCTGACCGTAGAACTGAATGTCAGCGAAGGCTTGAATAGCTCCGCACTCGGTATGGAGCCAGGTGTCAAGGACACCTGCTTCAATAGCTGCTTCTTTGATCTTGCCAGCGAGAGGGATCATGACGTGCGCATCGAATGCCGCGTACTCGAGCTGTTCTTGCGAAAACTCTCCTTCATAGTCAATGAAGGATGTTTGTAGATCCTTGTCCATTTCAAGACCGAGGTATTTCTTAGCCACGGTTGCGAGGTCAAGGCCGCCGAACTGAGACCCTGCGGTGAGGCACCGCTCACCTAAGCGTGTGCAGACAAGGTTCTCTGTCTCAACCCCACAAGTCCCTTTCGTCATCATGTATTCAAAGGGTGCGTTGTGTGCGAGCTTAATGATTTTGTCGTTGTCGAGAAGCGGCTTAAAGATCAGTAGGTTATTTTTATTTCTGGTGTCTACAACCCAAGTGTTGTCTTTATCTGCGAAAGTGGACAGGGTCGCTTTGTTTTTATGCGGGTCGAGGCCGGTAGTTTCTAAATCCCATCCAACGACTTTTTGAGTGAGTAAATGCTGACAAAGTTTATGTGCTTCAGCAGCGCTTTTGATATAGGTGAACGGTATCGCCATGGATTCCTCCCTGAACGCGTAATTGGTTCATCAAATATCTTATGCCAGAATTAACTGCGAAAGTGCTTGGCGGTGTCTTTTCGCATGAGGCCTACGCAGTAGGACCAACAGGACTGGAGTCCGGGCACAAAGATTTCAAGACCGTACCCGGCGGGGTCGACTTCTTCGCCTTCGACAATGCCATATTTCATTTCTGCTAGCACAAACACCGTGGAGCCTTCTTTAGCTACACGCCAAAGTTCTTTGAGCGCCTCATCAGTCTTAAAGGCTTTTTCTGTTATGACGAACAGGTATCCTGAGTCCGAGTCTAAGCTTGGAAGATAGGACGCTTCTATGCAGAGTGTCGGAGTGCTATAATTTCTATAAAGCTCATCTAGTATCTTGTCAGAAGGATTACCGCCGACAAAAATGATGCGAGGTCCGCCGTTGGTAGATTTTCTCAACCCCAGAATCGCGGCATAGTTTTCAGAGCTTAGCATAAATGTCCTTAAAGTATTTCACAAAGGTGTCCGGGTTCCAGTGGAGCTCCATCCAAGATCTCGCGCGTCGGCCGCGCGCATAGATCTCTTCCGGATTCCTGAGCAGGTTCATCATCTGTCCTTCTACTGTTTCCGGGACCACTTGTAAAGAAGGCAGCGCATTGACGGCATCTTGACCGACGACGCGCGCCATTGCGTTCTGAGTGTGTGAGTCCATGCTACAGAATGTGGCCACGCCAAAGGCCATGTACTCTAAAAATGACAGATGGTAGCTCCCTGTTACAATCTCCTCGAGCCCAATGTCGGCCCACTTCTTTCGAATGAGAGTTTCTTCATACGGAGTGTTGGTGATGATATCGGACTGAATAATGCCGGCGCGCTCAAACTTCATAAGAAAGGCGCGCATCGCCTCGTAGCCTTTGTTATCCCAGCCGCGGAGGTTCACATTGCTTGGGGCAAAGGAGACTCGGGGCGGGTGGTTTTTTGGGGGATTTGCGAGGGGTCTGTAGTTCGCGTCAAAAATGGGGAGGACGTTTGGTACAGCAAATTCGGCTTCGGGGTATTGCCTCACTTGGTACTGGGCTACGACAGCCTTTCTGCCATTGAAGAAGGGATCAGAGATTGTGGCTTCAAAACTCTCAGTCGAGTTCCTGGGAGAGTGGTACTGGATAAGGCACGGCTTTTTCTTGCAGATCTCGATCAGGTGCGGGTGGTGACGGAAGATCTCCTGTTCAAAAGCAAAGTTGTGAAAATGGATAATGTCGAACGATTTCAAAGACTCGGAAAGAGCTTCCGAACCCATCCCAGTCCAGAGCTGTCCGCCGACGAATACTTTGTTGGTGTTCGTTTGTCGGTGAAGCAGGACGGTCGCCTCATGCCCCGCATTGCGCTGAATTTGGGCTAGGTTGGCCGGAGAGTTCGAAAGCGGTGTGTTGCTCAGGTGTAGGATTCTCATGTCAGTATCAGCCTGCTTTCTTTGATCAGGAGGTCCGTGAATTTTTTGGTGTAGCGGATCCAAACAGGTTTTTTAGGATCGAAGTTGAATTCAGCGATCGCCACCCGTCCTTCGTCGGTGTAGAGGAGATAGCCCTTTTTGCGAAGCTCTGTTAGACCCGCCGCGACATGGCGAGGGTCATACCCGCACTGCTCAAACCCCCAGAGGACATTGGCGAGCATTCCTTCTGCCACTTGATTTGCTTTTTTGAAGCATTTGTTGAGTTCAACGAACATCATGAGGTCAGGCCCGTTGCCGATCGCGAGATCTGTCGGCACGTGCGTAATGCCAAAATATGGGGCCTGCACGATCGTAAGTGGTTCTTTTGTTGGATCTAGGAGCAAACTAGATGGTAGAATGACGGACTGAGGCGGCTTCGGCAACTTCGGTACAGACATTAAGTAAATCTCCAAAATAGGAACAATGGTTCTAATTGGATGGTAGCAAGGTTTGGTCTTCTCAGACAAGTCGGTTGTAGCACTTCGTCAAAGCTGATAAACTTGGGGCATTATGTTTTTAATTGGATTTAGTAAGGTGGCGGCTAGTTACGCTAATTTGACCCCCGAGGACATCGCCGAACGCGTTTCCGAGAAGTATCCTTATCAGGGTGCGGTCTACGGTGCGGCGGCTGGTGCGGCGGCTGGTGGAGCAAAAAAGCACACCGCGAAAGCAGCTCTTGTCGGCGCCGGTCTTGGCGCTGCGGCTGGAGCCGGTGTAGGTCACGGGCGTAAGGCTTGGTCGAAGTATAAATCTCGCAGGCTTGGTCGTGAGATCAGCGAATACAATCTCCGGGCAACCCCGCGCCGCTACAGTTATCACGAGGAGGATTAATCAGTGCATCGTTCAAAAGAAGTCCTAAACAATCTCGCCAAACTCGCTGCAGAAGCGTATTTATCTAAAAAAACTCCTCTCAACACTTCACTGACGAAAACGGCTAAAGAAGAGGGCCTCGAGCCCCACCAGATTGAGTATGTGGCGGCACAAGCCAATCACACCGTTTGGGAACGCCTTTACGGAATGGATAAAAAAGCGAGCTATGATTTCCCAGTCGCCGATCCCAATGCGGTCATCAAAGAGCTTCAGGTAAAGCCAAAAGGTGTTATCAAAGAAGCCGGTCTCGACTATCTTTCAGGACCTGGCGGCTACACCGAGAAAACAGCTTCGTTCGAGCTGAGCAGCATCGACAAGACTTCCGCAGAAAAGCGCGAGCTCAAAAAGACTCTTCAACAGCGTTTTGATAAGATGGCCTCTGCCAAAGAAGACCTCGAAGGCCAGATGTTCATGCTGAAGTTAAAATTTGGCGAGGTTGAGAAGACTTTTATGAAAGAAGCGCGGGCTCTCATTATGGAGCAGCCGTTTACTGATCGTGGCGCGGCTATGATGAAGATAGCTGAATTTGTGCGCTCGGCTTCGGAAGACAACGAAGCTCTAGCTCGTGCTCTTATGCTGAAGCTTTCGGCGGTTATCGTTGGTCAGGGGCTCATCAAGAAGGCTGATCTTAAGGCTCCAGAAGAGTATATCGACATGAAGATGCCGGCGAAGATCGTCAACGGTCGCCACGCTCTCTATATCACAATTAAAACTTTAAAAGACATCCGTCAGGAGTACGATCCTTTGCACCGTGGTGCCGAGATCGTCGACAGCTCTTTACCAGAACTAAGGGAGAAGATCCGTGCACTCTAAAGGATTTATTGGCGGGTTTGAAAAGACGGCCGGAGTTCTCAGCACGTTAGCGGCCCCCGTTAAGGCAGCTGGCAAGTTCGCGGTCAAAGCTCTGGGCGGCGGCGCGAACATTGCGATGACTGCTTTGGGTGCTGGTGTTGAGGGTGCTCAGGGTTACAAAAAGCTGACAGACGCTGCGGCGAGGTAATAGATGAGTAAACTGCGCAAGCAAGCAAGACATGACTTAGACTGTATTCTGAAGCTTGCGAATATCCCGCCTGCGCAGGCGGCTCTTAATATTGAATACATAAAGGGCATTGCAAAGCCTCTGTTGGCGGCACTGGCCACCGCGGGCGCGGCTGGCCTCACGTCTTACTACTACTCTAAAAAAGACAAAGAACGACACAGTCAGGCGCTCCTAGACAGCATGAAATCTCTGGCTGTAAAAAGCCCCGAGTTTGGCAAAAGCCCTGAGCAGTTTTTCGAACGATTCGGAGAGCTCTCTGTCATCTCCCCAACGATTGCAAAAAACCCAACGCTGGCATCAAAAATTCTTGCAAAGAAATTGAACACGGGATTCAGCGTTGATGACATCCATAAACTAACTTCCATCGAGAACAATGCGTCAGGGCACAAATCGTATAGCCCTGGAGCTGCGGGACGCGCGAGTGCGTCACATGCGCTCACAACTTTAACGACAGCACTTGGTCACGATTTTCTAGCGCACAAAATCAAACTGGATGCCGACTACACCGATCGGACGTCTAAAATCAAGAAGGCTCAAGAGACCTTGGCAAGAATGATGCGAATACAAGACGAGGCGGCGATCCACGAGGCCGCAAGCCACGAAAAAGAGGGGCATGTGAAAGAGCAAAGCGGGCAACGAGTCAGTGACGAATGTTTGGGTACAATGCTTGCTGAACGGTATGTTCTTGTTAAACAAGCAGGGAAACAAACCGGGCTCTTGGGCGAGGGATTCAAAACCATGGGAAAAGGACTTCAGTTCTTTGCCCCAGCTCTTGCTTTGGGTGGCGGTATCGAATTGATTCGCCACGTGGTAGAGTCGCGCAGAAACTCCGTTTTGCAGGCACAAGCTGACAAAAACTTCAAAAGCATGATGGCTACAAACGATAACCTGAAAAGTCCTGAGAACCGATACCTGGCTCAGGAGGCTTTCGATACGCTAAAAGCTGTCGCTCCATCTCTTGCTGCGCGGCCACTGGTAGCAAAAACTTTCATTGAATACACAGTCGGGCAGGGACAACTTGCTCCACAGACCGTTCAGCAGTTGGCTGAGGCTGAAGACAAAGTTCGTGGCGTTGGCGGTAAGGGTGGGTTCTTTGACGAGCTCAAGGCCACCGTGGGCGGCAAGTCAGCGCGCGATCTGATGAACCCCAAAACTATCATGGACGCCGAGACTCATGGACGGCGCCACAGTTATGGTCGGGGTAATAAGTAGTCATGGACAAACGTCTGCTCTTCCCGAAAAATCACGGGCGTGAGCGCGACATCTTCTTCGTCAACGAAGATAAGGTGTTTTTGCAAAAACACGCCTCTGGGTACCATCCAAAGATTCAAGATTATGTGAGCAAGGCAAAGCCACTTGAGGGTTTGATTCAGGTTCTCATTACGGCCTTAGGCGCATACCCATTTTGGCCTCAGAACGTAAACGGAGATCGATTTTTGGAGCCAGCATTGGCCCATGAGGGAGATGATTATGGCTACCAGACCTTCGCAACAAACGCGAACTACTTCAACCACCACATCAATAAAGATCCTTCACTGGCCAAAGGGAAGGTACTCGCAGCCGTCTGGAATGAACGGGCAAGACGTGTCGAGCTCATTCTCGGCATCGATCCACAACTTGATACCGACGCCGCGACGGAAATCTCTAACGGCAACAATCTTGCTTTTAGCATGGGTGCTAAGCTTCCTTTTGACGTTTGTTCTATTTGCGGAAATTGCGCAAAAACACGTATGGAGTACTGCGACCACCTCAGATACCAAATGAATCAGATGGACCCCATCACCGGTATGCTGGTGGGGGCACTGAATCCACGCCCACGATTTTTTGATATTTCCCGGGTGCTTATCCCGGCCGACAAGACTGCCTATATGTGGGAGAAGATCGCTTCTCCTGCCAGTGCTTTGCTGTCTAAGTTAAGCTCTGCTGAGCTTGCGGAAACATCGGCAAAGAACTGGTTTGATGATAAATACCTCCAAGAAAAAGTTGCAATGAAGACAGAGGCTTGGGAAGAAAAACAATCGGGGAAAAGATCGGCAAAAACGGCTGCAGTAAATAAGAGCGCGACTATCACTAAGGAGATCCCTGTGACGGAAGCAAAACCACTGTTTGCGTCCCGGTTAAATAAGATTCTGCCTGTCGCGAAAAAGGCCCTCGATGCCTCGGCCCCAGATCTTGATATGAGTCTTTTCAAAGGCTACAGCCTTCCTCAGATCCTGAGTACGCTGGTCGGGCTATCGATTATTCCTAAAGCCGGAGAGTCTCACACCCTTTATGAGCTCTTTGCTGCACACTCGAATATGGATCCAAAGGCTTTTGGGCCGCACGCTTTTTCGCCGGAGTTGGCAAAAAAGCTTCTTCCACAAGTGCCGGAGCGCTCGTTCGCGCGTCCAGTTCTGTATCGACGCATTGTCGTTTTAGCCGGAAAACCTGAGTCCGAACTTCGCAAAATGGCAGAAGATGGTGGCAAAAAAGCTTTCCACGCTGGACTGGCGGCCGGACTTATCGCTGCAGCACTCGCGTACAGCGGGCACAGCACAGCTCTCGGAAACCTGCTAGCAGAGCACCCTTTCCTGACCGCCGTCTTCGGAGCAACCGCGATCAAGAGCTTAAGAGCGCTTGCCCCGGACCGTCCCGTCGTGACTGGTGAAGTTTCTCTTGCGGAACCTGGTAACCCTTTATATAATACGAACTGGCAGAGACGTTTTGCCGATGCGCAAGCACGTCCCGTCACAGTTATCAAAACTGGTGCTGATCAAAAATCTACTGTTTTTGAAGATACTCTTGGTGGGATACCTTTTTTGCTATCTCTCGAGGGGATTACTCAGCAACCAGTCCTTGAATTATTGGAACACAATCCGAACATTTTATCTGGCAGCCTGATGACCAAAGAGTCGAGCGTTCTTAGTCAGAACGTAGCAGAAATTCTGACTTCTGCCCGCCGATTCATAAAGTCAGCTTCTCTAGAGAACTTAGAGTTCTTAGAGATAGTACCGGAGAACAGCAGAAACTCAGTCTGGGACCTGGCAATACTACACGCGGCCGATAGAATAACACGGAAGACAAGCTAAGGAGTACTCATGGCTACATTAGAAGAAATCTTAGCGCAGGTAGGGTTAAGCGAAGCACCGTCACAAACGAAGACTGCTTCTGCCGCCGCACCGAGCTCTAAGGAAGTTAACAAAGTATTAGAGGATTTGGGACTAAGTGGAGTCGAAGATATCGACAACGCAGGCGTGACCAAAACCGCATCCGAAGGAAGGAACCACATGGGATTTACAGATATCTACGACTCGATGTTCGGTGAGGTAGCTCCGGCTGCTACAGAGGAAACACAAGTGAAAACTGCTGCCGCTGACGCTGTTGCTACAGCTGAAGCCGGCGCAGAAGAAGTCACCGAGTCTTCGACAGCAATGGGCGAATTGACAGGCATTTATTTCAACGTGCTTGAAGATTCTTTCTACGAAAAACTCGCAGGCGACCTTGAAATGGAAGCCGGCAAAGGACACAAGAGCGTTGACAACGCTGGTGGCGAGTTGTCGCGCATCGTTGGCAAAGAAGGCGATCCACGCATCGCTGTAAACCACGACCCCGCTAGCGGCGCTGGTTTGAAAGTTAACCCAGGAAACCAAACTCCGTACTCGCTGAAAGCCAAAGCACAGATCAAAGCGATCCTGAAAAGGAACATGAAGTCTGAGCCAGGCGACATCGGTGGATACAACGAGTAAACGAAGAAAAAGAAATAGGAGTTAAATATGGATTTGCAGAAATTAAGCACAGCGATGGAAAAGATGTCCGAAGAGGATCTCCAAGCCATTCTGGACACTGAGTTTGATGCTGAACTGGAAAAAGAAGCTTCTGACGAGCTTGCACAATCCGATCTCGAAAATGCTTTGTACGCTTATGGCGCATACAAAGCTGACCTCGAAATCGAGAGTGAAGAAGCTGGCGAAGATGGCATGAGCAAGGAAGCCTCTGAAAATTTCGAAGCCGCTGAGACAGAGATCTCTGCAGCTATCGAAGCCGGTATTGTAGAGCTTGGCCTTGACGCCATCGAAGATGACGTTGAAATGCATAAGACTGCAATGTCTGCCGCTTCTTTGATTTTCGAAGGCTACACTGACCATATGGAAAAGTGTGCGGCGAAAAGCAAAAAAGACGGTAAAGGCCTCAAAGGCATGTACGGTGCTGCCAAGAAAAAAATTGGCGCTCTTGCAGGCAAAGCTGGAGCACTCGGCAAAAAGCACGGTAAAGCCGGCGCTCTCCTTGCTGGCGGCGCAGCTCTCGGTTACGGCGGAGCAAAAGCTCACGAGCACATGAAGAAAAGTGCTTCTGAGCTTACCGCTGCTGAACTCGTTGACCTCACTTTGTCTAAACAGGCAACAGTTGAAGTCGTCGCTGACGGCATCGAGAAACTCGCGGCTCGTGGATCTGCTAAGGCTGGATTGCTTTCGAAAGGTCTGGGCCATGTAAAAGCCCTCCACAAGAAGCATCTCGCCGGTCACGGTAAGCACATGGCTGCTGCCGGTGCAGCTGGCGCAGGCGCGGGCTACTTGGCTCATCGCATGCAGAAGAAGGATAAGTAAGATGGCAGTCCGCCCGCTGAAAGACCTATTACGGGACGCTGACAAGTTTAGCACTTCGCTAAATAAGTCGGCATCAGCGGCGCCTGCCGGACCAGACGAGATTACTGCTTTCGCTGAGAGTTTGATTGACGCTGAGTCAATCACCTCCAGCGATAACGGTTTCGAGAAGATGGCAATGGCTCTTAACAGAGCCGATGCCCTACTCCAAATCGAGACCCTTCTCAAGATCGCGAAATTTGAAGAGCAGGCTCTAAAGGCAGGCTTCTCAAAAGAGCAGGTCAGTGAGGCAGTGGAGAAGATCGCGGCTAAAAAAACTCGCGATAATCTGGCCGTTTTAATGGCAGTCGACGGTGGTATTATCCCTGGAATAGATAAAAATACGCTGGTGAAGAAAAAAGTTCCAGCTAGCGAAATCGGTCAGGCACTTAATGAAAAAGTGGTGACCAAGAGTTTGGGGTACGGCACATGAAAACAGTTTCTACTGAACAAGTGAAACTCGCCGGTGAACTCCTAAAGCGTGAACACGAGCTTCGTTTAGGTTTGGAAAAAGAAGCTCAGGATCACAAGCTTGAGAAACGGGCGGCTAAAATCGCTTTTCGTGAGATCGAGCTTGGATTGTCTGAGCCTTATAAAAGCCATGAGGAGTTTCTGAATAAGGTCGCAAACCTTATGAAAGAAGACCTCGACGTGGTTGAAAAGGCGCTTGAAAGAGGATACGGACCTTCGCGTAGAATTGGCGAACTTGCTGAGGAAACCGGCAAGAGTCTCGACCCATTCACACGTTGGGTAAAACACGGCGAACTGGAATAACAAAGAAGGAGTATTAAATTATGGCAACATTACCTGAATTGGTCGCCCCTATTGCGGTCGATCTTCGCGCAGCAGACGAGTCTTTCGATATCATCAAAGGTATCGAGCATCTTAATTACCAGGATGGTTTGTTGGTCGATCAGACCCTTACCGTTACTCCTGGCGACTGGATGACGATTGCATCAAGCGGCTTTGTTGTTCCGGCAACAGGCAACGCGGTGGGAAACGTTTACCCAGTCATCGTTGGCAACAACGAATATGACTCTCTTGCTACTGGCGACCTCACAGTCGCTATCGGCGGGGGCTTCATGTACAAGACGACTAAGTATGTCGCTGGTTCATACACAATTGGTCAAAACCTTTGTGTAAAAGATCTTGGCGGCGGCGAGCGCGTTCCATCGGCAGCAGGCTCTAACGACGCAATCGTTGGTCGCGTGTTTGCTCTGGACATTGTGAAGAACGTCATGACGATTCTGGTTCTTAACCGCTAATCGGCGGGCCCTAGTGGCCGCAACGATAAAAGAGAGTGTGGATTCACACTCTCTGGCAAAATTAGTTTTGTTTTTGTATTTGAATTCGAAGCCAACCTAAGAAGGAGGAGGCACCATGTTTTCTGATGAGGCAGCAACGTTTAACAACCTGTTCGTCGAGCGTATGGATACGCAAGATGGACAAGTGAAGACTGCTCAAGCGGGTCAAGCGTATGTACGCTCGTTCCTGCGTGAACACTCTGTAGCGCGCAAGATCCTTCCACCTGAGTCAGTCACTCGCGCAGACCTGACTCGCAGCACCCGCCACGATACGCTGATCAAAATCGTGGATTTCGAACATCCGTCTACAGCAGCAGCTGTAAACTTCCGTTCGGCTGGTCGCGAGCGTTACCTTCAAGGTAAACGTTACGCTGTGCCATTCTTCAAAGTAGAGAGCGATCTCTTCACGAAGAACGAAGCGGAACTGTTGGCCTACGAGTATCCGGTAACTAAAGTTATCGAAGAGAACTCGATCAAGGACATCATGTTCGTAGAAGATTCGACTTTCATCTCCGCTTCAAACGGAGCCGTTTACAACAGCGGTAAGAAAATCGTATCGGCCGACACAAGCGTAACACGCTCGAACTTGAACAAATTGTTCAAGATGATCGACGTAGACAAGCTTCAGTCGATGGTGTGCTTGATGACCAACGTCGATTTCGATGACTGGCAGACACAGCAAGCAACAGACGTCGGTTCGCCGATGGCTTCTGCTATGACTGTTGACGGTTACAAGCATGACCACATCATGCGCCGCCGCCTCATCGTCACAAACAAAGTTGATCTGCTCCCACCGGGCACAATCAATGCCTATACTGATCCTCAGTTCTTAGGGAATTTTTTCATATTGAATGATGTGAAATTTTGGATCAAGAAAGAAGCAGACAAGGTGTTTTGGAAGACCTGGGAGTACGTCGGCCTCGGAATTGCAAACCTTCGTTCGGTTTCGCAAATCACTCTCGCAGTCCCACAAATTATCCCTGGCGGCGGAAGCTTCTAAGGATAGCTAAACAAGCTTTTGCTTGTAGGCCAAAGAAGGCGGTATCACTGCCGCCTTCTTTTATTTTAAGGTGATAAGCTTATTACTTTTTCTACTGTTTGCAGGCTGAGTTAGATACTGAAGATTCCACGGGACGTGCAATCCAGAGGCCTCTATCAAATAAGAACTTCCGTCATTAAGAATTATTTTAGTCCTGGCTTTTAAAGCCACTATGTGGTCGACGTGCAGACTTGCAGGGCACCCGTCAAAAACTTCCCTAAGCTTATTCAGATCTGACCACACAGGAGTTCTTTGGATTATCATGGCCCTTCTGTTAGCCGACCATGACTTATACTTCCCTGGATTTTTCTTATAATCGTCTTTCATCCACTGATTTACGTAAGACCTCCAGATTTTTTTGTTCTTCAGGAGCCATCTTTTTTGCAGAAATGAAGTCTGCTCCTTATTTTTAAGAGCCCAAGCCCTACTCAGCTTATAAGCCAACTCTCTGTTGTTACCAGCCCACTTCCTATTTCGTTCATTGATTTCTTTTTTGTTTTTCGAATAATAGTCAGCTTTGGCTTTCTTCTGGCAACCCTTACATCTCCAATCAAAGCCATCTTTTGCCATTTTATTTTTGTAAAAGTCACTGAGAGGTTTTGGTTTACCTTTGCACGTGCAACAAACTTTGGTCATAAATCCTCCTATTCTACTTATACCCGAAACTCGGAAACTATTGCCTACCCGCCAAAGAGTGCGCTATGCTCTATTACACAGGTTCCGTTTTATTTACGGAACCCCCATATATAAACAGGAGACACACTGTGCCTAACGCGAATGCGCAATCCCATAAAGTTCCTACTAAAATCGTTGTCACAAACATCACACAGAAGGCTGGCGGCGCTGGCTACTTTCTCGATCCAGGTGAGGGGTATGGCAATAAAATCATCGGCCCCGGCCGTTCGATGACGTTTGATTGCCCGGGTGGTCATATGCCAGACATTCTCCAAGTTTGGGGCAATGCAGTAACTGTTCATGACGCGTCAAACGGTGTGGAGATCTTAGGATCTGGCGGCGGCGAGCTGTCTCCTGGTCTGGTATCTCCTGTACGGGAAATGGCTGGTGAGCGTGATCTCGACCCGGACAATGAGGACTTTCTTAATGATGAGGAGCCCAGCCTTGATGAGGCGATCGATGCGAACATGCCCAATCGCTTGGCTGGCCACAGCCCGAATGAGCGCGGCGGCCCTATTGCCGGCGACCTCCGTCAGCAAAGCTCGCGCACGAAGGTGTCACTAGGAACGCGCACAGACGAAGTCGTTGGCGGGGAGCTATCTCCAATCCCAGGCGACCGGCCGCGGGATCTGGACAATTCGCAGCAATACACGATCAAAGCCCCGCGCGCGAATCATGTGGGCGGGATTGTCGGGAAGAAGTAGTCGAGAGGGCCTGGCCTATGGTATTCTGTAGGCTATGGCTTTATTCGATATGCCCGAGTTGGAACAGCAACGTCTGAAGAAGGCGCGCAAATATCTGCGCCTTTTCACCATGGATACTCCAGAACTAAACCGCCTTGTGCAGGGGTATGAAATCGATGAAGACCGCCTTGAGTTTGCTATTATGCTTACTATCTCTGACTGGAACTCGACCACTCCGCTTATTGGGAAAGTCACTCTGGGGAATTTTCCTTCACTCTATCTTTTGATTCACGGGGCCGCGATCCAGTGTTTGAAGATGGCAGGGATGTACCAGTCGAGGAACGAACTGACGTACTCGTCGGGCGGTAGCTCATTTGTGCGCGCGAATAAAACTCCCTATTATCAGAGCTGGATACAAAATTTCGCTTCGGAATACGAGGCAAAAAAGCTCAACATGAAGATCCAGCAAAACATTGAAAAGAGCTACGGTAAGGGCTTCGGCTCTGAGTACGAGTTAATTGGCTGGGATTTCTAAATAGAGGGTATTTATGGCTCTCACCATCAACTTCAAAAAAGTAGAAGTCATCCCCCTCTCCAGGAACCCTGCGAAGATTTTAGTGCGATGGCAGACTAACCTGATTGGTGCTGACCTAGCTGATTTCGAGTTTTACGTGGAGCGCGGAAACACTCAGGATAATAATCCTGGGTTTCAGCATATTACTGAGTATGGTACGCCGGTGCTGCCACCTATTGCCTCGGCGCCCACACAAAACTTTCAGGTTATGAGTCGCGCGATCGATGGACTGGCAGATAGCTGGCATGTGGATTACACGCCCGAGATGCTGAACTTAGATAAACAGCTTATCTATCGCGTACGGGCACGGAAGAAATCAACGCAAGAAGAGATTACGTCTTTGCCTATTTCTCTTGGCGGCGCGCTTGATTTGGTTGGTCTTTATATCGCAGAAGAGATCAACTTTGAGTTGTCTGATGCGACGGGTGCTCCAAGCCTGATTTACAATCGCCGCAGGGGTGGCATTCAGTGTTCGTGCTTTGACCCGATTCAGAAGAAGAGGACCACGTCGAGCTGCCAGATTTGTTTCGGAACGAACTGGGTGGGCGGGTTTTACGACCCGATCGACGCGTATGTGGACTTTAATCCCAACCCGAAAAATGCTCTGATTACGCAATGGGGGGAAAGTCAGGAGAACGCGACGAGAGTCATGCTAGCCAACTTCCCGATAGTTTTGCCTGGTGATGTGATTCGCGAGCTTAATACGAATAGGCTTTGGAGGATCGGGCAGCGCGTGAATACGACAGAGAAACGTCGCGTAACACTTCTCCAGTTTCCCGAGGTCCAGGAAATTAAGCCTGGGGATATTGAGTACAAGCTTCCGATTGATGAGCAGTTTATGCTGGCGAAGATTGAAGAGTTTGCGGCTGTGCGCCGGCGGAGGGAATTTTGAGTTTCACAAAAGGTTTTCTCAGCAAAAAGCGCAAGCCCGGCAAAGGCTCGGATGATTCTGAGCCGCCAGTCACCAATCAGATGTCGACCTTCAATTCCGAGAACCAGCGGCTCGACCCTGGTGCCTACACTGAGTTAAAAACAGCGAGTGCTAAAAAGAAGGCAGACCCCTACGGAAGGGGGTTTGTTAAGGCTTTAAAGGATATGGGCCCTACAGATAGTAATCCGCTGCGCCTTTATCCGGGCCCTGAACAGCCGTGGAACGTTTCAGGTTCAGACAAAGTGGCGGGTGTGACGGCTCCGCTTAAAGCTCCTACATCCCCGGGAGCCGGAGCTGCGCAGGCCTTTAAACCAATGAGCGCACCGAAACGCGTGACACCGAATATGGGGGCTTACGGAGCGCCAAAGGGTGCGAGTGGTGTTTTCGGTAAATCAGTAACGGCTCCGTTCGCGCAGTCCTACGGAAAATTCGGGCGCAGACCTAGACAGGCTATAAAATCTATTACCCGCCTCCACAGGGGCATGTAGTGGTTACGCTTCAATCTGTGCAGCCTCTGTTCGAGGATCAGTCCCCGGTACCAGAGGGGACTTTACAGCAGGCCGTCATAGACGACTTCAAGCTCAATAACTTGGCCGGTGTCCCTGAGCAAAAGATTCAGATTTCCTTTAATACGGAAGAGGGCGGTGATATACTCATCAAAGTGATAGACCCGCACGCGGCATCGGGATATCTCGTCTTCCAAGACGAAAGCGCCTACAAGCATTGGCTGAACGTTCAGCTCTATGAGCCGTCTCAAGATGAAATTCAGGAGGCAGCTCGTAATGGCACAGGGGCCTAGGGATTATATTGACCCGAATAAGTTCTACTCAAATACGCTACGGTTCATGGAGAACTCGTTTCTGGTGTTTTTGCAGTCCTTGTTCAACAATTTTCCACCAGGCGCCAACTGTCTTCACTACGACGACTCTCCCGAAGCTTCGGAGATTGCGATTGAAGGTCAGAATACCGACAATCTCACAAACGTCGACACTAGACCAAAGATCGTGGTGGCACGTGGTCCGGTTCGAATGAATAAGACTGGTATCAACAACTTTGTTGGTTCCAAAAACCTGACGCTCCAGCAGAGGCAGTCGGTGGTGATCAAAAGCGGTACGGTCGGCATTAGCTGCTACAGCCGCGAAGATCTTGAGGCAGATAGGATTGCCGAGATCGTAGCATCTGCGATAGAATCCATGACTGATGTAATACGTCAGTTTGGGTTCCTGGAAGTTCGGGCGACGGACATAGGCTCTAAAGCCATGATCAAGTCGGACTCGAGACCGGATTTATTTGTGGTACCCGTTTTAATTAGCGCGAAAGTCACTGAGAACTACAACAGGAAGATTGTGGATCCAGTTTTGCTCAGAAAAATTATCTTCCAGTACGTGATCCAGCCCGTAAATTTGAGAATACCGCCCACTGTTTAAGTGGGGTGTAAAAGGAGTTCGTAATGGCATATCGTCAACCCAGTGTAACCGTGTACCAGAATTTTACTGGAGTGACACCGGCACTCGCTCTGTTCAGCTTATCCAATATCAATATTGGCCCTGCTTTTCAGGTTGTGAACTCTGCCTCGGCTGGAAGCTATGTGGGTTCGGCTGGAGTTTATAGCTACCCCGGACAAATCGCGGGCTCTTACGTTGACACTCGCCCGCTTGATCCTACTGACCTCATCAGTTTCCCTGTGTCCATCAATCTCCAGAACACAGTCGTTTCTTATCTGACTGGAACTGTTGGCGCGATTCTGATTGCGAACTTAAATCAGTTTACTGACGCGACATCCAATGAATTCGCAAACGTAGCTGTGGGTGATGTTATCGTCGTGACAGGTTCTGTTCACGGGAACAGCGGATCTTACACAGTTCGTCAGGTTATCAGCCCGAACGTTCTTCAGACCAACGAGACATTTGTGGCGGCGGAGACGGGTCTTGCGTACACTATTCGAAGAAATCTGCAGTCGACTGTCGGTCTTATCAACATTCCGACATCTACTGCCGGTGTGGTTGTTAGCTCCACTGAAGTAGATCTTCCTGTCGGTCTGACAGCAACTGCTCCAGTCATCGGCGCTCAGCCAATCGTTTCGGCGACGGTCCTTCTGTCTTACCGTGCACAGCGGATCGAGCTTTCTGCTGAGGCGGCAAACTTCACAACTACACTTGGTCTTCAGGCATCGTTTGGTGTGGATCAGATTGTCCCTGAAAACCCGCTCGCTTTTGCGGCTTTCTTGGCTCTGCAGAACGGGACTCCGTCGACAGATGTTCTGGCGCTCGACTCTCAATATCTCTCAAACGAGTTGCTCTCTTATGCAGACGCATTCGCGGTTCTTGAGAATGAAGATGAGTACGCACTCAACGTCCTTACACAGAGCACAGCGGTGCATAGTGCCTTGAATGCGCACGTTCTCGCAATGAGTGATCCTTCTATGAAGCTCGAGCGTGTCGGTATCACAAACCGTCAGCTCATCACAACAGCGGTTGTGGTTCCTATTGGTCTTAGTGATGGTGTTTTCAGCGGTTCGGGTCAAACCACTTTCACAAGTGCTTCGAGCACTTTCCTGACGAGCGGCGTTGTTCCTGGCATGTTTATCAACGTATCAGCTCCATCAGGCGCTGTTGGCCGATACTTGATCGCGGCAATTGGCAGCCAGACTCAAGTGACGCTTGCAGCCGGTCCTGCGACCGTCTACAGCGGCGCTACTTTCTTGGTTGACGAGAACTTAAGCTTAGACGACCAGGCCAACTACCTCTCGGCTTATGCGTCGAGCTTGGGCTCGCGTCGCCTTGTTGTGACTTGGCCCGATGTTGTGAATATCCCGGTCGGATCGACAATCCGCCCACTTCCAGGGTATTTCCTGGGTGCAGGTCTCGGAGCGCTCACTACAGCGCTTCCGACTCAGCAAGGTTTCACGAACCAGAACTTGGCTGTTTATTCAGGTGTCGTCCACTCGACCAAGTATTTCACGAACACACAGCTCAACACGATCGCAAACGGCGGCGTGATGATCTTCGCTCAGAATATTCTGAACGTTACGGCTGTCTATATCCGTCATCAGCTGACAACGGATCGCTCGGCCATCAAGTTCCAGGAATACTCGATCACCAAAAACGTGGATTTTATTGCGAAATTTATTCGCACTAACCACTCCAAGTTCCCTGGTAAGTACAACATTGTCGACAATGCTTTTGATGACTTAAAAACAAGCGCTGTTGGTATCATCGGTTTCTTGAAAGATTCAACTAAGAAGCCGAAAATTGGTGGCGTGATCAAGAGCGGTAGCCTTACAAGCGCCATTCAGGATCCAGTAAACATCGACGGTATTATCGAGCAGTGGGCTTTGGACATTCCAATCCCGCTCAACAACCTCGATATTACGATTAACGTTTAAAAGTAAGGACGAAAAAACATGGCGGCAATTACTGATTTTTCAAACTGGGATTTTAGCAACTACCACGTGCAACAAGAGTTGCAAGGTGGGCAGTTTGTGTCGGCAGAAACCAGCCTTATCGCTTCGGGTGCTCCGACCTTGAGCGGTACAGGTCCTTACTCAGACGTTCCAGTAGGTCAGGTAGGGACAGTGTTCCCGATCGGTCTTATCGAGAACGCGGGCATCAGCCAAAGTAAGCAGCTTCAGAAGATTTTTGAAATCGGCTCAAGCCGCTCTTACTTCATCCCCGGCCGCGTAATCGGCTCTGTGAGCATGGGGCGTATTTTTTACTACGGCCCCTCGATCCTCAGAGTTCTGTACGCGTACTACTACAACAACACGAACGGTATCAACATCGGTACGGTGGATGCGTCGACCAACATCACACTTGCTGATGGAAGTCTCGCGCAGTCGCCACTTGCACGGTTGCTCGATACCGGTTCGCAACAGTATCACCAACTTCGTCAGTCGCCCGGTGATGACTACTTCTTCGTGAACTTGGCGTCGGATTTGTTCCACCAGGCGTTTGGTTTAGCGTTCTACTTTAAAGACGCAAACTACAACTCTGTAGGTGCGTTCTACCTGGAGAACACTTATATCCAGGGGCATCAATTCAGCGTAAGCTCGGGCTCGGTGTTAATCATGGAAGGCGTTTCCGCGCAGTACGATCGTATCGTGCCGATCAAGTTGTTGAACGCATAAGGCGGCCAGATGTTCTTAGGCGGCTTCAAGAAGCAATCCGGGTCCCTTGATAAGGGGGACCGGAAAGATGTGCGCAATTCTGCGATAGCCGGTACGGCCGGCGGAGCTGCTCTTTATGCCGGCCACGATTACATGCTGGACCGCAGAGAGAAAAAACTACCAAACCGAAGAACTTTTTCTGAGTTCAAAAAACACCTCAATCCAGGCGATATTTTAATTTCTGGAGGAACGCCGGCAAAGTCAGATGCTCTTTGGCTCAGCTCAAAGATCCCGCAAAAGCTGTGGGAGATGACTCCGGAAATTATTAAGGATAGGAAAATCACAACGATCAGCAGCATGCTGAGCGGAGCTGGTGCCGGGTCGAAATATCACGCCGGCATTTATTTAGGTAAAAACCGTGTCGGGCACATGTCCGGCGGGGCCTATAACGAAAGTCTGAAAGCTGCATTCAAGAACCAGAACGTAGCAGCTTATCGGTTTGGTGACTCCACTAAAAAAGAGCGCGAGTCGGCTGTTAAATATGTTCGCAAGGTCATTAAAGACAAAACTCCGTACAGTCTAGCAAAGGCTGCGCCGCAAGTACTTACGAACTTGGTAAGTCCTATTGGGCGCAAAGCGAACCGCAAAGCGAAAGGCAGTCAGGTTTGCAACACGCTTCCCTCGCGTGCGTACAATAAGCGACGTTTCACGTGGCAGGGGGAGCACACTTATTCAGGGGATTTAAGGAAAGCGAAAAACTTAGCTCCCGTTGCGCGTAAGGATGCGTTTAAGCTACCTATTGCTTACACGGCAAGAGGCCGCCTAGGACAGGCGGCTAAGGGCATTAAGTTCGGACTTGGGGCAGCCGCAGCGACCTACGGCTACAAGAAGTACAAAGAGCACCAAGGCAAGTAGTGATCTACTGAACCAGAAAAGCCATCTCGATAAACCACAGTGCGTACATCAGGTTTAAGAAGCCTTCGCTCCACCAGAAAAGTTTATTACTTTCTGATCGGAGCTGGGCGGCTTTAACGACAGCGGGGTTTTTGCTTTGGTAATCGAGAGACATTTGAGCAAGGTCCTCAGCGGAAGCTACTTGGAAACGGCCGAAGAATTCCTTCGAGACTCGAGCGCGATCGAGCGCGAAGTGCGAGAGGAAGTCGATAGCCATAACTCCCAGGAGTAGCGGGATAGCCACTTCTTTACCCATTTTTATCCAATAGCCGAGAACGAGCACTAGTGTGAGGACGCTGTGCACGGAGGCGCGGGCGCACATTGGCAGGATCCAGTTTGTCTGTGCAAGACCTTTTACGGTGTAACGACATTGTAGGGGGTCGTTAGCTAAAAAATGTTTCAGTGCAAAAAGGGCAACTAAAATGAATGCGACTGGCATGAGTAACCTCCATGTTTATTTAACTGCTTCGTTTCCTAAAACTCTTTTGGAATTTTCCCTGATAAAGCGATTTTTAGCCATGATTTTATCGCGCCGATCTGAATCAAAAATCCATGATGATTGTGGCATAAAAAGCATGGGTAGCGGGTCGGCACCATCCGTTGGTTTATCGTAGCCGTAAATCCAGATCTTGTCCTGAAGGTATACGGGCAGCTCAAGGAGCTCCTGGCGATCTTCGTGGAGTAGGATCTCACAGTCGAAATTTTGGTGCAACCAGTCCTCATTTACTTCGGCAGAGCCTGAGCAGAACACTTTGGCCTCTTCGAGACGAAAGCCATAGGAGCCGGAGAAGTTGTCGAGGAAAGTCAGCGTCTCGGTGAGGTGCTCTTCTTTGAATCCAACTTTGGAGACGGACTTAATCTGAAACCCGTCGGCAGAGTCGATTCTGGAAACGATCTTTGGGATAAGCTTGGCCGGGGCGACGAGATACGGCTTTGTGGTGCTCTTTAAAGCAAGCTCTCCAAACTCGTCTAAGCCTCCGATCTGGGCAATGGATGAGCCCAAGGCGATAATCATGCCTACCTTATCTAGCGGCACGCCGATGAGCTCTAGGCGCGCGCCGGCCGATGGCGGGCAGTTGACCAGCACAAAGCTCGTGTGCGTCTGGATGAGCCAGCAGGGGGGTATGAGCGGCCACCTGGAATGCGCACGGCCAGTACCGAGTGCGCGGAGTTTCATGACATCATGCAGATCTTGCCGACCTGCTCCAGAATAGTGGGAATGATTTCTTCAATGGGTTTTGCGTCAAAGTTCCATGCCTCGACGGCATCGCGGATGATGTAGCTTGTGGCCTTGATTTCGTAATCGGGACGGGGAAGGAAGATCTCCACTCTCAGTGTTGTGGGCACGATTTTATTCAGGAGTTGGACTGTGGTCTTTATTGCCAGATTGAGAAGCTCTACGGCTTTAAGGTTCTTATTTGGATGGATGGGTATGACGTGAAGAACGTAGTCGGCTTTGATAGTGCCGTACTCGATTTCGACGAGCGACGTTCTCAGCTTCTTGGTGTTTATTTCGGACACGTTCGTGAGCTGTTTATCGAATTCTGATAGCGGAGTGCGGTCTTGAATAATGCCGCTGTCTTCTAGCAGCGACAGAAAAGTATTAGCGTGCTCTTCTGGCGTTAGCTCAGTTCCTGGCACTGCCTCTGGATCTTCTTCGAAGAAAAATGTGTCATCCTTGCTCACGGGTTCCTCTTGCGTCGGTGAAGAACTGATTAAGATCCCAGTTTTTACCACTTCGATTGATTCTAGGCGCTTCTAGCACTTCCCTCAAAGTATAATTTTCTTTGAGGTCTAGCATGTAAACAGCCACATCCTGAAGTCCGATGATGACACAGCTATGTTGGCCGTTTTCTCTCACTTTTTTTAAGAACTCGAGCTGAACTGTGCTCACTTCATGCGTGAGACATTTCGAGTCTGGACGCTTGGGAAGTTTCCGAATGAACTTGAGCTCCATGGCATAAAAATAAGTATTGTAGACTGCGCTAACGTCTGGAAGTCCGCCGCGGAACATGTCGGTATTTGTCCAGACAAGTGCTCCGGGGTAAGCGCTGATGAGATCTTTTTTAAATCCTGCTTTAAAGCCCGCCTCATCAACCGCCATTTACTACATCCGTCAAAATGGTGAAGGCGCGCACACGAACACGGTCGACACCGTTAAGGTTGTCGGCTCTGAGATAACCCTTTACCTGATATCTGACTCCTACAATGAGTTCTCTGTAGTAGGTTTCAGCCTGACGGCCCAGGGCTTCGATCGTGAAGTAGTTTTCATGGCGACCGGGAGCTCCGGAACCGGTGGTAAAATGCTCAGTAACTAAAAAAGTAAATGAAAGTAATTTCTGACCGTTGCGAAGAGTTATCATCTTGGGTTCGTCTATAATGACGCCCGAGCCCTTCCAGTCGTTTGAGTCGCGCTGCACAAGTTGCATAAAAATGAGTCTCCCCTATCTGACCAGAACTGGCTAGATAGGGGAGATGGTATCAGCGATTTTGCGGTGCGGTCAATTGCTTGGTTCGCTGTTGAGTGAGTGCGTGGATCCGGGCGCCGGCCCCCATGTGATGAGGGCAGGTGACGGCTGGGCAGAGCGTGCGGCCGCATTTGGCCTGATTATCCATTTGATTAACGGTCATGAAAATACAGCGCTGACAGGCGAACCCTGTGCGGGGCGGGTGGACCTGCCGGTACGTCTGGCAGTTCCTTCCGATATGATCCGAATAGGTATCCGTGTCCGTCGGGTCCAGCATGCCTCCGCAAGAGCACACGGGGTGCAGCAAAGCGGTTATATTTATATCCTTCGTGCAGTGGACGAGGGCACCGCAGCAGGAGCATGTATCAGGTGCTCTGTTTGGAATGCACTCCAGATGCTCTAGGGTGTAGACATCAACGCCATCGACAACAACTCTGCCACCACCCCTATCCAACGGAGACACGGTTCCGTTGTCGTTCAGGCACAGGAGTCTGTCGTAGATGAGGTGATATTCAGTTATGAACGGGAGCGCCGCAGGTCCCTTAAGCCATGTGATCACGCCAAGAGCTGCGGCCATCCAGAAGGTGCGATCGTCGTGTGCTGCATGAGAAGCGTCGTAGCAGTCTTGTTGTTTTTCACTATAGATCACACCCTCGATATGGTTTTCAAGAGCCTGCTCGACGGTCTCCTCAAACCAGCGAATGTCTCCCCAAACAATGCTGGAGATTCTGGCAAAAAGAGATTCAAGAGCTTCTTCTCGGCTGCTGAATTGTGGGGGAATGTAGCTGCCATTTAGGAATTCCAGCACCTCTCGGCTGTTTAGTATTTTGCGCACCTCATGAAAGGGTCTGAAGTCCCAGGTGGGGTCGAGTTCATAAATTTCGATCTTCCCAGGGTTCAGTACGTCTCCTGTCTTTTTGTGGCGATAGGTGTGCGTAAACTCGTCATGTGTGATTCTGACCAACGTATCTACCAGGAAGAAATAGGGCTCCGCGTAGTCTACGCTGCGAAGAATGGACGAGCAGACGTCCTCGATAGAGGAATACTTCGACGGTATAATGCCAAGACCGGTGGTGAGCTTTTCTACGAACGAGAGCATTTCTGCTGGAAGCCTGCGAACGTTGTCGAACTGATAACATCCCCATTGCTCAACTGTCATTTCGATGAGCGGAGAGTGTTCCTTGTGAAACTTTTCATGCGGGTGGTCGATAAACGTGTCATCAACCTTCCACAGGTTTTGGTTGTTTAAAAGATTGTGCCTTGCATTCTGTTGGTTCATAAATACTCCCTTGTTCAGAGTACTTATGACATAAATTAGGGCTTTTGTTCCTGCGCGGCTTTCTGTTTTGCGTCTGGCGCCACGGCGGGTTTTTTACCTTTTGGGCCTTCTTGCACTAGAGCAAGTCCAACGGGATCTGCTGGGATGGGACCGGCCATTTTAGAGGGATCACGCTCGATGGGGGTTAGCTCCGGAACACCTACGATTGCGATGTCGGGAATGCCCCACTCGTCTTTGGCGAGCTTGTAGTGAAGCTTAAATGTGTGCGGGACGGGTTTGTGAAAGAGGTCGGTGGCGCCGATGGTTTTGCCAACGTTTACAGTTCCCTCAGCCCATGCTTCCCACACGCCGTTCACATCAACCATTGATTTTATACCTGCGGGCCCTATGACAACTGTTCGCGCGTCGGCCCAGTAAATAACTTCGTGTGTGTTGAGGGCTTTGCAGGCTCGGTTGAGGGCTGGTTTAATCGCCAACTCGGGGGACATTGGGATTGCGTTCCCCTTGCGGGTTATTCCTTGGATGAGCATTATAAGCCACCTTTCTTTGCTTGTACTTTTTTGAAAGTTTCTTTGTAACCTTTGGACGTGATGCTGGGAGCCATGCGAGAGATGTGGCCACGCTGCTTCAACTCTTTAACTCTGTCGCCGCCGGTATTTCCGACGTTGTGTTCGTAATTCTCACGAGTGGCAGATACAACGCGCGGCTTGCCACTACCTGTGTCATATTTGTATCCTATGGTACCGTTGCGTTCAAACTGGACTTTGAAGGTGAGATTTGTCTTGAAGGGTAGCATCTCGATTTTTCGATAGACCTTGCCTTCGAATTCGTAAGTATCTGGAGCGTCCACGTTTGACGGCAGCTCAACGACCAGGTCCTTTTTGTATGAACGATATAAATACTGGATAACTCTATCATTTAACCAACTCATAAATCTCCTATGTCGACAACGTCGATGCTCCCATAACTGGACTGCGTAGGCAAGTCCCGTATGCTAAAATGGGCTATGTCACTTCCTTGGTGGAAAATTCCTCGAAAAACAAAACACGCATGTGCCAACAAGGACACGTCCGTAACTCTAACGGACGGCAAAATGGCCTATCTAAAGAAAAACGCTTTTGTGAGTCCGGTCAGAAAGTCCTACCTGCCTTGGGGCCATCCGCTGCTCGAGTATTATGACGAGACTCTCTACATGGTGGCCGACACCCCTGTTGGGTTTTGCAAGATCAAGCTTGAAGACATCGATTGGTAAAAAACCGCGCTCTAGGCGCGCGGTTTAGAAGATAATTAGTCCACTACTTTCTTGGACTCCTCACTAACGTGATCGTAGAACGTCTGAATCTCTACCCAGTAGTCGCCAATCGGCAATGGCTTAGACGCGTGAGAAGACGACCCACCAACGTGCGAAACTGTCGCGGCTTTCACAACGCGAAGATACTTCTTCCCGTCAGACTCGCCGATTAGTGCTTTACCTTTGCTAATCACATGAGCGTTATTTGACCCCTGATGGATCGTGGCCGCAGCTTTCATCTTCGCTTCTTTCGGGATTTTGAACCCCTCTTGCGTAAGCAGGAGCACATCACCATGGCGTCTTTCTTGAATCATACTCAGGCTTCCCATAAGGTCTCAACCTCTTCTCTTTTACGTCCGTTGTTTAAATATTCCAGAGCTTCCTTAGCTGTCTTCGTTCCAGGCTTCGACCCGAGGATGTAGACTTCCTTCGAACTTGCACATTTCATTTTCAGATAAGGCCTGGGGCCGGTTTTGTCGTAGTCGATCGTGAGAAGCTCATACTTTCCACCAGTCTTAGTTTTGTAGGTGTCGATGGTTTTCGCGCCCAGTATCTTTATCGTTCTCTCAAGTCCAATCTTTCGAATGATCTCTCTGCGGACATCTGCATTTGTTTCTTTCATCACCATTTCTTTGGTGATTTTCTTTGCCGGCGTCTCGGCAATTTCTTTCGGAACAGCCACCCCATTCAGTCGGTACATCGGGTATGTGTCACGATAGAGAAGTGAGGGTCCGCCATCTTTGTGCAGGCGGCCTTCTATTTCTGTCACGTGAATTTCTTTTGGGAAATCAGAGACGAAGCAGATGTCTTTGAACGGATAGAAGAGGTGCAGCTCTTGGAAATGAGAAAGAAAGCGTCTGAAGAGACCGAAATCTTTTTCTTTGCCGGGCAAGAGCTCGGTCAGAATGAAATCATAATAGCCGTAATAATTGCCCCAGTGCCAAACAGCCGCCGCGTAAGCTGGCGCAAAACATTCTAGCTGCTGGCTGTCGAGCTGGCTGCGGAGCTGGCTGTCGAGCTGGCTGTAGAGCTGGCTGTCGAGCTGGCTGTCGAGCTGGCTGCGGAGCTGGCTGTAGAGCTGGCTGCGGAGCTGGCTGTCGAGCTGGCTGTAGAGCTGGCTGTCGAGCTGGCTGTCGAGCTGGCTGCGGAGCTGGCTGTAGAGCTGGCTGTAGAGCTGGCTGTCGAGCTGGCTGTCGAGCTGGCTGTCGAGCTGGCTGCGGAGCTGGCTGTAGAGCTGGCTGTAGAGCTGGCTGTCGAGCTGGCTGCGGAGCTGGATGCGGAGCTGGCTGTCGAGCTGGCTGTAGAGCTGGCTGTCGAGCTGGCTGTCGAGCTGGCTGTCGAGCTGGCTGTCGAGCTGGCTGTCGAGCTGGCTGCGGAGCTGGCTGTCGAGCTGGCTGCGGAGCTGGCTGTCGAGCTGGCTGCGGAGCTGGCTGTCGAGCTGGCTGCGGCTTATTCTCTCATCAAAATTGGAACCTTTAATCAGATTACACGCGAGTTGGCACGCCATTGGGGAGTCGAGAAAAATTATATACTTCGGCTTCTCCATTTTTAAAATATCTGTGTACATGAAATCAACCGCTAGTCTGGCCTTTTTCACGTTAATCGTTTTTGTTCTACGCCCAATGTCTAACCATTTCTTGAGATAAACTGTAACTTTCTTTTCTTGTTGCGCGGTCATTTTTTCAATCATTTGTGTCTCCTGCTTATTACGGTTTCAGTTCTTATAGTTCCCATACCGTGTTGAGCGGTCTTTCACGATAAAGTCTTTTAGATTGTTAATCAGTGGTTGGTTGTCTGTTTTAAGAATATTCTTTAATTTAGCAGCTTCCCATTTCTTAAAGACGTCGGGGTCTATGTTGTAGTGTTTCATGAAAGCGTTGAGATCTGGAATCTTGGCCATGAGCTCATATTTAGCCTTCAGAGCACCGTCTTCAACCGGGTCGAGCAGAAGCCTTTTCGCGCGCTGAGACTCCTCTCTGATTTTCATGTCCGTTGCAATCCAGTCTATTGTCTCCTCGCTCACTTTCCACCCGTACCACATGCCATCGATATCCACTCGCCTTGTTGGCGAGAGCGTTTCGATACCATCCTTAAGAACCTTATTGAGCTCGTCGTATAGGGCACCTATGGTTCTAAGGTTAGATGCCAGTCGTTTCAGATCCTCGAAGTTTCTAACGTTTAGGTCAACTTCACCGCGGGCCTTTTGCTCGCAAAGCTTCAGGTTCTCTGGACACTCTTGAACCATGTGGCAGTAGTCGCAGGCACTACCTGGTATAGCAGGAAACTCTTCGAAGTGCTCGATCGCCCCAACACATGCGTGAATGTAGCTTTCAATATTCTTGAGCTCAATATCTGACCAGTAGACCGGAGCTTGGTAAAAGTTCAGACCTGGGTGACAGAAATGGATCACTGTTTTTATTTGGTATCCTGGGTAGAACATGCTCACAAGCCACGCGTAGGCGCCAAGCTGAAAATTGACGTCCTCATTCTGTGCCGCATTTGGAGTGCTCTTATGATCAAGAATCACCACAGTTTTTGTGATGTGGTCGACGTTGATTTGATCAAGTCTTCCGGCAAAGAATGCAGCCGGGTTTGGCAGACCGTTCTCTTCAACGTACGGGACCGGCACATAGGCTGTTCGCGGGGCTACGTCATCGAGGAGAGTGTCTTCCTCGTAGAAGGCTACGCCAAAAGCCATCTCACAGTTCGTGTCTTTGTTCAGGTACGGGCTTGGGTTTCCGATGTAGGCCGCAGCCGCATCTTTAATCAAGTCCACCTGAGCGTACGACGCAGGCCAGAGAGCCACGGACTCGCTTACCCAGTTTGAGAGCTGAGTGGGACTGATCTTCTCTCCTGCAATCAGAGCCTTTGTAATGAGCGACAGGACGTGGTGGATCGCACTTCCGCGCGCGCTCGCGAGACTTGCACCTGTGGAACGATCTTTGCGGATGTACTGGCCAAAGAATCTTTGAGGACACCTGGCTACGATAAGACGTGACGGTGAGTAAGGACCGTGTTTAACCGCGCGGACAGAAAATCCGCGTGGCGGTTCTTGGTAAAGCATTTTAAATCTCCTTGAAAATATTGCAAAGATGGATCTGTGAATCTTATACCCGAAGCCTCTTAGTCTTGGTCTTCGGGTGGAAGGTCTTCTCCATGGAACGAGGACTCGCCTGGCTCAAGATCAAGCTCTTCCGGCGCCCCGTCATCATCGAATTCGTTGTCAGAGTCCGCATCGTCATCTGATTCGTCATATTGTTCGGTGTCAGCGGCTAAGTCGTCATTAGGATCTTCGATAAGATCCTCAATCGACTCACCGCTTTCATTTATGATGTCTTCCGCTGCCTGCGAGTTCTCTTCGTTCCGTGGCGGCATTCCGTATCTCCTTAAGGTTGGTTTAGAAGTAGCTTGATCTCACTTAAGAAAATCTGCAAAAGCTTTTCTTCTGCGTCAACACCTATTGCGGACAGAATGACCATGTGATGCGAACCTAGACATTCGGCGGTAAGACGAAAAAGCTCCAGCCTGACTTTGTTTCTCAGGTCTTGGAGAATCTGTTCCTCTGTTTTTTTTAGTTCAGCTTCCGACAGGTCCAGGTGCAGCATTTGGCGCGATCTCCACCGGTTTACCAACCAATTCCTCAGCCTGCTCCATAATACCCGGAACCTCGGACTGTGCCTTGGCAACGGTATCGGCTGACGGAGTGAGGGCCTCAGACACATCGGTGACCACAAGCTCTTTGCGGCCATCGTGGTTGTAGGTCCACTTGAAGTTAGCGCGAAAATTCGTCTGTTCCTCTAGGTTCCTTAAAAGGACGTTAAAGAGCTCCGCTGCTTGGGTAAACAGAGCTGCTGGCGATACGTTTGCCGTGTCTATGGGCAGACCAACTTCATCTTGCATAAACCAAATCTCCTTAAAAAGAAGGGCCTTGCGTGAGGCCCTTAAAGTTTAGAACAATGGGTGCTCGGCTGGTGCTGTAGCCACAGCAGGTGCCGCTGGTGGGGCTTGAGGAGCTGCCGCGGCCACATCTTTTACTGAAGTGGGCTTCACGTCCTTTTTGGCCTTCTTGCTGTCCTTGATGCGGTTCTTGAGATACGTCACAAGACTTTGTACGTCTGGGAAAGCTTTCGCTGTCGCCATGCGGAGCTCTTCTGAGTTCTCTTTTCCAACGATTTGAGCGATCTCGGCAAAAGCCGGGGCTGCTGCCGCATCATTGGCCCGTCTGCGAACCGCGTCATCATCTGTCTGAGCTGCCGCATTGGTCAGGCTTGTCTCAAGCTGAGGAGCCTGTTGTGCCGCCTCTAACAGCTCATCCTGACCCTCAGAGCCAATGATGGGTGTTGGGTTAGCTGGGCGATAGAGTTCGCGACTGCGGATGTACATAAGAGCGTCCCAGTCCTCCGGTGCGATCGCACTGCGGAATTGAGTCTCGTACTCAGCGAAGCTGACGTTCTCAATGTGCACAACGTCCGTCGGGCGTTTCGACATTGATCCGTCTTTGTTCGGAAAGTTAATCGTGTCTTTCTTTTTGAACATCCTGTAAATCTGTCCCGAGATCTTCCCTTGGTAACGAAGAGCCGCTTTCTGGAAACAGCTCAAAGTGTTTTTGACCGCGTTGATCGACGTATTATCGAGCGTGAACAGCGATCCCATTGAGTACTGCGGAACCATGATGTTCAAAAACATGTGCTCAGTGCAGTTTGCGTTGATGTAGTCTGGGCACGACTTGTAGGAGCACTGACGGACGCGCGAGCGCGCGACACCTGGGAACTGCTCTTGCGAAAGCCCGGACACTTCCTGGCCTACTTTAAAGAATGCGGCAACCGAACCCATGGGGGTCTGGGTTTTGGGATTCACATAGTCATGCATGCTTTTGCAGATGAGTTCTGTTTTCGAGTACCAGCGAAGATCGGGCTGGAACGCATGCCTTAAATCGTCCGAGTAGATGGTGAAGAAAATCTCTGTTGGGGTTTCAGTGAGAATAGGAATCAGTTGTGGGGCGTCGTGAAGAAGAAAATGCGGGTAGTTTTTTGGATAGCCCTTTTCGTCTTTACCGCCAGCTCTGATTTTACCGTCGCGGCGAAGCGCAAGCGTGTCCGTTAGTCCTTTGATCATAATAAATCTCCTTTGTGTATTATCTTGTATAAAATAGAAGTCCTACACGCAACTTATATCTGGAAAGTGATGGTTTGTGCCACGCAGAAAATGATCAGTATAATGACCACTTCGGGCCTTAATGTCCAATATACTGATCATTCTGCGCCGCGCGTGTCAGTTAAATGGTTGTTTAGGCCCGTAAGATGGAACTTTAACTATTTTACTGCCAAGTGGCCTATGGCTTTTTCAACTCATCCAGCTTCAGCTTGATCTCCATGACTTCATTCGTCGCTTGTGCGCGCTGCGGAGCCGGTGCTCCGGTCTTCTGAAGCTCGTGTTCCTGAAGCTTTTTGCGGCTGTATTCGCTTTGCAGCTCGTCGATAAGCTCTTGTTTGTCGACACCTAGTTTTTCCATCATAACTAATTCCTCTCGGCCTCTGGAGGGGCGGATACCGTAACTACCAGTTGCTTGTCGATGATGATCTGGAGAGCCGCTCCGATGATCAGGACCGCTTCCGACAGCCGTTCTTGGTTGTCCAGCATAGCATAAAGGAGGTCGTCGTGGCTCTTGGAAAAGCGCGCTGCCTCGGCCCTTTCTCGGACTTTTTCTAGGATTGTCTGGAGAATCTTATAGGTCTCCATATTGGGGCTTATTTTTTTCATCAAAGCTGCCCCTATTGGTTAAGCAGACAGCCTTGATTGTAACACGCAGTGCTCTAAACTAAATCCTGACCCTAGGCCTAGTCCTCTTCTCCTGTGTGGGCGGAGATCTTGGCTCGGTGGCCTTTCATGATTCGAGACTCAAAGGATTTGGACGCTTTTACCGGCCGTTCGCCGTAATGTCCTTGTCCTGCATATCCACGGGTCACTGACGGCATCGCATCCCCGTCGTCTTCATCAGGGTCGCCCATAACGTTGTCTAAAAATGCCTCGGCATTGTTGCCTGCATTTTTTACTTTAGGGGCCGCGAACGCGCGTTGAAATTCAGCCACTTCGGCCGGGTCCAGAGCGTCATCTTCCGCGACCTGCTCCTCTAGAGACTTGTTGTTTTGCGTGTCCTCGTCGTTTGATAACTCGTGTTGCGGAGTATTGCCTTCAACATGCCCGAAGGCCTCTTCCACTGCAGATTCGATCGTAGGTGGGGCTGCGGCTTCTTTGTGTGCGTCCGCAAAAGACCTTCTTTTCGCTTCAACTTTGACTGCTTGAACGGGCGCTTGGTAGGCGACCTCTCCGCCCAGAAGCTCAATACACTTCTGCTTAAGCATGTCGTTGAGCAGACCCTCGAGCTGACCGACGACGGCGTCTATATTTTGACGGCTCAAAACCGCATATGCTGCGATTTTGCTGCGCGTGTCTTCGGATGGCTGAATGGTGATCCCATCGAAACTAATCGCCATCTTATACCTCAACTCTTCGTTTTGTTTTGGGGTCCTTGCCGTTATAGGCTTCTTTCATCAGTGCGTGTGTCGTGTCGTCGACATCGTGGGCTTCGTAGTGCTCCCCGCGGGGAGAAAGCTTTTGCTTCTGCATATTCCCACCGTTGCGCGGGCGCGAGAGCCTAGACTGCACGCTCTCGTACTGTTCAGTGAGACGCGCACATTCTTTCTGCGCGGCAGCGAGCTCAGCATCGTTTGCGAGAAGAGCTCTTTTTAGGTCTGAAATTTCTTTTTCAAATTCTTTGGCGACCCCATCAACCAAAGCCACGATGGCCATGGACTGAAGCGCCTCTGCCGATTCCAGATATTTTGAAGCCGTTGGTGAAAAATCTGCAAGGGCTTTGCCGTCAACTTGAACCTTCATAATAAATCTCCCAAATAGGAATGTATTTCCTATCTGGAAGGTATCAGGGGAGGTTTATTTAATCAACGGTTTGTTGTCATTTCCGGGGAACGGCAAGAATCTTGGGCCCTCATCATCCTTCCAGCCACAACCCAACGTCCACCCCGTGCGTCTGGTCATCGTGTAGCGAAGAGGAACCTGACTCTCGTCAGATGCGAACCCGCAATCGAGTTCAAAAATAATACCCCTTTTTGTGCGCATGAAGAAAACCCCGCCGCGGTGCGTATGCCCGTGGGCTACTGATTGTTGATAGTGCTTGCAGTGTGCCCCGTTGGTTTGTGTAAAGGTTCCGTGTGTATAAACTACATTATCAATTTCTAGCTCTTCTTGAGTATCCATAATAGTTGTGACACCAGGGAACTCAAATATAGGGCGCATCTCGATAAGAGACTCAACTTCTGGACACTCTTCTAGAATGCGTCTCTCTGGACGCACATCGTGATTGCCGCGGATCTGGTAGCACTTTGCTTTAGGTGCGGCCAGTCTTAAATTCTTCCACATCGCAGCGGCACCCATCCTGCCTTCGGCAAGTTCTTGTTTAGGTGTCATAAGATCATTAGTTTTTGCGAAGCGGGAAAAACTATAGGCGTCATACAAATCCCCTAGCTGGATGATTATGTCAGGTTGTTTAGCCTTTGCGGCTTGGTAGATCCAGGCTAATGTCTCATTTGACTGCCATGGGAAATGCGTATCAGGTACGCAAAGGACTTTCTTCAAACAGACCCCCCAATATTTTAAGTTATTGCCCAATGTTACGGCAGTTCCTTAAAAGCGATAGGAGGCGCAAATAAATCTATCCCTTAGTCTCGCCCTTGGGCTGCAGATAGGTAAAAAGATTGACGATCGCTTCTTCTTCGGTAGTCCCCACAAGTTTAGTTGCGGGTGCTCCGTAGCTCATGTAATCGACCAAGAAGCCCTCGTTGCCGGACACTCTTACCTTGCTTATGGTGACCTCCCGGCCCAACTTCTCGTTGAGCCAGGCTTTCATTTCTTCAAGTGGTGGGTTCATCTAATTTTCCTACAATGCCTACCGTCATCGCAGCACCGGCTCCCGCTGCGTCATCGGCTAGCTCAGCCTCGGGTGTGGCCGCATTTTCTGCTGTCAGATCCAGCTGCTCCTCGAAGATTCCATCAGGGAGTGCATTACCGGTCTGAAGCTGTCCTGCCGGAGCTGCTTCAGCCCCATTGGCTCTCAAGTGAGCTCGGTACTTTTTGGTCGCGTTTCCGACACTAGCAAAGTCGCTAGCCAAAAGATCTTTAAGCTTAAGGACGGAGAGGGCGCTCTCTTCTGTGTCTTTCACAAGCTCTTGCAAAACATCAAGTCCGCTCTCAAGAACCATTGCGACTTCGCCAGACCCTTCGCCTGGCATTTTAATGACGGAGCCGTCATCGAACAGAAGATATTCGACTTCTACTTCTTGCTCCTCGTCCCAAAAAGCTCCAGCCCAAAGCAGTGTATTTCCAACGATCATTTTAAAATCCACCTTCGACTCCCTTCATTTTCTCAAGCGTTTCGTTGAAAGATTCTTTGAGGATTTTTGTCCCCTGATCCCCGAATCCATAACTGATAGACTCCTCTTTTGCCTCTTCACGCTTCTGAATGATACCGAACACGTCTCCGTGGAGGTTGTCCACGTAATGCACAAAAGCTGCCTCGGGGCACGCGAACGTCACCGGGCTGCCCCACTCCTTGAGCCGGTGGTGAGCTAGCACCACGTGCATCATGTGATCACGCACCATCTCAGGAACGCCGTATTTGTTGGCGGCCTCAAGTACCCGAGCCGAAACCATAGAGATGTGCCCGACCAGCAGACCTTGAATCTTTTTCTTAAACCCAGGCTCACACGAGTATTCGTAGATCTTCCCAAAGTCGTGAAACATGATGCCGAACATGCAGAGGTCTTTGTTGAGCTCATGAAAGAACGGAAGATTTAAGAGAGCCTCGCCGCACTGTAGCATCTGAAGTGTGTGCTCGAGCAGCCCATGCTTGAACGCGTGGTGCATACCGGTCGCGGCCGGCGCCTCACAAAATAAGGCTGTCGACTCCGGATCAAACAAATCGTCAGCCACAGACGTGAAATAGGGGCTTGAAAACTTACCCATAAACTTATAGAACTCAGCCCACATCTCGACTGGGTCATGCGCGGAAGCTTTGTGGAAGTCTGGAGCAAAGGGCTTCTCATCCAGCGGCATCGTGCGCTCGATCTTACCCGTGGTTTTGCCCTTGTAGTCTTCCACTATGATTTCCATGTTCACGATTTCCCCTACTTTATGGGGGAATTCCGTAAGCGGCATATTCCAAAACTTGATGTCAATTTTTCCGGTCTTGTCCGCGATCGTGAGGATAATAAATGGATCCCCCCGCTGCGTTTTAGCTTCCTTTAGCTCCTGGATCAAGAATAAGCCCTGCACCATCATTCCCGGATTCAGGTCCTTTACCCACAGTGTTCTCGTGCTCATTACTTAGTTTCCTCATTGATTTAAGATAGCGACTGAACTCGTGCTTCAGCACATTCGTACCCATCGCCATGACTTGTTTCTCTTCTACGCCCGACTGCCCTGCGATCATGGCCATCGAGGCCAGGCACTGGGCCAGAAGCTGCGTAGCCGCCGACTGTATAATTGCTGATTTTACGTGGACCGGGAGGTCCGCGAACGGATTTTCGGGCTCCCTTGTTATGACTAGGGGTGCTCTAAAAATCTCATCAACGCATAAAGAAAACGCGTGAATTAATCCCGCGGTTCCCTGCGCCACCAGCTCTTGATACTGTTGTGTCGGCTTTTCCATCTTAGACTTTCTTCTTTGGTTTCGGTGCCGCTGCTCTCAAGGAAGCTATGTCAGCCACTTCCGCAGTAAGGTCGTCCATAGACTGCGCCATGCGTCCCATGAACTTAGTCTGAGCAGCCATGTGCTCGCGACTAAATTCCATGTGATCCTCACAAAGTTTTCTATAGCTAATTGTCGACTCTAGGTCTTTCGCGTAGCTTTCTTGGCGCGCCTTCTCAAAGGCAAGAAAGTTGAGGGTGTACTCGTTCTGACCACTCTCCCACTTTCGCGAGATTGCGTGAGAAGCGTTTACTTTGTCCTCAAGCTCTTTGGCGATTTTTCTGACAAAAACCTCTGCGTCATCCAATGCCTGCATGCGCTCCTGCCACTTTTTGCCAACAATACCCATTGTATTGGCAATACGCTCATCGGTCGCCACGCTGAGTTTGGCTACTTCGCTCGCGATGATTTCTTTGGCCGAGGGCTGGTTTTTTTCGGATTGCTTTTTCTTTTTCCAGAACATAAATCTCCCTTGTTTTTCAAGTGCTCTCTAAGAACGCTCAATTCACCAATCATGTGTTGATACTCTCCCAGAATAGAGAGCGTTTGATCAACACTTATTCTGAGCATGGCGTCGCCAGAAGCCGGAAGTATTGCACACACCTGCGCGCGCAATACCTCATGAGCCGTTAGTTTTGTTCGCTGAGCGGCAGCGGGTGGTTTTTCATGACCCATTTGTACGCCCTTTCATACCAGCCCGCGTAAGGATTTGAGATGTCCTTATCTTTCCCGAACTTTACTTGGCGGTAATAGTTGATGATGCGGTGTGCATCTTTTGTACCCTGAAATGTGACGAGTCCTGCGGCCCACGAAATAGGATCTTGTACGGCTGTCTTTTGCATATATCTCCCTTAAGATAGTGTTTAGTTCTATCTTTCTTATTCCATAAAGCCAACAGTTTTTGCCTACTTGTTTCGCAGGTACTCGTTGTCACTTTTTAGGTTTAGATTATCCATACGGCAAGAGTCAAGTCTGTCTATCCCGTGCTCGACCTCGCTGTTGCACTTCTCCAGCATCGCCTGATAACTCTCGATGCCCTTTACGAAAACGTCATCGGGGTGGGCTGCCAGAGCGTCAGGGCACGCAGGCACCTTGGGGCAAGTCATGTGGATGTCTTGATTGGACTTGATCGTCGCCGACCGTGGAGAGAAAAGAAGCCCCGCAAAAAGACCTAAAATGAAGGCGACAGCCGTTTGAGCCATCCCCCATGTTAACACAGGGGGTTTAGCCTGTAAGCTGGGCTAAGGGCTAATCACGGATATCGTCTTCCATTCTGCTTCGGTTGTATCTCATAATCTCGTGTTCGATCTTATACTTGTTGGTCCCGCACAACTGCAAGACACCCTGAGAATCGTAGCAGATATCCTTGGTGGGGTCGTAGTTGTTTTTTGTGAGAATGTCCCACCGGCTCCAATACTGACGCTTAACCTTGCTACCGTGCCAGTTGTGCTCGATGCGACCTGGTGTAAAACCAACAAGTCCGGCACAAGCTCGAAAGGCTTTTCTTCCCCAATCATCACACATGGTTCTATAGCCGACGCTGATATTCTTAGGCATTGTGGCGTCTACTTTATCGACACATGACCACAGCATAAGGTGGTCTCCAGCGCCCACAATATTAAAGTCCGCTAGTTTACTAACGTTCTCATAGAAATAGCGCGTACACGCGACAGCGTAGCCCGTATGAGCATATGAGTACCCAAGATGCTCTTTAGTCTTGTCGTGGCACATGGGCTTGCCTGATGCGCACAAAGACCCAAAGCTCGTCCATGTGTTCATCACGTTCCCGTGGAAATCAAGATCAGAAGCAGAACGCCAAGGCTGAACAATGTTGTAATGCTGAAGCTGGTGGACTGTTGCCAGTGCCCAGTTTGGATCTCTGAAATGAACGTCACAGTCGACCCACGCCACATATTTCCAGTTGTGCGGCAGAAGGTTGCGAATCCCGATATTGATCAGATTTTCTTTGAGCCAGATCTCTGAGTGTGTCTTCACACGCAGGTAGTTGTACTCCCCGTTTTCAGGGGCACACTCTGGCGCGCGATCGCCGTACGTGGCTTCAACTACGTGAAGCTCAACATTACGCGTTTTTGACATCTCCGCCGCCCACTCCCGAAAGAGACGGTAACGACTATGGAAACGCACTGCATTCTGAATTACGCCAACGACATGCAGTGTTGAGTCCGTTTCAAGTTCAGAATGTTTAATTTGGCTTACGATATGGGGTCCGAGCATCACATCTCCATGGCAAGGTGGGGCGTGATAAATAGTAGGACAATTTACGCTAGTAGGGTAGCGATTTTTATGACCCTGGACTAATCCTTGCAGAGGAACAGCTAAAAAGAAGCCAGGAGTTACCCTGGCCGTCTTAAATTACTTGTGATTTTCAACGCTCTTCAAAGAACGGTCGAAATCTCTGCGCAAGATATCAGCGAAATCGCTGTATTTCGTTTTTGTCGCGCGCGCGATCTTTGGCAATGCCGCGATCGGTGGTAGTGACTCAGCACGTTCAAAATTGCTAACAAACTGGGGGGACTTGTAACCAAGTTTTGTTGCGAGATTGTGTTGAGTCAGTCCAGCTTCAGTGCGCGATTTTTTGATCAGCTTTCCCATTTCTTGGCGGGCCGTTTTCGAAAACATAATACATCTCCTTTTATAAGTAGCTCTGTTTAAACTAAAATCGTCTACAGTGCAAGTGTTTGTAATCATTCATGTGCTTTATTGTGCCGGTAGACGTCCCTATCACTCAGATAACGTCTGTCAAATCTCCTTTTCATGGTGCCAATAATTCCGTCATATCTGTTTAGGACTGTCTGTGCTGTAAGCTTAATCAGCACCAGATCTTCAGGGATGTCATGCAGGTGGTGCCCAATATACTCGACAGGATCAGAGAGATCCTTTCGATTGACAAGTACGACTTCTTTCACGATCTTTGCAGCCTTGACCCTACCATAGCGCCCTACGAGCCACGCTCCAAATACCGTCGGCGCTCTATGAGTCCCCGCATCACAGTGGATGTAGAACGTCTTAAGGTGCCTCATGGTCTCCCAAATCTGAAGAGTCCGGATGACGGAGTAGAGCACTTCAGGCGGGCAGTGCTTTCCCTCGTCCCACGGAAACCACATCTGGTTTACCTTCTCGTTAAACCAGACAGGAGTGTCAGTCACGCTGATCCAGCCATCGATGCTGTTGAAAAACTCTCGAGTGACCTTGTGTGAGTTGGGGCGACTACCTACATGGTAGGTCATATCACATACCTTATAGGTCGCATAACTGAGCAAAGTGTCAGATGGATCTAACGCATCCACAACGTTGACCATGTACATAATAAATCTCCTTAAATAAACGGAGCCGCCATAGAGAAGGCCCCACAATAAATTAAGCCGCTACGTCAGTAGGTGCAAGCCTCATCGTGATGTGATCATCAGATAAATACGGGCTCAGCATGATGTCATACGGCACATACCCGTAGCCGTTATCTCCCCAAGTGGTGTTCCAGCTGTTCTTGAACTTGAACAGCTGAGTCGCGTCGTCGTAGCCCACGCAAAGAAGCGCATGGCCGCCCTCTACGTTTTCTCCCCACCGCGGCATCGGCACGATACCTGTTTTCGCAGTCGAGTCCGTCATGAACGAATCGTAAATCGTCATGCCAAACAAGAACGGGAACCCGGAGCTCAGGCAGCGCTTAAACTCGTTCAGGCTTCCGTCAAGGGCGTAAAAATCAGGCGGGAGCTTATGGTTGGCTGCTTCAGCAAAAGCCGCCGGCGACGGGCAGGTGAGAAGGTTTTCAGGGACTGAGGGCCAAGTGGCCTCAGAACAGACACCCTTATCGTGCGACGCGATACACGCATCCAGGAGTGAGGTAGCGCCGGCGTCGGAATCGGTCGACCCCTCCATCGCGCGCTCATTCCAGTAAATGAAGAAGGCCGATACCGGTACAAGCTTATCTGCCAGCCACACCAAAGGTTCCTGATCGAGTGGCATCTTTTCTTTGAGTTCTTTTAACTGCAAAAATTCCAGATGAGACTTCGATGAGTACCCGCTGCACGAACCCGACTGCCCCTGATCCCACACCGGAGATTGGAGAGCGGTCAGGTCTACGGCCGCAGGGTAGACGATCGGAACCGATAGCGCCTCGATGTGACTGTATTTTTTGATAAGATGCTTGCCAAGCGACGGACGCCAATTAAGAACGCGCTTCTCCATTTCAGGACCTCTTTCAAACTAGGGTTTGGTTTTAAGCCAATCATACAGCCTATCAACCAAACTTCTAACTTGAAAGAGTCTCCAGCCCTTTTTCTGACAGTCCCAGCAGGGAAGAAAGATCATTTCTGGACTTGCGAACACAGCATGTTGATCTTTGCAGACAGCACAGCGCATGTTGTGCGTGTGGCACCCGCCGCCGATCGGTTCTATTTTGAGCTCGCTTAGTTCCATGTTCACTCCTAAAATGGCGATGGCTGCTGGTTTCGTCCAGCCGTCCGGATTGCACCGGCGCATAAAAGGACTCGCGGATCCTCGCCGAGCCATCGTACAATTTAATCAATCGTCGTTTCTCTGATCGTCGTACAAACCTTGTCGATGTCCCAGTTGCCTTCCCAACGCGCAACACAAGCGTTAAAGAGCTTATCGAAGTCAAGAACGCTTCCCCAAGCTTCTTCCACAACCTTCTCGCCGACTGTTGTGATCTTCATGAGAGTGTCCACAAGAACGCCCGTACCTTCGTCTTCTACTTTTCGTAGCTCAAATTTTACTGCCATTTTTATCTCCAGCTTACATGTTTAGATGCAACATAAATCAACCCACCAATCGCGCCTATGATCACCGACCACATGATCAAACTCAAGAGGAAGCTGAAAAATCCGCCTCCACTTTGTGGCTGTGCCTGGTACCCAGGATTTTGCATCACCATGCCCTGCTCGTTCACCACGAGCGGTGGAGCTTGTTGCCGAGGCTGCATCAGCTCCCAGAACAGGAGATAGTGCCACATGCTAAACCCACCTCCGTAATACGGACTGTGGTACGAATAGCCGTAGCCCGGATAGTAAGTCCGACCCCAGCTATAGCCGCGGTTGTACTCAGGGGGCTGAGGGCGTGTCACGGTCACAGGACCGCTCGTTGCCCGGTTGCCGCCGAAAGACGACGCACGGCCCACTGTGGGCGGTGTAGATGGCTTGCTGGCCGTAGGAGCGGAGCGATTGCCACCGAAGCTAGAGCCACCAGACGACCTGCTGCTGCTCGAAGAGCTGGAGGAGGATCTACTTCCTCCAAAGCTCGAAGATGAGCGTGACGAGCTGAAACTTGAGCTTGAGCGCCCGCCTCCAAAGCTTCCCTTTGCGAGGGCCTTCGGGTGACAGCACGTGCTTACGATGCACATGCCAAGGACCATACCGGCAAGTACAGTGAGTATTTTCTTCTTAGAATTCTTCATCAAATCCAACATTATTCTGTGTCTCCTTTGGGTTCATAATCGGTAAGCTTACAATAGGGATGTCTTCCCAAGTGTCAACATTTAGCACTTGGAAAACAAACGTCATTCTTTCCTCAAAGCCAAGATCATTCACGGCCCCGAGTATGATACCGGTCCTCTTTGTCGGGGTCCAGCGCGGTATCCGCACAATGCGGAGTTTCATTTTCTTTTGGGTCTCCTTTATTTTTTACCATTCAATTTTGTAGTAATCCCCATCTCGCGAATCACCTATGAACGCTGCCGTGTAGCCAAGTTTTCTCAGTGCGGTAACTATTTTAACGGAGTCGCCTTTTATCAAGCTCCCGGCAACCGTTGTGCTAAATTCCGCAGCGTCTTTCTTGATGTACTTCAGCAGCAGATCCAGGCCCTCAACTTTTTGGCTTAATCCTAGCTTTCTCGCCTCGCTTGCCTTCATAAATCCCCTTTATGAAGCCCCTAGCCGGATTCGAACCGGCGACTGACAGACCTTTAGAGGGTCCCGCTCTACCAACTGAGCTATAGGAGCATTGTGTTTACAACAGAGGCAAGCTACCAAACCAATCTGGTGGAGTCAAGACGGCGAACGCAGTCATCTCACCGTCAAGGTCCGGTTCATGAAACGCCCACGCCTCACCGCACTCTTTATGCAAATCCTGAAGCTCCTGTAAGTTCTCAGCTCTCAACAAAACCAGTGACTCATTGTCCCACCGAGCAGGCACGGTATTGATCTCGCGCCCGTCCCAGTGAAACCTGCGAAACTCCTCAGAGCAGAACAGGCCCACCGCGTGTGCTGCCTGAACTGCCTGCTGAGATTTAGAAAGATCACGCCTGACGCAAATATACAGCTTCCGGCTGAACATATGTGACCTCCGCTAGCATCTTCTCTATTTTCGCCATATCAAGCTCATTCCCAGGATGAACCTTGGGCTCGATTTGTTCCATCTTGCGGCCGCGAGCGAGGCAGTAAACAACATGGAGATAGCGAAACTGTTTAGATCTGACAACAGCCGTCCAGTTCTCGATGCCTTTATAAAGAAGCTGTCCTTCTTTATTAAGAGCCGAGTCGTAACGCTGCTTTCTCCATTCAGGATTGGCATTCTCCCAAAGGGACCTGGCCCGTTCCGATGTTCTGCTAACCGCACGTTTTTCTTTGATTTCGAGAGCGAGCGCTTTAAGCTGCCGCTTCATTTCCTTGATCGTCGACATAAAAACCTCTTTTATAAATTTGTGAAAATGCTTTGGAAAAACGCAAATTCACGAAATTACGGAGGTTTCTTAGAGTGGGATATCTACATCTGTGTCATAGACTTTATTATCGACCGCAGCAGTGGAATTGTCAATAGTCCCTTCTTTTATGTCGTTCCGCGTGGGGCCGCGGGAGATCAGGTAGTGGGTTCCGCCGATCGCTCTCACTGCCGTTTTTGCAAACAGATCCGCCGATATCATTCCGCGGATAGCTAGAACAACTTTGTCGTCTGTCTGATCCGCGCATGTTAGAACAAAATGTGGTGTTACGTTAAGATCAAAGGCTGTGATCAAATCCTCCTTAATTGTATCCACAAGAACGCCTTGATCGATAAGCCCAAATCGCAAGTCACCCTGATGCTCATTAGGGACGTTCGTCTCATCCATAACCCCATCTGGCCGAGAAACCTCCCACGGCAGAGGTCCAGCTCCGTGACGAGTCAGGTAAGTTCTCGACACGTAGTACGCATCCAGTTTAGTTATCCCAACTTCACGAGCAAGTTCTGCGACGTATGGAAGTCCGGTCTTCGAGTGTGTGGTGTGCGGGAAGTTGGGGTGGTCCATATCCAGCATGAGTCCTTGGGCACCCTCGAAAATTAAATGCTGACCTTCGTCTGCTCCCTCGCAAAAACTGCCCCACATAATGCCATGAGCCCAGTTAGTTAGAGTACCGCAGTCTGAAAGGAAATGGTCGATGATTCCACTATCGTGAAGATACGGAAGCTCACCATCTAACCCGAGCTCCTCCATTCTGCGCGGCACGTACTTGTCTCTAATCCACTGGAGTTTGTTCTTGAGTGTTTTCTGGTTGCTCAAATCTGTGTAGTGCAAGTTAAACGCGGTTTTGGTTCGCTGGAGGGTCTCGTTAAAGCCAGCGCCACAACTGCCGTGCCTCTTGTCGCCACGCTGCCTCTCGATCGCGTGGTTGAGTATTATGTCGAACGGGGTGGTCAAAGGGCATCTTGGATCAATGTAAATTGCTGGGGTCGGTATTTTATCTTTAAGCTCCGCGAACTCTTTTACAAAGAGAATTGGGTTCACAACGAATCCGCGTGCCAGAAATGTCGGAGCACCTGAGAAGCTGCCGCTTCCGAAATGGTGAAAGACATGGCGCTTGCCGTCTGTGGTTACTACAGTGTGGCCGGCCTGCGCGCCGCCGTTGAAGCGGACGACTGTCGCGCTACCCTGTGCCGCTAAATAGTCGACAGTTAGGCCTTTTCCCTCGTCTCCAAAATTTGCTCCTATAACAACTGATGTTCTCATAAATCTCCTTTAAAAATAAAAAGTCCCTACCTCGTTAAAGGTAGGGACAAGGTGGGGCGTGTCTACAGTGGCCATTACTCAACATTCTGGCATGTACCACAGCTTCCCGCGCCGCCACCAAAACAAAAGATGACGGTGTCCCTTCTGAGCCACTTAATCCCAGCGGCAGATACCGCAGGTAGTTCTAGCTCTATGCCCAGTCCATACACCGCCACCAAAAACAATTACAAACTAACTACGCCATTCACTGAGGAATTGGTGCCTACTGTCAAACCACCGATGGCTTTTGAAACCACAAGAGCTGTCGACTTATCCCACGAATCCACAACAGCCGCATGGTCAGTACCTTCAGCAACCTGAATAGTAGAGACTATAACTTCAGCCATCTTCGTATGATCTGCCAAGTGAAGCGCCCGCTGACCAAGAACTTTTTTCCACTTCTCATCGACCGATGGAAATTTACCATTTGAACCTTCATCTACGATGAGATGGAAAATTTCCCACTGCTTCGACGCCATTGTCAAAAGAGCGTCCATCGAGAAATCCGACTGGATCTCGTGACCAAAGATGTCTTTCAAGTTCTTCTTTAGAAGATGTGGAGTCGGCTCTTCGTCACCTACAGTGAACAGGTAGCCCTTTTTTCCGCGCTTCTCAAAACAGTCGATCTTGGTATGAAGTGCTGCGAAATACCATGCTAGAGCGTAGCCCTCGTACTCATTTCCGCCACCGCCCATTTCAAGGTAAAGCTTCTCTAAATCTGTTGCAATGCGGATATCGGATTCGAACTGAGTAGCCTGGAGGGGCGCACTGTCGCACTCAGCATCTCCGATAGCGAGGCAGCACACCTGAGGGCTTGTGACTGGCTTTCTGTCGTAGATATCTTTCATCAGAGTTGGAAGACCCTTACGGGCCATCGAATCAAGAACACGACCCATCGAGCCCGTCACATCAAGACCGATAATGATGGCCGTCGAGTTGGCGTTGTCAGCCGAGTCACGTGACTCGCGAAACGTGATCTTCTTAGGGTCAAGATCCTCGTTCAGCTTACTCGAATAAATCTCTCTTGTGGACTTACTCGACATGCCGCTCGTTGTCGCGTACGTATCCCAATCACTTGGTTTCCACGAACCGCTTCCCATCAGTTATCTCCTTGTGGTTGAACTTCCTCTTCAGACAGATCGAGGTGATCCAGAGCCCCTTCGAGGTGCTCCAAGTCACACAGAACCAGTTTCTGAGCAACTTTGCTGTCATCGACTTCGAAGTAGTGCCCCACGATCGGATCGATGCTGTAAACGCCGCCCGGGTCTTCTGTGTCGTGAAACACGTTGATTGAGACAACTAGGTTACCCTTAGCCGCGCGCACTCCTTGCAAAAGTGTGATGAGGTCGTCGACCAGAAGCGGTGTCGGCGCTGTCACCACTGCCTCCGTTTTTTCAGCATACTCCTCAGGTTCAAACGTAGATCCCATTCCCATAAATCTCCTTCTTACCCTACCGGGTAAATTTGTGATGGCTTCAGGTCCATGACCGTAAAGCGTTTCGGACCAAAACTTTTAAGTAACACTTCATTCCATTCCTTATACGCGGCAAATGCGTCTTTTTGCGCCACTTCACCTAAACAATCCATGAGCGCAACTGGAGCCGAGCTGCCCGGCCCCAGGATCTCACGCCCAGTGGCCTTTACAAGCTCCATGTCGGTCTTTCGCGACGCGCGCTTAGTAACCTTCACCTTCCACGGCAGAAGCCCGTGGGTGCGCTTTGAGACCTTCGCGATCGGCGCTCCGGCGGCCTTTGAATACCACCAGCCGCCCAGAACCGCGAGAGAGTGGTCGGCTGGATCGATGAACACCGTGTCAGGCGATATCTCGTTGTGACAAAGTTTCACAGCGTGCAGGTAGCACGCAAAATTGTGGAGGCGATTTTGGATCCAAGCCACGTGCTTTGCGTCGATGTGGCCGTCATAATGCTCGAGCACATCGCGAAGCCGGATGAGTTCTGGGCGTTTGGTGATGTGAAGCACCAGACGGTCGGCCTCTGTCTCGAAAGACTCAAAGTTCATCGGCAAGTACGGACTGATCTCTTTTTTCATTTGATCAGAAGAAAAAGGAAAGTCGACAATGGCATTGATTGCATTTTGCCATAGGTCTTTATGTTCTTTATCTAAAACATAAGTCACAGAGTCTGTGCCTAGGTAGCAGGTGCCAAGCTCGAATAGACTGGCCGTGTGGTATTTTACGTTACGACCCTTACCAGACTTATCCACAATGCGTATATAGGTCTGCCCCCTCCACTCGTCATTGGTTATTCTGATCTCGGCCTGCGCGTAAAGCCTGGCAATGTGCGAGAACACTTCAGTCGCCTGTTTATCTTTACAAACATCCGGGTGCCACTTCTTTGACAGGTCATGATACTCTTTTTTGACCAGCGAAGCCTCAACCGCGAACAGCTTCTCTGGATACTTGATGGCCAGGATTTCTGCTGCGGTCATGTGCTTCCTTCTTCTAGTAATTTCTGATTTTCGATCAAAGCAGGAGACGCGTCGCGCTCAACGCACGGTTCGAAGTTTTTCCTGAATTGATGGTCGGAGGAGACATAATACGGAGAACCGATTGTGCAGCTCAAACTGCACACAACCCAATCACCAGGTCTAAGCGACACAGACTCAAACTCTGACATGTGAAATTCTAGAGTGGGCTGCGGCACGTACGGACGTCGTAAAAATTTCGCCACGATCTCTCTGTTGTCCGTAGCCACCCACTGAATCGCCAGGACTTCTTCGCCTGAGCTCTTTGAACGAAATCTCATAAATCTCCCTTAAGTTTTCTACCTATAAACCCAGAGCCTTGTAAAGCCCACATTTCTCTTCTACCAGGAATTTATGCATTTTGGGCGGGCAGTCCTCAATAAGCTTTGTGAGGTGCTTTGCAGCCTCGTCTTTTGACTCGGTCTTTACGAGCTGCGTGAAATTAAGAAAAACACAAATTCTGTCGTCTTTTAGGTTGTAGCCGCGGTGTGGCCAGGCGTTCCAGAGGCTCGCGTAAATGCAAACTTCGCCGAACTGCTTGAAGTCCACGTAGGCCCAGTTGTTTCTGAATTCGTTGAGGATCCCGATCCTGTAGAGGATGGGGGAGGTGTATTCGGGTGGCATAAATCTCCAGTGTAAACAAAATGGCTAGATTGGCAGGATTCGAACCTGCGACCGCACGCTTAACAGGCGTGAGCTCTACCTCTGAGCTACAATCTAACAACAGGGCTATTATCCCTAATAGGTATAATGTCGCCCATCTTACCCTATTTCAAGCTTTCATTACCTAATTTAAAATGGCGGAGCCTGCGTGATTCGAACACGCGCCAAGCTTTCGCGAGGACGGTTTAGCAAACCGTTGGTTTAAGCCTCTCACCCAAAGCTCCGTAAAAATGGCGGAAGACCCGAGACTCGAACTCGGACGACTTTTCAGTCTCGGCGGATTTCAAGTCCGCTGGTTTAGCCATTCACCCAATCTTCCACAAAACCAAAACAAAACTGGTGTCTAAGGCGAGACTTGAACTCGCAAGCCGAGGCCACGGGTTTTAAGCCCGCTGTGTTTACCAATTTCACCACTCAGACACTATGGTACCCGAGACAGGACTTGAACCTGCACGCTTGCGCACCAGATCCTAAGTCTGGCGTGTCTGCCAATTTCACCACTCGGGCACAAAACAAAAACCCCGGGTTTTATCCCAGGGTTCCTTTAATCTAAACTCTAATTTTTAATCAGACGTTAGACGAAGTTCCCCCTGAGCTCAGCGCTCAAATTCGAATAATTACTGGATGAGAGGGATAAAAGTAGTAACGTCATAAATTGAAGTCTATCTCGTTTATGTTGGAATTCAAGCGAAATTTACGGAGTACCAAAAATCCGGTCCCACACGCCAGTGATGACACCAAACTTCTCGTTCGGCCGCTTGTGGTGCCGCTCGTGGTTCGCGCGCGCCCAATTGCCAGGAAGAAATTTGGAGAAGTGCACAAGGTTATGCAGGTACAGGTAGATCCCATATCCGAGCAAAATGCCGGCATCAAGTGGAGCCGCGTTTTCAGCGCCAATAGCTAAAAATAAAAATCCATAAACAGCGCTCATGATGAGAATGGTGTTCAGTAAACCCGGGCCTGATTGCTCTTTCGGATGCGTGTGGTGACGCATGTGGCTCTTGATCCGGTACACGTGGAGCGCGCGGTGAATTGCGTACTCAGCAAAAGACCAGAACACGATACCCGCAAAGACAAGGCAAACCAATGACATATCCATGCCAGCTGTGATGAGGCGATATTCCAGTAACAAGATGGCCGCAATGGGTGCCAAAACCATGTCCGCGTAGTACAAGTATTTCATATTCACATTGTACCACGCCACATCAGAAAAGGAAAATCTCCCGCCAGATCCTCCATACGATGACTGTAGGTACAGCCAAAGGCCCAAGCGCCGCCTACTTTCCCTGAGCATCCCGCACCTCATCATACGACCACAAACCTAGAGGCATCATTTGTGGAAGTGCATATCAAATCAAATTATAGTGTCTTATCACACCCCAGCCGTATGCCGGATCTGCGACAGTAAATCTGCCGTGAGAGGGGTCATAGCTTATTCGAGCTCCCCTGTACCTTCCATTTTTATCTCTTGGCACAAGTGGGTCTAAGTCAGATGTGACAGAGATTATAGTAACTTTGATTTTAGTGCTTTCAAGCAGATCTATTGCTCTGTCGAGTTCCTTTAAAAACGGATCTCTATGCCTAAGTAAAACCTGTCTGATTTTTAACGACTCTGCGTCTTTTGAACGACGAGAGAAAAATACCAGCACACCGGCAAATATAAGAACGGAAATAATCTGGATAACGGAATAAATGTTCTCTACCATCATAAATCTCCTTTAAAAGGTAGGGGCGTCGTGATCCCTTCTCAGCAACTCCATTACAGAATCGCACAGAGCTACGCGCTTTAATCCAGCCGGGATATTGCCGGAACCCCATAAACAAAAATGGTGGAGGTAGCGGGGTACTGCCCCCCGCGTACACAAAACTGGTTTAGTACACTCTCTACATGCTTAGTCGGATTATGGCTCGGCTCGCCCGCTTGCAGTTATACTCGGCAAGCTCACGATTTGGAGACGATTATGGCCGTCATCCTCCACCAGATGGTTTGTTTATCCCCGTCCAACAACGAGGTTCCGCCTAACTTATTAGAGAGGGGCGCGGCATCGTTGTCCCTCTTGCCAGTCTTAGGTATCAAGGCTCCTGGCGGCCCCGGCACTACTGCTGTTTAAGCAGCGATGCGATCGGCAGTAGCCTTGCGGCTAAAGTCGACGTGTGTAACATTGCTGTTAGCACTTATTGTTTTACCCATTTAAGAGACCTTGGGTGCTCTGCATGCAAGTGTAGTTCCAGTCCCATGGCGAATCTAAGTTACCCCCATAAATTAATCTACTAATACTTTATTTCTCTTGTTTTTCAGTTTAGCTTCCATGACCTTCATTTTCGACACGCAGTTCATCATGTACCAATCGCCGTCATTATCCAGCCACCTTTGCAGAATCTTTTTTGGATTACGACGGATCTCTTCGGGATTAAGGTGGTCATTTAACTCAATGGTCGTGTCAATCTTGATGAGCGCTTCAATTCGGACTTCTCTGCCCATGATAAATCTCCTTTAAAACTAAACGACTATTCTATACTTTTTTCATTCTCTTTTGCAAGCTCTTGAAGAAACCCAAAGAGATTATCGAACTCTTCATTCCGGAAAGCGTGGTACAGAAAGCCTTTAGGCTCGCTCATATCACCCAGATTGTGCCTGTTGATGCGCACATGTTCTAAGAGTCCGCGCTCGGTCAGGAAGACGTTCTGGACCTCCTGATGACTCTTGTACGGTATCTTCTCCACCAACTCAAGGTCGTGCTCTGGGTCGTTCTCCAGAAGCTCTTCCATTGAGCTGAAGGGCTCGTTGCCGTGCCTGTCTTTGTACCAGTACCCGTCGTTGTCGTAGCCGTCAGCGGCTGGGTAAACGATGTCCCGACGCAGGGCGAAGAAGTACGGTTTCGCCGTCGCACGGTTGTCCTGTCTTTCAATCTCGGTCGCTAGGCTTTTTAGGAATTCATAAGACTTTTTGCTGATAGTGATTGTTACTTTTTCGTCGGACATTTGACCTCATTTACATGAAATTTTAATAAAAATCCTCACTGCCAGACTTTTAAAACCGAAAAGCTGAAACCTTTGAACCCATTTTTCTTGTAATAAACACGGCATTCTTTTGCCCGCTTTTGCAGGTACTCTTTGTCTAGTGAGTACTCGATAGTGGTCTTGTTGATACGGGACTCTAAAATTAAAATGTACACCTCATGCCTCCAATCTCTTCAGCCTCTCAGCCTGCAGCTTCTGAGCCCGCTCCTTGTATAGGTACGCGCACGGAAGCTCCGGCACAACGCCGTAGTCCCTGCACACCTGCGGCCGAATGCTGTGAATCGAGCACTTGCCGTTAAGCAGGTAGGGACACGTGCCACCAGGCCTGTGGATTACTGTACCGCCAGGAATGCGGGCCAGAAGCGTTCCTTCAGGAATTCCACGAGTCAGGCGCACAAGTTGAAGCTCGCTGTCGGTGAAGACGGGAAAAGTACAGCATTGGCCACCGCACTCGTTACAAGGTAGTAACATCTTGCCCTCCAAACACCGTCTCTAGCCTCTCGACGATCCAGTCCATTGGATCACCCGTGCGGGCTTTCTGGACTCCATAGGGCATCTCGAGTTGGAAGTTGACGTAGAGCTTTTCCCAAAGTCTTTCATCGTCCAGGATGTCGCGTTCGCCGCTTGCTATCTCTTTGCACTTTTCGATTTCGTCTTCTGTGAAGTTTTTTAGTTCGGTTGTCATAAATCTCCTTTTAGTTCTAATAGGGTAATTGTTTACACATTACTTATACCCGATTAAAGGCTAAAAAGGAGCGCCCGAGGAGGGCGCCTCATAAGAGCTAGATCATGCCTGGGGCCGTAGCCTCAACATCCTCGGCGGAGGCTTGCTGCATGCTTTCCTTAAAATCTTCATAGGTCTCAACGGTGATTTTGATATCTTTAATGTTGATCAGCTCTGAGTCGACTTCTGTGATATAATTTCGAAAAGTCGTTACGCTCTTTGGGATACTAATTTTCCCTCTCCTGAAGTCCAACCCCATTTGTGTAATGCGCCAGTTTCCGGTACGACGACTATCCACTGCTGCTATTAAGCCCCAATGGTCCATTTTTCCAAAATTTGAACTTTTAGATTGTCCACCTGGGGCCGAAATAAACCTATCGAACAACTCTTGCACGTGAATGGTTTCATTCGGATCGTTGGGGAAGTCTAGAAGAGCACCAGCCAACAGTTTACTCATACTTGACGTGCTCTTCATCAACGGGGCATGACAATGTTCGCAGTATTTTTTCTTACCGCTGTAGTAAACATCCGCATAGGTGTCGGGATCGAAAAACGCATCGTAGCGGGCATTGCCATGCCCTGTATAAGCGCCAACCCTGGGAGCCTCACCGTCACCTAGACGGTCGAGAACCACCTGGACGGTATTCTTTACTCTTTTTGTTGCCGCATCATAACCTTCGCTGACTGCCTTAAGAAATTGTCGAATTTGTTGTGCAGCTTCTGGAGAGGTTGTGGCAAACTTTGCAGCCAGATACTCCAAATCTTTGACATTTAATGCTGTTCTGTTTGTGTCTATTTTAAAATCTTCCATGAATCTCCTTAAAGTTGCTTCACAAGTGCTTTAATCTCACGAACCAAATTATCATACTCGATGTGCTCTTGCCAAGTCTCTGGTTTACCTAGATTTACAAGTTTCTCTATAGCTGAGTTGAGCCGGTCTACAAGTCTCACTCATCTCCCTCTCTCAGCCTCTTCGACAGATCGGCGGCGTAATTAGCAAGCCACCCATTCGTGTAGGAAACTGAAGCGTAATCGCAATTCCGAACAATCTCCTCAACCTTTCCCGGCGGAAGATGGTCTCGCATAAGATCGTAGAGAAAGGACTGTACCCGATCGGTGCCCGACACGTTTCCAGAAACTGATCTGAGAGCGGCGCTGTATTCGTTAAATTTTTCTTTTTTTACTACCTCGTCCATGTATCTCCTTTCAACTACTTAACCCTCTCACTCCCAATTATAAGTGTGAGGGTTACTCTATTGATTCTATTGCTTTTTCCAGTTCCGGTTTATACAGGTAAATCTTATCCGCAATGCCAAGCACGACGCCATCACAAACGAGCTTTACGCCTTCCAGAATAATCGCAGTGCCTGTGCTGCTGTCGTAAGCTTGCCGACATCCGAAAAGCTGAAGCTCCAAAGAATCCAGTCCTTTTATGAATTGAGGTAATGATTTTTCTGTCATGCAATCTCCACACCCAACACGTCATCGTCATCGTACCAAGACTCGAGGTCATCGAAGAGCCTCCTTCGTGCTACTACCACTTTCAGTTCGGAGACATCAAAGATGTGGTACCACTCGGAACTTTCTCCGCACATCCAACGGTCGTTTTGACTTGTGGCAAACTTTTCGCACTCTTCGATAGACGAGAAGTCACCACAAAAATCATGGAATCCCCCTCGTGGATAGTAGATGTCTCCGGCGAAGAGTAAATAGTTTTTCATTTAGACCCCTTGGTTAATTCTTCCTCTAGGCGAGCCAGCTCTTTTTCCGCAACGGTGACTTTGTTCAGAAAATGCGCGATTTTGTTTTTCGCTATTTGAATTCCACGATCAACCGCTTCTTCTTTTGTAGCAAAAACTACGGCTGGTTGCAGAAGCCAGTAATCATGGTCGTTTGACTTTTCACTGTAGAATAGCATTGCGTTTATTTCACCATTAGCTGTAACTCCATCTTTGGTGACAACGCCTTTTAAAACACGCCCTGCCGCCAGGGCCCAGATAGTTTGTCCTATTTTATACTCCACTCAGGCATCCTTTCTTCAGTCTCCACCTAAAATACCGGCACGAGGAGCACCGGCAATCGGGGTTTATTTCATTTGGGAATTGTCTAATTTTTCTTGGACGCGCGTCCCTAATGTACCCGTGATACGGGCCGCTCGTCTCAAGCCTAAGTCTCTCGATTCCCATCCACAGCTGCATGCCGGGTGTCTGACAGATACGGATCTTTTTGGTCTTTAAGACACTCACATACTCGAACATGCTCACAGCAGCTCACACTTCTTAATCGCCTTCAGCCGAGTGATTGCCTTTTCAGTGAGGTAGAAAAGTCCGTAACCTTCGGCCACAAGTCCTATTCCTTGTGGCTTGTGGAAAAAACCTTCCTTCACCATCTGCACCATAGCCGGGTCGTTGAGCTCCGTGCAGTAGTGTGTGCGAAAGCCGGGCTTCTTTTCGGAATAGCCCCAGGCGTGTTTCATCATGTCGATTTGTTTAAAGGTGAGTACATCGTTGTGCTCCATCGGCCTCCTCGTCGGTAATCAGTCCGTCTGCCGCCCCTCGGTTAACCACATCTTCGACCAGGAGGTGATCTGACCAAGACATTTTTTTAGGATTCATAGCTGTTAGCAGAATCATTAGGAATTCATTGCTCGTTTTCTGCGCCACGCGCACCGCCAGCTCGTGCGCTCGCGTCCCGTCTGTTAGTTTCTGTTCCACCGTCACCCCTCCCCTAGCCCTTGGCTGACGATCTTGCCTTTGTCATCGAACTTAAACCACCACCAGTACCCGTGCTGGCCGCCAGTGAACAAGGTCACTCGGTTCTGGGTAGCGGTAAACCGAACCACCTTAGCAGCGCCGTTTAGGAAGTGGATGAGGTTTTCTAAGTCAGTGTCAGTCTTTACTTGATCCGTCGTCATAGATTATCCTTCCAACAAATGTTAAGTTTTCTGTGCAAACCGGAACGCCGTCCATGACAGTACTTTTCCATATTATCCGAGCATCGGTATAGATAGTTTCCACACCCTCTTTGTTTACCACGTGCAGATCGCCGTCCTCGAGCCAGTATTCAATAACATCTAGAGGCTTACCCTCAATCATCAGTCCATCCTCCCATAATCAAACCAGCACTCAATACCTTCTGCGTTGAGTTGCTTCACGATCTTGCCGACCGAGGCTTCCCAGGTGGCAGAACCCTGGCACGGGCTGATTTCATGGGGGTTGATGAGACATAATTCCTCAGGAGTGCGCTTGCGTTTACCCATAAAGTAGATCTTGATGCCTGCGCCGAGAACGCACGTCCCGTAGTCGCCTTTCTTTTGGAAATACTTTTCGATCTCAGCTTTCCATCTTGCTTTAGCGACCGCGACGGAATTCATAAAAGCGGCACTCTCCAGATCCACTGGCTGATAAACTGTGACTTCTTTTCTATTTGACGGTTCTAGTCTCATTTTCTTCATTTGTTATCCTGTTTATTTCTTTAATCTTCGTTTTTTCTTCTTGATGACCTTTTGCGCCTTAGCCACCCACTCACCCAACTTTTCAAGGTCGTGCTCATTAAGCCATAAAGATTTTTCAGCCACGACGCTTGCAAACCTAGGCACCTTAGCATCCGCAAAATTGCTGAACTCCTCGCTCCCGACCATAACTTGTGTGGGTAAAGCAATGTGGATTCGCCAAGTGAGATCTAAATCGTTATCACTCTCATCTATGTCGCATTTGAGTTTGGGGTGATGACTTGCATCCCCCGCTAAAATTAAAGCTTTCATCCTTACTCCTTCCATTCAATTTTCGGACAGTACCCGTCTTTTGTGGCTTTCACGTATTCCTTGAGCAAGGCAAAAGCGTCCGCAACCCCCGTGCCGATCGTCACAAAGATGTTTCCAACCATTCGGAATATCCGAATGGTTCGCGGCCATGTCCGCTTTGGTTTTTCTTTTCTGTCCCTGATAGGAAGCAGAGCCCAGCATTTCGAGAAGACCTTTTTGATCAGCTTGACAATAAACACACCAGCTACAAAAACGAGGGTGGCTCCAGCAGCGAAGGCTATAAAACACCCAAGCACTATCGCGAGCTCATGCCCTACAGAGAACCAAGGAACTCTGATAAGACCCACTCCAATCCAGTAGAAGCCCCAAATAGCCGCCCCCAGAACAGGAGCGGCAACAAGGGCTAGGAGAACAGGTGCAAACTTTTGAGTCGCCGCAGCTAGCCGCATGAGACGTTGTCGACGCAGTTCGCGGAGACGTTTAGTTTCTTGTGCGGCGAGATACTCAGCCTTAAGCCTGCGCGCATCTTCTAGATTCTTCTCCTTCTTAAGAGCCTCCTGCCTGATCATGAGGTCCTCTCGGTACTTTATAGAAAGCTCCCACGCCTTCTGCTGGTCATTAATACTGTCTGCCCAACGCCTGTACAACTTTGCATCTTTGCTGAAGCGACTGTTGAACAGTGTTGCAATGTCGTCCGGTGTCAGCGCCGCTATCTTTGGCTCCACATACTTCGCATCAAATGGCTTGCAGATGTGTTCCTTGATCGGATTGCCGATAAAATCGACAGCGCGTTCTATGAGCTCACCCATGGCGGCGAAAGTCCACAGGAAGAGGCCGAAGAGACCGAGCACAATCTCTTTCCAAAAGAATACGAAAGACACCGCAAACAAACAGAACACAGTGAGCCAAAAGTACGGACAGAGATTGGGAAAATCATCTGACTGGGATTTTTGGATACCAAGCACGTACCGCTGCAAACGACGGTGCCAGCTATTTCGACTTAGGTTTATTTTCATTTTTAGATCTCCTTTTAAGTTTTTGGTGCAGCCTGACTTTAAAATACTCATCAGACGGAATTTCGCAGATAAACTCGGCCCCACAGCCGACACATCCCATTATGAGACTTTCCTCATCTTCGTACTCGTCACTATCATAACTGCCAGTTGTAGGTTGCCCACACTTAGAGCAGATTCCGATAAGACTGGCTTTCCCTATGACCACATCAGTCCACATACTGCTCCCTTTAAATTTTAAGTTGTCTCCAGTTCCTCAGCAGATAGCTTGTCTGCCGAGTTACATCCAAGATCGTGCTTATACCCCGCACCACGTTCACGTCATCCTCTGGAATGAAGTGAGAGTAGTTCACAGTCAGCTCCGTGCCTTCGGAGATCCGCCACCGCGTAAACACCATGCCAAACAGATAAACGCAGTTTGGTTTATCTGAGTGGTTGATGTAGTCGGTGTCTTCTTTCTCGCCGTCAATGTACAGATACCCAAACAGACGAATGGCTGTCTGGTTCTCCTGCGAGTACTGCTTTCGCCCGACGATTTGTGAGCTTCTCAGCCAGTTGATGACGAGCTTCCCTTGAGGCAAGTTCTGGGTCGCGAAGAGTCCGTAGCCGTGAATTGAGGAGTTGCGTTTCTCTAGCACTTCTTATCTTCCTTTTTTACAATTTTCATAAAACTTCCTGAGCGCGTACTTTTGCTTCATGGATAGCCTTCTGGTCCTACGGAACTGCGAGTCGAGAGATTCTATGAACTCTCTTGAGTCACCGTAAACTTTAGTCAGACAGACTCTAAGCATTTCCTCAACAGAAACAGAGCCATCAAATCCAGGGTAGTCATCCGGAGCTCTGTACTTCTTGTGATCAAAAGGATCTCGCTTGGTCCCTGTCGTGCTGCCTTTTGCTGCAAAATGCACAGAAGAAGACTCGAAAGCCTTCTCCCATGTTGTTCCTGATTTTTTGATAAGAGCGTTTGCGAACCTGACCGCGCTTAGAGCCTCGTGATCATTTGTCGACGAGGATAGATTCAGAAGCTTGATGAGTCGTGTCTTGTCCGCTTCTGTCATCTTTAACCCCCTCGATCATCCACATAAGTAAGTACGCTGTAGCGTACGGGTGCGGGCATTTGGCCAGAAGTTCCCGTGAAACAAAATCCTCGCCGGTGTTCTCAACCCAATTCAAGAGCACCCGGTGCTCTTGCTCAGTTAATTCGTCATAAGCGAGCTCGAACATCTGGTCTCCGAAATCCTCCTCTTCATCTTGTATGATGCCAGCTAGTAACTCAGAAAGCTTTTCCCCAAACAGCGAAAACTTATCTCTTGCATCTAAAATTTCCATTTGAATCTCCTGTTTACTGTTGTACGACCGTAACCTCATCCACTTCTGTTTCTACCTTCGCCACAAACGTCTGAAGATCGGCCGGAACTAAATAACGCCACTGATCCATTAATTCAGTGTCGTCCACGAAGAGCCACGACGGAGCTCGCGCGCCTGCTGCTTTTCTGAGCGACACGCAAAACGACATATCTGACTTCATTTTTCTGCCAGAAGACAAACTTGAGTATGGAATGCCGCCAGCCGAGATTGCCAAGCTCCCATCCACCAACTCCACATCAACACCCTCAACCTGCAACGTCTCTAGAATTTTCCTAGTTTCTACTTTTGGAAGATCCTTGAGTGCCTGCTCGAGAGCGCCGTAGTCCGCACACTGGCGCTCTTTCACAGCGATAGCTGACACAAGTAAACTTTCCTGCTCACGCATCTGCCCAAGCTGAGTCGCCTGGCGCTGTGCCACGTTGAGTGCCGTACTGATGTCGAGCTGCTGTTGGCGCAAAGTCTTCTCATCACCGGGCGGTTTTTCAGGTGCCGCAGGCTCCTTGATCTTCTGAATCTCAACGAGCTCACGCTGAAGCTTTACTAGGTTAGCCTCTACATTGGCTTTACTTAGCGTCAGCTGCTTGTGCTCGCTTTTAAGATTTGTAAGATCAACCATAATGCCCTGGGCCTCGTCGAGCCCCATCTTAATCGTGGCGTTCACTTTCTCATTGAACGTCGCGATCTCGCGCGCCTCTTTATTGTAGGCGAGAAGCTCCTTCTCATAAGACCCCATGATGTGATTCACGTGGTCCTCACCTACCGTCTGGCCGCAAGCATCGCACTTGGATCCGGCTTTTGGCGCCGCCGGCTTCTTTGGGGGAAACGGGACAGGTTTTAATTTCTTACCCAAAGTCACCGTAGCCGCGCGAACATCGCCTTCTTTCTTTGTGAGCTGAGCGATCGTATCTTCCATAAACTTGAACTGTTCTGGAGGTGGCACTTTAGATGCCAAAATCCCCGCCTCGATAGCGCCGCGGCGGTTGAGGGACTCACCAAAACGCATTGCGTCGGTCTGGTATTTAGCCAGAGCCTGGCGGTAGAAATCGTGGGCCGCGAGCTGCGCGTTCAGGTCGTTTAAGGCGCCGGAGTAGGATTCAGTGTCTACATCGTCCTGGGCGGTCAGCTGTGAGAGTTGGGCCCTGACCTGGCTCAATGCCCCCTCATCCGAAGCTTTCACGTTCTGGAGCTGTCTGCGTTCGCCTGCGATGGCATCAGCATCGATCTTGGGGCTCACGAGCTTCACCTTGGCCGGGATCTGCGTCCCTGCCGGGAGCATCGACTGAAGAAGGGCCCTGCGATCGACGGCCGCGAGCTCTCCTAAAACTGCAAGCTGCTTCACATCTTTGAGCGACATGAAGTAGCCGGCGTTCCAGCAGCACATGAAGGTGTCGAGCTTAAGCTTTAAAAGAGCCTCGAGCTCCGTCTGGTTCATGGAGACAGGGGGCAAGGCGCCACGCGCGAACTTAATAACACTTGTCTTGCCTCGGGCCTTTGTGCGCGTAATGGTCGCATGCTGTGTTGTAACCGACACCTCGGTCTTGTCCTGGCCTTTTGTGATGAGGTGGTCGGGGCTGTTGCCATTGGAGTCGGTGCCGTACCACACGAAAGCGAACGCTTCCTTCACGGTACTTTTGCCAGACTCGTTCGGTCCACAAATGATGTTAATGTTTGGTCCGAATTCGAGAACTCGGCAGTGACCGCGAAAGTAGTTCATGCTGACTGTTTTAATCATGTAAATCTCCTGTTTAAACTCTTATATCTGAATTGTGCGGATTTGTGATTTACCTAATTTGGGTTTTTATTTACCTAAAAAGGGTAACTCACTTTTTGAGCTACTTATCTTCCTCTCCATGCACCTGAACCGCCTCAACCTTTGGGTAGTTACCTCTCGTCCCCGTAGCCTTATATGCTGCTTTTATTTTCTCGGCTTCTTTGTAGGCTAGCTCCTCTGTGGTATAAAACCTTGAGACCTGAAACACTTTCGAATCATCAGAGACCCTGAGCCACGACACTTGATAAACAATCATTTCTTCCCCTTTTTAGGACTGAGCTCTTCTCTTGTCGGCTCCCTGTCCAGATGTCCAATGTACTGCACATTTATGTTGGTAGAGTGGCTGTTGATGAAGTCATAGGCCAACTCTAGAGTTTCAAAACGCACAAAGTAAAAATAGTCGTTATGTTTATATCTATACTGAACGTAGTTCATTTGATCGCCTTCCCCTTTCTTTCTCTCCATTTATCCCTGGCATCTGATACACGGCAGTGTCCGTTTTGGCTGAGCTCGCGCCCTATGATTTCCAGTGCAGCCATGACGGCCTCATCCTCGCTGTACCACCAGGCCTCTTGTATGAGTCTATTCCCAATATCTCGGCGAGCGATCTCGGCCGCCTTGTAAGAGAGATTGACGTAGGCCTCTTTAAACTTGTCGACCATGTAGCCGATGGAGCCTGCGCAGAAGCCTATAGAAACCACAACGCAAACTCCGACTCCGATCCATGAGAATAAAATTGTCATCATCTCCACTCCTGATAATAGTCACAGTACCATCTAAGCCATTTGTCATACTCTTCGAGAGTCATCATTTTTCTTTTCTTAGAGCCGAACATAACTTTTATAGGCCCCAAATGAAAGGTCCACCCAAACCAAAGTCTTTCAAGCCCAGTCGCACCAATCTCCCAGCCGTGCCAGGTAAACCAACTCCACCACCGTGCGTTGAGAGAAAAATTTAGTTTGATTGGCCAGTACATGTAACGCTTAAAGGGCGGCTGTGGAACTTGTCTCATTTTTTACTCCCATTGCCTTTTGAATAATTAGCACCCTCTCCATCAAATACTTACGACGCTCATCTGTAGGGCTTTGGCAGTAAGCTTTGACTTCCTCAGAGAGAACCTCAAGCGCAGCCATTGCAATTTTAAGCTTCTTCAGATCAGAAGACATGCAGCCCCCAGAAATTAATAAGCGGAACTGTCAGCACCAAAACCGTCATGTGGAGAGCCTGGTCGGCTCCAATAACAACGAAAAATTTATGAATGTCCTGCTTTTTCCAAAGGTAGCTCGTCATGCGAGAGGTACAAAAATCCGTAGCGAAGTGGGCCGCGCCATTGATCAGAGCAAACTTCCATCCGAACGGTATTAGAAACAATGTGTACGCTAAAATATGCGTCGATAGCCACCTAAGTGACGTGCTCTTGTTGTTTGCCATCTTGCGAGTTTGGAAGATGAAGTCAGCCATCCAGTGAACCCAGATAAGAATTATGAGGACCGTCATCTGTCCGACCTCTCCCCTGTTTCCGGGTCTACGTTGACTGTGCCGATCGCGCGAATCAGTATCGCCAGCCCCTTAAATTTTGGGTTATCAAAACCCTCTATTAAGCCTGCCGCAAGCTCTTTTGCTTTTCTAAACCCATCCAGATAAGCCACGTCCTCAATGGACTGAGCGCTGCTGCCATGCTTCTCAACCCACTGCCGTGCTAAAAACTCTTGTGCTTTCATTTGTGTCTCCTGTTGGTTTAATAATCTCTTGAATTTCCGCCAGAGCGTTCGCACACGCCACGTGGTCATCTTCAGGGTATTCTCCGGGAGCTGCGTGACGCGCGTCCAGAGCTTTCTGTATTCTCTGATGCGTGCCTTCTAGCTTTGTAACACGAGCCTGAAGCTCGCCTACAAGTTCCCTGAAATCCTCCTCTATGTTCACTTATATCTCCCAATTATAATCGCGATTAAAATAAGTAATCCGTATCCCAAGATAAACCCTAGAAAACTATACGCCGGCCACCAGATATCAAAATTATTCCAAGCCGGTAGCGCCACTTATCTCCCTTTTAAATCTCTCCAGTTTACACCCACCCGACGCGCCTCATGAAGTCTTCTTTGGAATGAGATGAGTAAATCCTCTTCGTACTTCGGAAGAGGTTTCTCTTCTTTCATAATCTTTCGCAGCCTGAGCCGCTGCTTCTGCTCGTTAAACGTCGCTGTCATTTCTTTCTGACTCCTGTTTTAAATTTAGTCATTTCCCAGAGCTTGAGAATCTGCTGTCTGGTTCTTGACCCTATGAATCTCTCAATCCTGGACTCCTCTGCGCGCTGGGCGTTTTGGGCGGCCTCTTCAAGGGCACCTTTGATCCAAGAGATCTTTGTATCGTCGTCCTCACAGAACGGAGAATTCATCTTCTCCACAAGATCGTTTGCCACTTCGAGACACGTTTTGCTCTGACTTGCGAAAATATCTGTGCGCATTTACCACATCCATCTTTTACCTGTTGCCCAGGTTCCATCAATATTTCCAACCAGCATCTCATAAATCAAGACCAGGAACGCAAACGTGCCAAACCACAACGGCATGGTTAGAAAAATGATCCAATTAGTCAGCGCTAACAGAAGTCGTTTCATTTTACCAATACCTCAAACTTTACTGGCAGGTACGTTAGAATCTTACAAATCGTCCCAAGAGACGGCTCGCGCTTGCCGTTGAGAATCTGAGAGATAGCCGCCTGTGTAAGCCCCGTTCTTTCTGCAACGTCTTTTTGACAAAGACCTAAAGCATCCATCACAGCCTCCAGATTCTTACCAAAGTTTTCCGAGTTCATAGTTTCATCACAGCCGCAGTAATCGCCGCGAACATAAAAAACCCAAGAAAAGCAAATAGAATGCTCGCGCCAGCACCGAAGAACCAGAAGATAAACATAACAGCTATTCTTCCGTTCTCAGACTCCGGAGCAATTATCTTGTAAGAAATAAACATGATCGTTTCTGGAATCAGAGCTATGCAGATAGAGGCAACTGTCCCACAGAGCCAAAATAGAAGTTTAGTCATTCCCGCACCCTTTCCACAAATGTTTCAGAAGCCTTGAACTTTGGAAACCACCTAGCGCTCTTCTGGATCATCGAGCGAGCACTTGGATCAAAGTAAGCGCGCGCTTTGCGTTTAAACTTAACGAAGGTGCCGAAGTTTTTGATCTTCACCTCATCGCCTTTACGCACAGCTTCAACTATGATCTCCGTGACCGAGTCCAGGAGATTCTCAGCAAGGGTCAGTGTGATTTTACTCTTCTCCGAAAGCTCTTTGATCAGTTCTTGCTTATTCATTGTCTTCCTTCTCTAGTTTGTCTAATGCTGCATTAAACAGCGTGTACATTAGTAAGTCCTCTGACAACAGAACATCAAGTCTCATGTCTATCAGAGTCATAATGAACCACTGCTGAAGCTCAGACTTTATTCTTTTCCTCAGCACTGCAATACTCCCAAGCCTGTAGCAATTTGTCGATCTCTTTGATCTCACTTCGTGCCTTGATTCCAGCATCTGTCTTTGAGATATTGTAGGAGTCAACACCCATCCAAACAAACACCTGTCGTATGCGGCGTAGACCTGCCACCAACAATCTGTTTTGGTCCTTCAGCTCATCTACTGTAATTTCAGGCACCACTTCTACTTTTGGTATAAAGCTTAGCCCCATCCTGACAAGGGTCGCATTCAGCTCTTGCGTAAGCCTGATACGTTCATAGGCCTGATCTGCCTTTTGTGCAGGAGTCATCTCCGGTTCATTTAGTTTCTTCATGAGAAGCTCATTTAAGCGGGCCTGATCCGCGGAAAGGTCTCTGTACATGTCGGCCTTTCTCTTAAGGTGAGCCGTCTCCCCCATGGCGCCGGAGAGTCGGGTCTCTGCATCCCAGCACTCTTCTGTGCGCTTAATGAAGGCAGCATCCATCATGGATACTTCGTTCTCCATGCCAAGCAAAAAAAGCGCCTCAGCCCTAGAAAGAGAATATGCCTCGACAGCGTAGTCTTTGGCGGCGTAATCACGCAGTCTTTCCCAGAGCTGTTTTGGCTTCGGGTTCATACGGTCGTAGCTCATTTTTTGGTTCTCACTTTCTGTTCTAGTAAAGCTATCTGCAAAAGAGCAATCTCTTTAGTGGCGATCGCAAGATATTCGCGCAAAGACTCATACTCTCTCCGAAGCTCTCCGTAGAGCTCAGAGAGCTTCTTCTCGTTTGTATGCTCAAGCCTCCGACACTCGCTCATCGACACGATTGGTTTAAATGGTTTTTTACTCAACTGGCATCCCCTCCATTTTCAAACTGCCGATCGCGAAGGTGCTGAACCAACGCCTCCAGCTTCCTGATCCTCTCGTCACCAAGAGCATTCGCGGCTTCCATTTCATATTCGTGGCGGATCTTGTCCTGCTCGAACTGCCACTTCGCACCTTGAGTAAAGATATCTGCGATTTCTTTCTGGCCGCCACTGTATCTGCACTCATGAGCACGATAGTGGCCGCCCTGCCACCTGGCGGCTTTTTCGTCAAAATCAACCATGCTCACTCCCAAACCATCTGTATTTCGTTTCGCAAATCAGAAGAAAGGTCCTCAACCACGTCTGCCAGTCTCTGAAGAGCTGGGCTGGTTTCAGACTCGTCTAGTAGTGAAAAGGAGAGAACCTCTAAGCCCTCCAGAGCCTCAAATGCCATGGCCTCAATACCTCTGCGTTGCGGAGGCGCCACTTTGCGCTTCACCTTCTTTTTGCTCGGCGGCTTCTTCAGATCTTTCTCTTTGAGTTCTTTTCTTCTATACTTCACAGCTCCCCCAACACTTCCATCTTGTTCGCAATCAGCTCTTTTTTACACATGATCCACGGAAAGTCCTCATCCATTTTGCCTTGGAATATAGCCCATAAATCAAAATCATCTTTGTTTACAAGCCTGACTGAGTACCCTTCTAGGTTCATGAGCTCTTGGTCCTCTGCGCCTCCGAAGAAGCACATTTTAACTCCGAGACCAAGCTCGCCTTCTTTATTCATCAATATGAATTGTTTCATTTACTGTGTTTCTCCAAAAACTCATCCACAATTGAGTTGGTTGTATTAGGTGCGAACAGGGCTTTGCCTTGGCGCAAATACTGAACGGCTTTCTCTAGTTCCTTCTCAAGCTCAACTCGCTTCGCTGCTGCCTGCAAGCGAGCCGCTGAGTGCAGATGCGAAGCCTGTTTCCAGTGTGCCACGTCTTTCTCCAGCTGCTCGACTTGCTCGAAGTAGCGAAGGTTACGTTCCTCGAGCCGGGCGATTTGTATATCAAGATCGTTTAATTCTTGGTCGCTCATGTTTTACCTTTCCCCGTGGAAACGGAACCCCGCGAAGCTCTTTCAGCTCCATGATCAGTGTATCGAGCTGCTCCCAGCTTAAATCCCATTGCGCGAGAGTCTCTTTATCCGGACTTCCTTTAGCGCCAAGAAGTCTGCGACCAATCCCCTGCTCATTATTCATCAGGCAAAGCTGGATCGGCCCGTCTGCATTCTGTACGTAAAGACTGAATCTTTTTTTAGTCATTCACAACCTCGCCATTCTTAAGTCTATCAACCAAGATACCAGCATAGCTGGTGGGTGCATAGGATCTCAGTATACGGATGATCTCGCTCTTTTTGATTTTTTCTTTCTCGATTGGTTTTGCGCCGAGGAGAAGAGCGACGTGGGTAAGCGATGCCTTACGTATACTTATATATCCCCATCCAGAATCTACGTCTCCAACATTGGTGTAAACAACTTGAGCACCGTTGAGTAGCTCCTCTACTTTATCAGCCCACCTGCAAAGATTGTCTATGTAAGTGTGAAGGCTGTCGCACACAGAGCGACTAGGTCTCTTCGGATAAAAATCTGATTTATTCACGTGTCACCCTTTCCCAAAAATGGCGTCTAAGTCATACTGATCAACCTCTGCCACCACAAAATCCGCACGGCAAAAATTGCCCTCTCTCATGAGCTCTCGTGCGGCGCACTGATTTTCAATCTTAGCCATGATCGCGCAAGCGCAGGCGAAGCCCTGAACCCACGGATCCTCCGCTGTCTTTACCTTTTTTACCTTCTTCGTCTTCTTAGTGAGTTTTTTCATCTAACCCCAGCAATCCCCACATATTCTTAGGAGCAAATAATCGTAAATTGGCTTTGTCTTCTTCGTCTGCCGTTTCATCAAAGTCACCGTTCATGACTCTCTTGGCCAGCTCCTCAAGCCCAGCCTGGCGTAGGAGGCCGACGGCAGCTACCTTACCGCAGTTGTACTTTTTGTTTTTATAATCGTGAAATTCGCCAGCTTCTGCTTCTGCAATGATCTGAGCAATGAGGGGGGTCTGTGGGACTTTTTCGAGTTCAGCTACAAGGTGAATCCTCGTGTCCAGGTAAGATTTTTTCATTCTGTGTCTCCGTTTGTTCTTTAATCCACATAAGGCGGGAGAGAAGCTTTTTACTCGAGCGCAGGTAATCTCGTGCATAGGCAGCCTTCTTCAAGGGAACGACAGCCACCTCAAGGATAGCAATGCGCTCACGTAAAGCTCTGATCTTTTCCTCTACACTTTTGGGCCTGCGCCCTGCTTTCTTGCTCTCTACCCTCATAATTACTTCTTTGTTGTCGCGCCGAGACCCTGAGGAAACTCGTACTCCATCTTTTCCGGAATAATAATGATCCTAATGATCTCTGGTTTAGTCCGGCCAGGAGGGGTTATAGTTGTTTTTAGTTGTGTGAGCTTAAGCTCGAGAGCCGCATCGTACATCGCAGCTATCAGCATATCTCCAAAAATATCTGCTTCTTTTTTATGATCCGACGACATCCCGTGATCCTTTCCAAACGAATTCAATAAGAGGATAATGCTTTTTACACTTGATACAAAAAGTACCGTTATAGAAGTCAGGCTGTCTGGCGTACGTAGCTGCCAGCTCATAGTTCATCTTGGTGTCACTCCCGCATGTAAGGTGCGTATAGGTGCTCCGCAATGGACGCACAAAGCCCTTTTCCCGCTCATCTTCAGACAGGACGACATAGCCTCTCGCTGACCAGTCTTAGGATCAATCTCCGTGTGGCTACGGTCCTCAGGCACCGGAGAGCCGTCTGTCAGAACTTGCTTGGACATCTTTCCTACAAAATCTCATAACCAGGCTGGGCGTACTACTTAGCCGTCCGGCCGACACTGTGTTGCCGACCATCCGGAACCTGATTAAGAGAAAACTAATTACTTCTCATTCTTCAAGTTGATGAAGGGGACCGCGCCGCCTCCAGAAACCTGTGGTAATTTTCCGTCCCACTTCTGCAAAGACAAGTATTGCAGGAGTGCTGGTGAAAGGCTCTGCGTCTTTAGACGGTTCGCCTCAGCCTCACCACGAGCCACTGCGATCGCTTTTTCAGCTTCCGCGCGCGACTGCGCAACTTCGTTCTCGATCTGCATGGCCTTCTGAGTAGCCTGAATCTTAGCGTTCAGCGCCTCGATTACACCCTCTGGAGGACGCATAGCGCCGACAGCGTAGATGTTGATTACGTGAATACCGACAGGCTCAACCTGTTCGTTGACTTCCTTAGTCACGTCTTTAAGCAGTTCCTCTTTCTTAACCCCAATGATGTCACCAACATGGTACTTGCCGCTTACATTACCGAACGTGCTTCGAACAATGTTCCGGAGCTGACCGTGCGTGATCTCATCAATTCCAAGACGGTACGTTGTGAACAGGTGCGCGACCTTGTCAGGCACAACCTGGTACGCGATACCGATGTCAGCGCCAATGCTCAGACCATCAATGTCCTGAAACGTAATAGACTCATCGTGCGTAGCGCCTTCGTGCGGACTAGCTGTCCACACGTAGTTCTGCTGGAACGTCGGGAACAGGTAAAGCTCGACAGTCGGTGGGAGCCAATAGTAGCCAACGCCAACCACTTCATTCTCAACGCCCTTGTCGGAGCCCATTGTTCTAACCTTGACCCCAACAAAACCTTGGGGAACCTTCGAGCACGCGGATAGGGCAAAAGCCAGGACCAAAAACAAACCAAACTTCTTCATAAATCTCCTTTTTGAGCCGTGAACATTTTTAAAAAGAACCGGACAAGGGCGTAACCAAGGATGGCGATTATCAGAAACACCATCCCCAAGGTCACGTCGTTGTCCGTATTAAATAGAGCTGGCAGGATGAATGCGAAAAGCACCCACATAAACAAGCCAGCTAAAAACGCCAAATCAAACCACTTCATTATTTTCATAGATTTCCTCTGTAAACACATCCTAAGATGTTTATTTCGTAGCTGTCAACCTCCCATGCTGTAGCTGGTTATGTCATTACGGCTGTGCGCCACCACGAATCCATGCCCCAACCATGTCTCGAAGACTCTGGTCCATTTTCATGCCCATGGGCATGTCCTTCCTGACCACAACACGTTGATTAATTGATGCCTTTGAGGCGAGCGCCGTATTGTAATCTGAGTAATCATTTGGGTTCATTTTTCCAGACCCATGGCACATGACACATTTCGCTTTAAATATTGGTCTGATGTCTCTTTGAAACGAAACAACACCAGTAAGGTAGTCAGTATAATCTGTGAAGTAATAATCAGCTTTCGCGCGCGCTGAAAGGGCAAGGATCATCAGTGGCACAACTAGCAGTATCTTTTTCGACTGTAAGCTCATAACGTATCTCTCCTATGTTTTGTTATTCTTTATTCTTTTTCTCAAACGATTTCCACAACTCCCAGAGAGCCTCGCGGAATTCATACCGAACCATTTGTCTATTCACGCAGTCGCTCACGTCGTCCTCAAGCGGATCCACAGAGGCGACCCCCTCAAACAGTGCCAGAGCCTCCCTGATTTTGAAAACATGATCCTGATGTATCGGTTTCTTGAAGGTTACAGTCAGGCCTTTGTAATTCATGGTGATTCATCTTCCATACGGTTAGTTTATTAAGTACTTTTTGAGAGCCGTCGGTATAACCGGCTTTTATTAAAGCCTCCTCCAGCATTTTTATTACGTCAGCAAAATCCTCCAAAATCTCATCGTGCAGACCCTTCTCAATAAGGATTATTTCCTTATCTGCCCCGGTCACGCGTGCCCATCCAGGGGCGTAAATGCGAAGTGGATCACCCCAGACAGTCCACCATCTACCGTGAAGCTTTTTCATAGTTCCACCTCTAAAACAATCGTGGCGAGGCGGGCAGACGTCGAGTCTGGCAAACGTGAAATAGTCTCAAGTGTTTCCTTAAACTTCGTGTGCTCTTTTAGTATCTGCCGAAGACAGTCTTCCGAATCGGCTACACCAGGCATCACCCGCTCGTTGATTTTAGCGATCATGGCCTTAAGTCCTTTATTCTCTTCAACTACTTCGAGCATCGCCGGCTCAAGCTCAACAATCATATTAACCAAAGCCCTTGCTTGTTTTTCTATGTCCATCATTTCAGCCTCTTTAAGAGCACGTTAAAGCCCTTCAAATAGCTGTCGATAATGTTCATGTGCTTGCGGTTGTGGGCGTGCATGGCATTGGACTCAGCGCGCTGCTTGTCATTCTTCTTGGTCTCAGCCGCCATCCACTCTGTAAGCTCTTTACGCATCGGCGCGCAGATGTCCTCCAGGCGCTTGTCGAGATGCGCGTACAGTTCTTTGAGCTGCTCCTCATTAGGAGTGATATGAAAACTCACGTTTCCCTTGTCGTCCTCAGTGGGTGGCTTTCTGTTCGGATCAAGTGAAATGCTGTATGTTGCTTCTTTTTTTGACTTCTTCATAAATCTCCTGCAGGTGCGTCAGCAGCCTCGATCGTGATTACAACTCTGATTAATTCGTCATTCGGCCCGTCAGTGGCGAGCTCGCCACTTGCGATATCTTGTTCGAGCATCGTCGCTACCGTTGCTCGAACTGCGTTCCCCAACGCTTCTGCGGTGTCAGAACCAGGCACTTTAAAAACCCGAGCTTCTGTTTTCTTTTTCATAAATCTCCCTACTGCACATACCTACCGAAGTGGTCGTACAGCTCTTTTTGTTTTTGCATAAAATTGTACTGAAGTAGCTCTACGGACGCCCCGATGCTAGACGGAATGTCCATTGTTGAATTGTGGGCTGCCTCTGTCGAGCAGCTCCACTCAGCCATGATTGCAGCACAAGCATCAAGCGCCACGTAAGTCCGCGTCTCATAGTCGAGCTTCGCGTGCTCCTTTAGAAACTCATCGCGAGTGGCTAAAAGGTTCTTCTGAAGCTTTCGTGATAACCCGTTGATAATTTTCAAATTCTCAGGGGTCATCGAATGGACTGTCGGCTGACTGATTGGAGCGACCATACCTAAAACCTGACTCATGCTTTCCGCACGGCCTCGGTACGGATTAGCAGGGGACACTGTAGGGACACTCGTGGTCGTCATCTTTACCGCTGGTGGGTTCGTCGCCAGGTACTCCTGAAGACTCGCTTGAGCAGGTAACTCCAGGGCTTCCTGTAAACTCTTCCAGCCAGACGGAGTCGGCGGCTGACTTGGGGAAGCTTCCCCCGACAGCTTCGCAATCAGATTCGTCATCTGCTCCTTCGTCAACTGCTCCTTCGTCAACTGCATGTGGCTCACCGTGATCTGGGGTTGCGTATCTGCAACTGTGAAGGATTTCTCTAATCCCTTCGTCTTTCTGAACCAACTGAATAATCCTGCTAAAAATTTCATTTTTCCCTTTCTCAGTGAGTGAGCACACATCTTCAAAGGTGCCGTCATAATGCCCTGTGAACGCTTCAAAAAGAAATCGATGGGCAGCGTCTCTGTCCTCCAGCTCCTTACGCCTATCTTTCTCCACTCTCCACCTCCTTCTTAAGACTCTCTAAAATCTTAGGCAGAGAGTCCTTGTACCAGCCGTTGAAATTATCAATGGCCTTGCCCGCTCCGTACTCCTTCGGTTCAAACCCGTGGGCAATCATAGAAGCTGTGTAGTGTGCTAAAAGATTTGCGCACACTCCCGTCACGACACAGTTCATTCCCGATTTGTCTGGCGTACCAGAATCCACAGACAGAGCGGCTTCACTCAAGATCGGCCAGATCTTTTGAACAGTTTCCGAGACCACATTATTTAAGAACTTCGTGTGCTCTTCCCAGCTCTGCGGCTCCTCCGGGAGGGGTGTAAATTCCTCTTCTGTCATAAAACTCCTTTACTTTAGATAAAACTCTCTCACTCTCTTCTATAGCCAATCTTAACGGTTCTGGGAAGTGGTGTTTTGCATGCAGGACCATATCAGCCAATGCGTGGTGAAGTTCGGGGGCGAGCGCCATGACGCAGGTGCGCGACCACATGTGATCTTCTGGTTCCTGCATATTCTGGTATCGATGAGAGGTCGCAATCCTCTCACCCGTCTGCTCGTCAAAAACATAAGGCTCATGGGAATCGTCGATCGGTATCCACGCCATAACGAGCCTCTCTTTCATCTCTAATAAGATTTGAATCTCTGTCCCAGTCAGCCTCCACCACTTTAAACAGCGGAGCTATCCCGGCCTCCAAACACATCTTCTTTGCTTGCTGATTGATGTAGCATAAAATAACTGTTTCGGGGCTTAGTCCAATCGCGTCAGCCCACCTGCCTAGGAGTGCGCCGGGCGGTGGTTTTAAATTCATCTCCACTGCTTCTATCAGTGATTTGTCACAGCCAACTTCATAAGCCAAAGACTCTGTTGTGTGTCGGCGATACTGGCGCGCTTGGCGCATGAAAAGTCCGAAGTGGGATTTCGTCATTTTGATTTCCTTTTCTTTAGGCGCGCGCTTGTTGGGACGTACAAGTCACCGCACGACCAGGATGTGATTCCATTCCGCGCGGACTGTATCGCCCACTGGCGGTCGGACTTTTTCTCATAATAAATTGTGACTGCCACCTCAAAAATGACGCGTTCTTTTTTCAATGTCGTTTCATATTTCATAAATATCCTTTGAGAGTAAAATCTTTCTCAAAATACTTATGCCAGGATTTTCGTGATTTTTGATTTATGAAAAGGTGGTGAGGAGTGGTCGAAGGCTCTGCAATCCGTCGCTGCAGCATCCGTGCTGCTAACCCACCCCGCTCCCCACCGCTATTAATGCTAGCAATTTAATTTAGAAAGCGCCAATCACATTTCACATCAGTCACGGTAGTGGCTTCAGAATCCACGCGGCAGGTAAAGTAATACTCATCAGTGCTGATGGCGAGCGTGAACGCTTTTATTTTCTGAACACTTTCTGTGAACTCATCGATGATTTTTTGCGAGGCTTTAAGCTCGAACGCGCATGTCTCTGAGAACACGGTGGCGAGCTCCACTTCTTCGAGGTCCTCATCCTCAGGCTGAATGAAAAGGTGAAGGAGCAGCTTCGCTGTGTCGGTTTCGTGGGGGTCAAGACTTACGCAAACCATACCCATTAGAAAATGACCGATCGGATGCGCAAGACATCCTAAATACACCGCGGTGATGGTGGGCAAGCCCTTGCTATAAGAGCCGTCGCGGACGGGGGAGAGGACGAAGTGGTCGGGAGTAGGGAAATCCTCCTCAGAGCTGTCGCCAGGGGGTGCGGAGGCAATGCTGCCCTTACTCACGACTCCTCTGTTTCTGTATCCCCACAGGCTCTATGGTTGTTTTTAGGGGTCATGTAAAACACTTCCTTAGTTGCTTCGTCGGCATGAACAAAGACAAGGTCGCCTTCTTTTACGTCAAAGCCTAACTGTTTCGCAGACTTAAAGATCCAGGTATGCATATTTCCCCGAGCATCGATCGCTGCGAGTCGGTCCGGGAACTTCCACAATAGAGTGGCCTCGACAGTCACAGGTCTGGGATCGGGTTTTATCTTCAACTGCTATTACCCCCTGGTTCATTTTCAGATGAGTGCCTATTTTACGTCAATGCTGCTGCGGTCTAGGATCACAAATTAATGCTATTTTTGTGATCAGAGGGTAGGTCGAAAGCGTCACCAGAAATAGGCAAAAACCATCATTTGTAACCATGTCACCAGCCACCGGAAGAGAGAGGGAGTCAGAAAGGAAAAATATGAAGGAAAGGGTATGTAGTCACAAAAACTTTTATTAGGAGCTTATTAAAGATGTCGCTGGTGACGGTGGTGACACCCGCTGCGTCATTAAATACTCCAGTGATTTCATACGACGCACGCTTTTGCGTTACAAATATTTTGTACCCACTTTTCCTATTTCTTTTTGTACTAGGGTATTTTTTAGGCATATACGCACCGTATAAACGTAACGCACAGTAGCAATTGCTGCATTGCATTGGTCTAGTGTGTGTTGAAAGCCACATATTTTAGGCTATGACGCGATGTACAGTCGGTTACAAATCGCATTTGTAACCAGGATTTTTTACTCGTTCGGACTCATAAGGTTTGTTTAGTTTTTGGCCCATTTGATACGCCGCGCATTTTGTATACAAATTCGTGGTCTGTTGGTGGTGTGCCTTACTCGCGAAGGTCCGTGCCCAGATCTCTGAGGGCTAAAAACAACGCAGCGCACCCGACTTGGGTGTCCATAAAAGTGGGATCAAATTCCCCGTCACTCACGTACTTTCCGGGCACCTGGTGGTTGGTCAGGGACCAGAGATATGGAGACGGAAGTCCCATATGGTCGTAGCCAAAGCCGTTCCAAGAATCACATTTCAAAAGTGAGGTGACTAAATCCCACGAGGCTCCGAGCGGGAGCCTATCAAATCCACGAAGCTTGAGCGAGTCGATTGCTCCGTCGGTCCAGTTATTGAATGGCCCGCGCCCAGATGGAACGTGTGTCGTCACCACACCAAGCGGGTCGCCATTACCAAGATAACGATTGTGGTTGCAGCCCTCTTCTCTCATGTCGAGCGCCGCCACCACATACCACGGAATTCCAGTGATATTTTCCACAGGAAGATAAAATCCGAATTTATATCCGAGCGCGGCTCTGGCGGCCATCTGCGCCTCGCTCACGTGACGCGGCAAGACCTGACAACTTTGCCACATGGAGAGCACAGACTGCTTGTTGATAATCATAGTTTCAAACCCTCGCGAGCGAATGGGGACTCGAAGAATCCTACATCATGCTCTCTATTGGGGTAGTCATTGATGAGCCGGACAAAGACCGAGTTGAGGTAGCCAGCGGTACGGTCACAAAGTTCTCGGTAAGCCTGGTGTACAGCTATCGATTCAAACCCCCAGCCCTCTCTTACCCATAGAAGTTTTTCATAGAGCTCCATGGGCTCAGTCGCTGACGTGAGTTGAAGGTTGCTGAGTGTGTACTTATTACCCCCGGTCAGCAAAGGGTTTTTAGAGACCAACCCCGAAGACGACGGTGACGTAATCACCGGAATCCCGCGCGCCCAAGCTTCTTGCACGGTGTTCGAATAACACTCCAGATGTGAGAGGTGAACAAGCACAGAGCAAGATCTGAGCATAGCGAGAAAAGCTTCTTGCGGCCGACTGTAGGCCGGTGACTCCACGACTTCTACGTTCTTGTGGTTGGCTGCAAAATCTCGCGCAATGATTTTCGGTCCTTCAGTATTTTTGTACCAATGGTCCGCGCCGAGAATACCGATTCTAAATGTAGCTGGAGGCACCACTTTCGTCTGTAAAGGAAACGCATGTGGCACCCACACAGCAAATGTCCTTCGGACTTTCTGGTAATATTCGGCCGTTTGCGGGTGAACAAACCCCATGAGATCGACGAGACCACGTTTGAATGCTGTCTCGAATTCCGGTTCTTGCCAGTCTTTGTGAAAATAAGATCCGTGAAACTGTGTGCTGTGACTAACATTGAGAATAGGGAACTCTTTATTCCCCGATCGCTTAAGCTCAGTCAAAAGCTCTATGTAGCCTTTGCTCCAGCCACCAACGACAAGAACATCAGGTCCTTTGTGAAAGATGGCACTCGCGAGTTGCTGCCACTCATGAGGTGAAGCCATGTGTGGAGCTGGTAGCCAGTCCGTGCAGATGGCTCTGGTGGCTACGGACACACCTAGAAAATCCGGGTTGGAGATGCCGAGGATTCTCATTTCTTCTCCATGAAGAGAGCCACGATCTTTCCGCCAAGCATGAGAGGAAGACTTAACGGCCACAATAGTCCCGCCAGAACATTTGTGTGATCGTCCCTACCGCTCCCGTCGTTAAACAGTATTGTCAGTACGCCACCTGCCACCATTAAATAGAGAGCTGCGGGTAGTAGGAAGTATAATAAAAAATCCACTCTATCTCCTGTCTTCGTTCGACCAAACCTCAATGCCGTCTTTAAACAAAGTGAAATCATCGTACATTACATCTACGGGCTCAGCTCCAGCCATAAGCTTACCACCATCTTCTGTGTGGGCTCTCTTGCGTAAGCTGGCACGGCTGGGGTTGCCTTCTCGAAGGTATATTTCTATGACGGATCCTACCAACACGCCTTTTCTCTTAACGGTATACTGGTTGGCATTTGTTGACTCAGCAGAGAGATAAAAGAAACCTTCTATACCAAACAAATCCATGTCACATCCCTTCGTAAATATTAACAAACCTCTGAGTCATATCTTTCGGGTGCCAGTACTTCTCCATCCAAGATCTACTTGCTTCGGCTAACATCTTCACACCGCCTGGATCATAAACACAGCCCATGAGCCTGCGTTTTAAGGTTTCAGGTCTTGCGAGCGCCCAGGGGTGGAAGCCAGCCCCTGTCAAGTCCTTGATGGTTTTGATCTGTATCTCATCAAGCCCAGCAAATGTAAAGCATCCTTGTGAGAGTGACTCTAAACTAACTAAGTGATAAGATCCTGTGATGATTTCGTCAATGGATATGTTGCACTCACCTCTAAGACGCAAGCACTCTGCGTGCGGTCTGTCTTGAATAACAACGGCTGTGATGAGTTTAGCATCAACTAATGTTTGTAGGACTGGCAGGGTCTCTTTGAATCCCTTATCATCCCATCCCAAGAGTCCGATTCGAGAGGGGCTGTAAGCAATGCGGAGAGGTCCACTCCAAAGTCTCTCTTGAGGTCTAAGCAGAGGCTCTTCAATGTCGATGACGTTGGGTACAATGGTGCACTCTGGCCATTCGCGCGGGTGGTACTGCCCGATGACGAGGTGCTTGGCCGCCTTATCGCGCAGACCTTCTTCAATATCCATCCATGCTGTGCTTCTCGGTGAGTGAACTTGCCAAACGCGAGGTTTTCGCAAACAGATTTGCCAGAGGTCAGGGTATTTCCTAAAGAGTTCTTGATTAGAGTAAAAGTTATGGAAGTGGAAAATGTCGGCGTCTTCCATAATTTTTCTGATTTCGTCATAGCTGTGCACTCCGATAAGTAAATCTGATTTGTAAACTCGAGCTTCGTTACGGTCACTGGCCGCAATGTGTCGGCACCGGACCTTGTCACCCTGATATTTACTCAGAGCAAGCGCCAGGTTCATTGGGGCGCCGGCTATGGGATTTTCTGTAATATGACAAACTCGTATCATTGCGTTAGCGTCTCCGGAGGTTTCTGATCCTCTGTCGATTTCGCGATCAAACCCTTAAATGCCTCTGCTGTTTTTCGCATAACGAAGCGAACGAGGGTGTCTTTTGGATTTTCGTGAAGGTACAGGAGCTCCTCGTCGGTCACGACAACGTCGATCTTGATTGCGAAGTTAGTGTTGGGGTCGATCGTGAGGGTGACTTTCTTAAATTCTTCTACTGGCGGTTCTTCTTTGACGGGGACCTCTGCTGTTTCGCTGGACATGGGGGTTCTCCTTATTGTATCGTTTTAAAACAGGTTGACATAATAGGCAAGAATTTCCTACCATTTAAAAAACTTTAAAGGGGGCCCTGTGAACGTAGCAGAAATCGCACGAATCGCGCACCAGGTAAATAAGGGATATTGTGAGGCCATGGGTGACATGAGCCAAAAAGATTGGCACGTGGCCCCTGAGTGGCAGCGTGACTCTGCAATCAATGGTGTTGGTTTTATCATCTCCAATCCGACAGCAACTCCTAAAGAAGTCCATGAGGGTTGGAAGAAGCAGAAGATCGCTGAGGGCTGGACCTACGGACCAGTAAAGGATGAGGCTAGAAAAGAGCATCACTGTATTGTAGAGGATTACAATATGCTCCCTCTAGCACAGCGCGTGAAAGATAATTTGTTTAGAACAGTTGTTCTGTCTTTATGTGAGCCAACAGCAAAGGAAGAAGATGTTGCCATACAGCCAGGAGTTTAAATCTTTAAAGACTATAGAGGGTGACCATATAAGGTGCGTTTTGCGCAATTTTAAGGGCCATTTGACGAAAGCGGCAGGTGTTCTTGGCATTAGCCGCGCAACGCTCTATCGGAAACTACTCGTGCATGACTTGGTCGACCAGGTAAAAAAGTACAGAGAGTTTCGGGATCTATGAATTGGTTCTCGAGCGATCATCACTTTTGGCACAGGAACGTGATCACCTATGAGAAGCGGCCTTATTCTTTATCTGACGATGGCGTTCTTCAAATGAATGAGGACATGATTTCTAAGTGGAATGAAGTCGTTAAGCCAGACGATGTGGTCTACTATCTCGGGGATTTTTCGCTTTCTCATAGAGCGGCTGAAGTTTATACAGGTCGTCTCAACGGCTACAAGATTTTGATCCAGGGCAACCATGACTGGGGGCATCCGGCGCACAAGAAATCACGCACGGTTGAGGGTCAGAACAAATGGCGGGCGAACTATCTGAAGTGGGGTTGGGATGAGATCCACACGGAGCTGGAGATTTTTATAGGCCCTGATGATATCCGAGTACGGCTACATCACATGCCTTATTTAGATGAGAACGACCCGAACCAGAACCACAAAAAGTTCAGACTCAAAGACGACGGCGTTCCCCTTATTTGCGGGCACGTGCATAGTCGGTGGGCCAACCGCTTAAGTAAAAGGGCGACGCCTCAGGTGAATGTTGGTGTGGACGTTCGCGGCTTTTACCCTATTAACGAAGACAAAGTGATGGAGCTGTTCAAATATCTTGTGAGCCCTGAATACAATGGCCCGGAAGTAAAGAACTTAAATTTGACCGAGGAATCTAGTGGAGATTGAAATAAAGTGTCACAAGCAGGAAAATCTGCGGACTCGCTACAGGATCGAGTGGAAGCCGGCGGATCCACCGGTAGACGCCAATGGCCTTGAGGGTCGACCTTTCAGAACGTGCAGTTACTGCGGGTCTATGCACCCTGAGGATATGCTAGCGGCCTTGAGAGCAGGAGCCCAGCTTCAGGGATCGGACTGGAAGCACGGCTGGCCGAATAAGCTCTATGTTTTTGACATACCGAATCCTGCGACAGGAACTCCTGCGATCGTGAGCCACACAAAGCGCATGAAGAATGGCGAGTGGTTTAACGAGCCTGTTTGGGGTGAGGTTGGCAAAACAACCCACGGCAGGTGGTATAACAGGCATTTCTTTGATCTCAGTCCAGAGGATTTCGAAGAGATCACAGATGAGATTCACAAACAAATCGGCTTGAGATTTGTGCTCGATGACGATGGGCTTTATTTTTTAGTTGAGGGGGAGAAGTGATCGCTTTAGTTTTAAGCTCAGCGTGGTCAAGATATTATGCGTCGTCTCCATTCAACAATCTTTTAAATTCAAGTCACCCTAAATTTCTTGTCGCAGCAGTACTCCCTCACGAAACTACGAACGAGGTTTTTAGAGCGGCCGTAAATGATTGCTCTGCCCTCATTGTCGACGACGTGCTGGCACCGCACATGGATTTTTATACGAATGGCCCGAAGCTCATGATTGGCGGGGACCCACACGCGCACGACATGAAAAAGGTCGAGCAGCTCGAGCGTGAGTATGCTTCTGTTGACTACGTGCTCACGGGAGCGGTGTTCTCTAAAAAGCTATCCCCTCCTTATTTTTATCCAAAAGAAGAGACGCGCGCGAAGCACGTTTATTTCCCGCATAGCGTGCCTGATCAAATGCCTGTAGGCTTGCCGTGGGCGCAGCGCAACACAATAGCGCTCCTGTCAGGAAGTGTTTCGCAAGATGTCTATCCGTTCAGATGGCAGTGCCGCGAGATCGCACGCCGAGGCGGACAAATTGAGTTGCTAGATCTAAACAACTTCCAGCACGCGGCGTACTTCGAACATCTTGGCAAATACAAAGCCGCTATCACTTGCCCATCTGTTTTTGAGTACATGGTGGCGAAGTATGTGGAGATTCCTTGGACGGGCACTGTGCTTATCGCTCCTAAAGTTTGCAAAGAAGAGTCGGAGCTTATGGGGTTTGAGCACAGTAAAAACGTGATCTGGACAGATCATGCCCATAGCGTTTCTCGAGCCGTAGAAGTTGCGCTCACTCAGGGCGAGAACGTAGCGAGAGCCGGAGCCGAACTTATGCAAAAGAGCCACACCGCGAGCCGGAGACTTGACTACGTTGTTCGTTTAGTGGAGCGTATTAAACAAGGCAGCTTTGTACCGGAAGACGCGAAGGATATTTTTCTGAAAGATCGTAAGGGGGAGCACACGGATGTTTGATGATTATGAAAAGACCCGCTATCCAGGAAATATAATTCATCCGACTGCTATTATAGATTCAAGCTGCATTATGGGTACGGAGAACTTCATCGGCCCGCACACAGTAATAGGTCAGGGCGTGCGGATTGGAAATCGTAACCGAATTGAGGGCTTCGCCTCGATCGGATCTCCGGCCGAGCACCAGCGCTATTTCATTCCCGACGATGCCGAGAGACCTACGATAATTGGGCATGACTGTGTTATAAGAGAGTTTACAACAATCAACGCGCCAACAACGGGCGAGACGCGGATGGGCAATGGCTGCGTCATGCTTCGCGGCTCGCACCTCTCTCATGATTCAGTTTTGGGAGACAAGGTGAATCTGAGCTGTGGGGTTCTCTTAGGCGGACATTCGCACGTCATGAGTTGGGCAACTTTAGGTCTTGGTGCGATCACGCACCAATTTTCGGTTATCGGAGCGGCAGCTTTTCTCGGCATGGGCACGATCGTAACTAAGAAGTCGGTCATTCGGCCGGGCGAGAAGTACGTGGGAAACCCAGCGAGGCACATCGGTCATAATGCCATTGGGGTAGAGAAGGCTTGTTCTGCCGGATTTAACATGGCCGATGCTGATGCTGAGTTCTGGAGACTAAAGGAAACGAAGTCATGAGGCGCTTTGATAGATTTTTAATCGGTATAGATAATGCCTTTGAGAGCGGGCTCGGGCAGATAACTGTCTATTTCCTCGGACTAATCATCATGGGTCACGTTATAAAGTCGAACGGAGTGGACACAGTCGACGCCGCTGTCTGCGCAGTGCTGTGGCCTGTTATTTTGTTTTTCTGGCTTGTCTGGAAATTGGTGTGTGCTCTGGTATCTGTCGCGGTCTTCTTGGCCACGTTCTAAACAAAAACCTGGTCTAGTGCGCCATTGCGTCACCATTTATAATGGGCGATGCTGTTTATTATTCTCCTGACGATTTTCTTTAATCATACCAAGGTGCAGGTCTCGGAAGCGGCTGAGATACCGGTCCCGACAAAAGAGCTTGCCGGGTACTTGTCTACTTTCGTGAGGGAATCGCGCGGGGTCGTTAAGCTCAGGGACCTGACTGATTCGGAATATGTTTTTAAGAGGCTCGCATGGGAACCGGGCGACGGCGGGACGATCGCTGACTGTGTGGCTCCTCCGCATGCCTTGCCTTTTGTGATTCACTTGGACTCACGCTACTGGAAAAAATCAACTAGGCAGACACGCGAGGCCATCATGTTTCATGAGCTGGGGCACTGCGCTTGTGGCCGAGATCACACTTACGCGAAGAGTTCTAAGTGGCTTATCGAGCTCCTCGAGCGCGTGGGGTTCCACGTGGAACATGCGCATAAGCTGCTGGACGGCTGCCCCGACTCGGTTATGAACTGGACGGTACCGAAGGGCGGATGCTGGATGGCGCACCGCGATTGGTACATGAAAGAGCTTTTTAGGAAGTGCACACCGTCGGTGAGGGAGATTCCTGAGGATGACCGCTAGTAGTAAAAACTCCAGTTTTGGTCACCAATCGCAATCTTGTTTTTAACCACAAAACCCTATAGTGACTGTTTTTTAACCACAAAACCCGGTGTCCGGCGATGAACGTGGGGCATGGGAAGTTTCCGAAATTATTCAGGTCCGACACCGATAATTTCTGCTTTTTTACATAATTTGTTTTATGATTAGCAGACCAAACGTCCTTAACAATGCGGGCCCGGACGTGCCGCCTAAAAATGGGAGTGTCTATGAGCGCTTGGGAAAAAGGCTTTGTTGCCGTCATTCTAGATTCAAACGGAAAACCAATCAGAGAATTCAACGAGGGTGAAAACCGTACGGTTCGCGTGCCGTTCGATTCAGAATATATTTTGAGGTTTAAGAACACCACCGACGCGCGCGCCTACGTCCGCATCGAGATCGACGGGATGGACGTGCTTGGCGGGAAAAGGCTGATTCTTCCGGCCAAAACCACAAAGGACCTCGAGCGCTTTTTAGAGGGCGATAACACCAAAGGCCGAAAGTTCAAGTTTGTCACCGCGGGCGGTCCTGGCATTACCGATCCGACGTCGGCCGAGAACGGTCTTATCCGTGTGATCTTCGAGCCCGAGTCTGTTGTGACCACACTGCTCATGACCACCGGCAGTCTCGGTGTCACGGCTCCATGCATGTCGTCTGGTATCCTTAGAGGCGGCAGCGATCTAGTCAACACAGGCATTCTGGGCTCTGTTATAGGCACAGCCTATAACTGCAGCGAGGCGTCTATCTCTTCAGCCGTTAACACAGGGGCTATTCAGCCGACAACAACGACCAACATGTGCTTGGACAGGGATGGGAATAGCCACAAGAAAATGGCCCGCCGTACGGACATCGGCGCGACATCCACCGGATCTGCAAGCGGTCAACGGTTCACAGATTCGAATGAGTGGTTTCCGACTCTAGCCCCGATTCAGATTGATATCTGGATGCGCGGCCCGAAGGTAGTTGATGAACCTAAGCCGTTCATCTGCTACCCAGCCTTTCAGCCAGCGAGCGGCGGGATTTTCTACAAAGGCGAAGTAATGCAAGGCGTTAAAGAGTTCTCTTTTTCGGGTGGGGAAGTCATTTTGAAGCTGGATCCGGCTCAGATCACTTTTAAATAAAAACACTAGGACCCGACCCTAACATGACTGATTGACGCGCATGGACTAGGATAGACTTAGTCCATGCGAAAATCCAAAGTTCCCTTCGAGAGAGACAAGGCAGAGGCCGCCGGCGAGGTGGATTTTTTCTCATGCTACGTGATGGGCGAGCTTTGGAGATACGGAGTTGTCACCGCGGCTCAGATGAAGATTCTGGGGGCTGAGACTGACCCAGACGCGCACGGGCTGTGTGATGGGGTATCGAACATCATTTATATTTTAGAGGGCCGTGTGAGGCATCCCGTGGTGATCCACGAGCTCTGTCACGCGCACATGTACCAGAGTCAGACCCAGTCGGCGAAGCTCTCGGCCGACCAGGTAGAAGAAATCATGTGCGACATTTTCGCGTACAACTGGAGCCGCATTCTTCTTCTCTCGCGCACAATAGTGCACAACCTCTCTTGCTATGGTCAGTACCTGAAGGGTGAGAAGAAGCAGCCATGGGAAAGCTGTCTTCCGGATATGATCAATGAGGAACTCCCGAATAATCTGGTGGAGCTTGTTGCAACTTATGCAACAGGTGGGGAGCAGAACCCGCTTCTTAAATGTGCGATAGGTAAAAAGAAGCGCAGGCGGCGCTCCTAAGTTTGCTTACATTGTATGTGCGCCTCGCCCGGGCGACACTCGAGTGTCTTGCTGCTTACAGTGTAAGCAGCTTCAAGTTTTCCAATACTCTTTTTGCCAGGGCCAATAGTCCAGATCCCAGACGGAGATATACTCCTCACGACGCCCTGTCGCTAACCAAATAAGGATAGGGATGTAGATAATAATCATGCCTATCACCGCAATGGCTTGAACAAGAACTCCGAGAATGATTCTCAGCACGCGCAATTTACTCACAGTACCCGCCCATCATTTCGTTTCGGAGAGCTTCCCAGTAATCCAGATTCTTATCCGGCTTTGGAAAATTGGCGAACCCCTTGGCTTTGCCAATAGCGGCATTCGTGCACGATTCTTTCGAGAGATAGTCGCCGAGGCGCTTGCCTCTGGCGTCTGTGAGGTCCCAAAAACCGTCGGGCCGCTCTTCGCCGAAGTACTCGACAGGCCATCTTGTTAGGCGGATTTTCATTTCTTCTCCTTCTGATCAACTGGCCCAAAGAGCACAAGTTCTACAAAATCCCGTACCCTCGGCTTCTTACCTTCCTCAAATTTCTGCATGTGTAGGAACATCGCTTTCTGATAAGCAGCTTTAAACTCTTCGCGAGTGATCATTACCGTATCAGGAAGGACTTCGCGAACTAAGACATGCTCATTGAAGCCTAGAACAAGGCCATCAACGTGGTTCATGGCCTGATTACCAGGAGGTCCGCCAGGGCGATCATAAACGTAAAGACCTCCCTTAATTATCCATTCACGCGCTTCCATACTCGTCCTCCTCACTGGTGTCGGGTGGTATCAACACATCTCGCGCAGTCTTCCCGCCGTCTGCCTCTGCCACGGTTGCGCCAGTCCACGGCTCTGCGAGCTCATCATAGATTTTTTCGTTTCCATAAAACTCAAGCGCCGCCCTCAATCTAAAGATCTCATGTCCAGCCTCATGCTCGATAGCCAGGATCTTGTTTTCAAGCCGCACGTTTTCTTTTACGACCGGCCACTCAAGATCGAGTTTCATATTAGCGAGTTCTTTGCGAGTGATATCATGGGACTCGTCAAGCGCATCCCGATCTTTTTGGAGCTCGGCTAATTTTTCTTGAGCCTCAATCAAATCCTGCCCCAACGCCAAAATAAAACCGTCCCCTGCAAGATCTCTCCACGGCTCTCCGTGCCGCTTGGCATACAGGCTTCCTTGCTCGGACAAGATTAAAGTGTATTTGCCGCCGTCGACTTCTAGTTCAAAGCTCATTTCTTCCCCTTTGCTTTTGGAACTGGACGCTCCACATAGTCGATAACCTGTGTCAGCCAATCGCGAAGTTTTTTAAGGTCTCTGAAATTTGGCTTGCACCAGTCCTGGGAGCCTACACCAACCGTCCATTTAGAAAATGTGATGTTACCTAGCTCATCTCGCGTAGCTCTACAAGTTTCAGTGTTGATGGGGTGATTGCTTTTTGCGATATCACAACCGGTGCGAGGTCTACTCATCTTTATCCCTCGATTTTGTAGCGAGTTGACTCCAAAGAATGTCATAACATAGGAACCGATCTGGCTCGTTGAATGGTCCTGCAAACCAAATAGCAGCCTCTAATTCCTTGCGAGTGATCATTACTGTGTCCGGAGCGCTCCCAAGAACATGCTTAAACATTTGCGCAGCCTCATCTGCTGTTAGCAAGTTTGTGCCGGATCGTTCATGCGGGTAGGAGCACTCAGTCACACACAGGTCACTGCACACAGTTTTTGGAAGCGGCCAGGCTAAAAACCGGTCTACTAATAGTTTAATCATTCGGACTCCTCTTGTAACTGCGGCTTCAGCGCGTACCCAAGAATACTCATAACGCAATCTGTGTCATGCCCGCGCTCATCTGTTTTACGTCCAGAATCTCCCATGTCACAGCCCATGCAGGCGCAGCCTCGATATGGGTCATTCGGGTCATTTTTGTTAAACCAATGAACGACACACTTTTGAATGGCTTCTCTCAGACGTCCGTTTTCTTTAAGAACTCTAGCTAGGTCGCCAGGACTGGGTTCCGCAACATTCGCTGCCGCTACGCCATCAAGATTCATAAAGGCGTTTAGCAAATTGTTTTTCATACCGGCTTCCGTAATCGAACCTTTTGCATTTGGCAGTGGGCGTATCCACCATGCTCTGATGCCAAAAGCAAATTTTGGAATGTTCATTTTTACTCTCCTTTGCTCTGCTCTGCGATCGGCGCATGCCAGTGTCTCCACCAGTATTTTATTTTCAATCCAACTTCTTTCGCCTTCATCGCGGCTTTGTGTTTCCCGAGCCTTTGCCGTTTCCGCGCAAAGTGAGACCGGCGTCTGTTCGCACCGTGGTCAGCCACCCTCCACTGCCCTGGCAACCTGTCGTGTCGCCCACGCGTGCATGTGCTGCCAACGGGCCTCTGGAGTCGGGCCGCCATTCTCGTCGTTCTCCCATTCAATTTCTTGAATGAGTTGATGAGCCACATTAAACATATCGCCAAGCAGCTTGTGGTCGTAGGGGTCGACGTCTTTTAGGTCCGCTCCTCTCGCAAGACCGACGGCACCTAGAGTACAGACCTGCCCATCCTCAATCAGCTCATGTGGGATGAGTTTCTTTTCTGGCATAGCCTCTAGGGCCTGCACAAGCTCTTTTAGAAAGGCTTGCCCGCGCTTCCCGCGGATGGCGCTAGCGACCTGCCCCCGCCACCTGATGTTGGCCCACTGATCGTCACAATCGTCTGAGTAACCGTGTCTGCCCATTACGTGTCTCCATTAAATTAGTTGCTACTTTGTTTTTATAGCAAAGTGTTTTGAAATTGTATCGTGCGCCGCTTGATAAATATCGCTTGGAACAGCTTCACAAAATTCGAATTTCCAAAGTTCAATCTCCTTTTTTAGCTGCTTGTTTTCATTTATCAAAAAAGCAACTTGTTCTCCTAATTCTCCAAGCCCGTGCGTCATGTCATTATCATGCTGGTGCTCCAGCCTCCTCACTTCCTCATCGCGATCTTTTAGACCAAGTTCATATGCCTCGCGCTGAGTGGCCGCAATGTTCACGTGGCCGCAAACTGAGCCCGGAGGAAATTTTAAATATGCTTTTTCCCGATGTGTGGCTGTATTAGCGCACGGTGCGGCCGGAAGAACTTCGCGAAAATGCACTTTATCGCCGATATTCATTTCTAAAGTATCGAGATCTGTTTTTTCTTGGATAGTTCCGCTTGAATCTCGATAGATGGTTAATTCTCGCGGTCGCTTGCTGGCGGATTGTGCCTGCGTGGTCATGTTTTCTCCTCGGCTAAAATATCCGCGACCGGAACAAAACATCGGTGATAGGCAGCGCTCGCCCGCGACTCATCGAAAGCTTCGCAGAACTTGTTTTGGCATTTCCACCAATGCTTGTTGGACGGAACTTTCGGAACATTGCAAATGTCGCAGCACTCGATCGTAAAGGCGCGAACGGTTCCGCATCGATTGTGGTCTAGATCGTTGTCGGCTCTGGTATGAGTGTTCATAGTTTGTGCTCCATTGCCTCTATGGTGGCCTGAAATATCAGGGCGCGATTAAATTGTATGTAACAGGTCTTGTCGCTTTCCCATTCGCTCAGAACAGAACGAAGAGCCTCCGTCTCCTGCTGAAGTAAATAGATAAGAGCGAGAAGAAATCGCTCACGCTCGGTCGTCATTCGCCCTCACTTGTCGTCGTGGCTTCAGGTGCCTCGGAGTTTCGCGGAGCCAACTGTCCACATGGCCCGTCTGGACATCTTTTCCGTATTTCGATTAGAGCATTCCTTTGTGTTTCAATTTCGGTTTCGAGCGAAACAAGAAGTTCCCATAATTGCTCAGGACCCTGAGGACCGAAATTTAGATCAGTGGTGACGTGGCGGCCGGTTACGCGGTCGTGAATAGTTTCGTGATCAATGAAAAATCTTTTGCTCATTCTCGCCCCTTTGCTTTTGGAGTCACGCGCGTTAATTTTTCAAATGAAACCGGAATGACTGTGAGAATCAGACAAAGGGACTCAATAGATGGCGTGCGTTCGCCGTTAACTATCTGAGAGATTCCAGCTTGAGTTATTCCACACCGTTCCGCTAAGTCTGCTTGAGACATGCCCATTGTTTTCATCAAAGCTTTAAGCCTCATTCCGATTAAAGTCGGATTGTATATGGGGTTCACCTGGACTCCTTTTGTGCTTGGAAAGCAAGACGTCGCTCTTGCTGAATTTTGAGAGCCTTGCTTGCTCCTGCGCGCAGCAAATGAATTTCGCTGCAATGCTCACACACTCCATAAGAGTCGCACGGCGAAACGCCACACTCGGCTAGACATTGAAGCTCAAGCTTTGTTCTTGCCCAATCTTCAACGGCATCAACAATTTCAGCTCGCTCTGTTTCGTCTGTCGTCATCTTTACCTTTCGCGCACAAGGCCGCGTTAGCTCGCGGGCTTGTGCGGTCGTTAAAATGAGTTTCGTTTTCTGGGCGCCCATTATTCGAGGCCCTTTGCTTTTGGAGTCTGCGCTGCCTTCAGAGCAAGCCATGCGGCATCGACAGCGCCGTTGGTTATCTGTCTATTTTCATAGTCCAGGCGTGAGTCCTTCCATGACGGCTCAGAAATGTGGGCTAGCAGATTCTCAAGTGCCGCCCGAAGCCTCTCAATCTCAGCATCGCGCTTTGCAAGTTCTTCAGCCCTGACTTTCATTCCTGCGCCGGATAGCTCTAGGCGCTTCACTTCCGCATCAAACGCAAAAAGCAATGGCTCAACATCTTCGCAGGCGAAGAATTGACCTTCTGGACGCTGATACATGCCGCCGATCATGTAATCGTATTTCTTAAGTGTAAGTTTTGCTTTAGTCATTTGCTGGACTCCTTGGTAGCTTGGAAAGCCAATAGTCGGCCACCATCTAAAATTTTCCACATAGAACGATAAGAAGCCAGTCTGCCTCGACCGTAATCATTTAGGCCGCCGCCTTCCGATAGATCGCGGTCGTGTTCCTCCTGAATCTTTTCAAGCCTGCTTATTTCTTCGTGAACATGATTTACCATTTTTGCTATCAGCTCATCTTTTAGGTCCGCCATCTTTACCTTTCGCGCACAAGACCATTGGGTTTCACGAGGCCAACGCGGCCTGTACTGTACCTATCGACATCCCGATCTCTTTTGCTATTTTCCGAATCGAATAACCCCTGGCTCGCAATGCACGTATTTTTTTATCATCGCGAACCTTTGGACGGCCAATCGCTTCGCCAGCGGCAGCCTTCTTTTTATTTGCCAGCTTCAGTCGAACTGATTTCAATTCTGAAAGAAGTTCCCTCTCACGCTTCCAAAGTTTTTCAATTTCAGTCATCTTTACCTTTCGCGCACACAAGCGCTCAGAGAAGGGACATGTTTCCACGTCCGGCATCGTTTTATGTTTCCAATAGTAGAGCTCGCTACTCCATATTCGTTCGCAAGAACATACGCTCTCTGACCTTGCGAAAGTCTGAGTCTAATCTCAAGCACCTGTGACTCGACCAGAAGCGCTCCCGGGTGCTTGGAGCCACGCGGGCTACGCCCTTTTGGAATTCTATCAGCCATGTTTTCTTTATGAGTTCCAAGGAAAAGATGGTCTGGGTTCGCACATCGAGGCGTATCGCATTTATGACAAACCGACATTCCTTCCGGAATTTCGCCGTGATGAATCCGGTAGGAAATCCGATGAACCGTGAAGTTTTTGGTCTTCCTGTTTTCATCGTTCACGTAAATGCGCCCATAGCCACAGGAGTCGCAGCTTTTAGTCCAAATCCAACACCCATTTTCATTGATGAAAAACGGATCTTTGAAAAACAATCGTTTAAGATTTTCTAATCCCATTCTCATTTTAACCCCCACTCAGAATCGCGAGGCCACATGCCGGTCGAAAAGCTCGAAAGCTAAAAACTGTCTCGCGCCTTCGTGTATTTTTATTTCATGGGCAACCTCAAGCGCGTCCAGCGCGTCCCAAAGTTCTTTTCGCTTGTCTAACATTTCGCCTGGCAGGACTTCGCGAACGAAAACAGGCGGCTCACCTAGAAACCGAGCTTTCACATTTTTCAGCATAGTGTCTGATGCGAGCGTTAGTTTTCCCGTTTTGTAAATCCACCATTCTCTTGGCTTCATTCCGACCTCTTGCTGTCTTGGACAAGTGCCGCAATCAAAGCGTCCGCTGCTTTAACAGCTTGATCGACGCGGTTGTTATAATCACAGGGCATCTTGCCCTTGTTGATGTCCCACGAGCAAAATCCTTGAAGAGCCATCGCGGCGAAAAGTTCACGCTTTGTCAGACCGTCATTGTAGTAAACGGTGTTATGAGTTTCGCTAGCTTCAAGACATCTGAGCTGCGGAAATATGGGTTCGTTCGGTTTTGTCGTCATTTGCCTGCCTTAGCAACCCATCGGTCGCCATCCCATGCGCGATAGTTGAAACCGAATTCACGCCAATGTTCTCCAGCGATGCAGTCGCTATGATCCTTAACTTTTGAAACATTCCATTCTGTGAGATCGGCATTTTTTATTCCCATAATAAAAGGCTTCCCATTGATATCTTGTTCAATCTTGCCATTAGTAAACGTCCTGAAGCCGTCTCTGGCTACGACAGTGAAGTTTTTAGGAATATAGTTTTCGGCGTAATTGAAAACGATATCTCCGACGAAGAGCGGTTTCCCGTCTGCGTCTTTCAAATCAGTTTCCTCGCCGCAATGACCGAGGAAACAATCTCCGCTAAATATAGCTAACTCTTTCATATTCGCTCCTATCGATCGGTTGCTTCAATGGCATACGATGCCTACTTCAGCATTGTTCTTTGGTTCTTCATTTCACAGATGGCCAGGGCCATACTGAAAATCAGCGTGTGATCGCTCCATTCATCAATCGGAACGATGTCGCCAAACATTCTAGAGTCAGGTTTGATCGCCGGATCGAGTTTGAATACCTTCCAACCGTCAATAATGTATTCGTCTTGATCGCGGGCCATAAATCCCATCGGCATAGGATACCAGTCGCCCAATTTCCATTCTTTCGAATCGCCCCACGGAATTTCGCATTCAATGACTTTCATCTAGACCCCACTCAGACACTGGCCAACAAAGGCCGTTAAAGCATTCCGTTTGATTCAAAATCAGTAGCGAGCTTTTCAATAAGCTTGCCCAACTCGTCGAAGTCTTGCGCCACCCATTGCTTTTGATATGCAAAGCCCTGTGAACTATTTCGCGATTGATCGTGCCAATTCACTATAAAACCGTTCTCTGTGGACGTAATGCTGAGGTTCAAAATCTTTTTCATACTTCTCTCCTGGCGTTTCGCCATCGTTGTTTATACCGGCACAATGCCTATCAACCTGCTAAATGCTTCTCGGGCTTGCATCGGAACGACTGCGTTGCCGAGGCATCTAAGACGGTCCATTCGAGCGGGAATCCCATCAGCCACTCGACCCACATCGGGTTCAGTGAGCCACCAATCTCCATCTCGTCCCGTTTCGCTCGCGCCCGACTGTGCGAACCGCCGTCGAGACCCGTTGTCCTCGGAGTCGGCCACAATTTTACTGCCGTGGAAAGCCCCGTGCCGCGGTTGGTCCCCTGCTTCGGCGCATTGTGATTTCCGAAAACCGTGGGAGTCGGCCAAAGATTCTTTCGGGCCATTGATGGGAGCGAGTGACGAATTGCTCCGTTGCGCCCAGCCGCTCCGCCTTGATTCGCTCCATAACTTGAGGCTGTCGGGGTCGGCAGCGAGCATGAACCATCGTTTTCGAAGGTGAGGGGCTCCAAGTTCCGCGGCTGATACAACCGTCCAGCGACAATCATACCGAAGTGCGGAAAACTCTTCGGTAACTAGTCGAAGTCCTCGAGTAGTGATAGCTGGGACATTTTCCAAGAAGACGAGTCCAGGTCGAATATCATTAACGAGTCGGATGATTTCAAAAAACAAACCGCTTCGCTCGCCGCCCAGGCCTGCGCCACGGCCGGCAGAAGAGATGTCTTGGCAAGGGAACCCGCCGAAAATGATGTCGGGCTTTGTTCCGAAGTGCTCGGCTCGCAGCGTGCGCACGTCGTCCCAGATCGGAGCTCGGTCAAGTGTGCCATCCCGCATTCGGGACATGAGAACACCTTGCGCGTATCGGTCTTGCTCACAATAGGCGATGGTTCGCACCCAAGGCTCGAGTGCGAGACTGATTCCTCCAATGCCAGAGAATAAATCCAAGCCATTCAACATCCCTTTCCCTCATCCAATCAAACTAGCAACGGGCCATGTTGGCCTCTCGAGCCTGCGCGGCCTATTTCCGTCCATTTATTTCGTCGCACACTTCCATCGCAAATCGCATCGCCATCGCGGCCACTTGGATTGCCTCTTTGCGCATGGCTTCAAGATCACGGTTTTTCTGTTTCGTCCAGACATGTGCTTTGAGCTCGTCAACCTCCTCGAGCAGGACTCCGAAGCCCTCATGTGCTGAATTGAATTGCGGCCACTTCTCTTTGGCCGCCATTACCTCAGTCGTGCACTCAAACGCGATTGAGCGAATGGGGCCTGGGTCGGGAATAACGTAGCTCATCTGTACCCCATATCTTTAAATCTGTTGTATCGGCCGGTTGCTCTAGTTTTGTGTTTATTCTTTGGAACTTTTATATGTTTCGCTAGCTTGTCTAGAGAGAAGTCCAGAGCCTGCGAAAGTTTTGCAGCGTTCTCAAAGCTCGGGTGAGATTTCTCCGTCTCATACTGACTGAGCATCGGGTTCGAGATACCGGTCAGGTCCGCCAGCTCTCTCAAAGTCAATCTCTCATTAGATCTACGCGCAGCGATCATTTCTCCTATTGTCATTTATATCTCCAGTCTTTTGTTTATAAAACAAAAGAGGTGGTGAGGCAACACCCCACCACCTCTTTCACAAATCTTATTGCACTGTTTCTTCGGTCCCGTACAAGACCCTTTGGAAAACTCCGTTGAGTTTATCGAGGCGGGCGATCTTGGCGCTCAGCTGCACTTTGGGCAGACGGTGCGTGATGACGTTAGTGTAGTTGTTGAAGTAATCCCATGGACTTGTGAGAACCGTTGGCTCAAGGAGCTCTCTATGCTTCACGAGAAGCTTCTCGCCGACAATCTTCGTCTCAATGGCCTGGTGAAGGATGGAGTCGCGCTCTTCCGCCGTGAGCTTAGCGCCTGCCCACTCATTCCAAGACTCGCCGCCTCGCTTAAAGATGCCGAGGATCTTCTCCGGATCCGGCAGCTCAAGGATGTCGATACCGGAGGTGTGTCTGAAACTCAGATCAAGACTGCCACCAGGAGCTGTCATGCCATTGAGGCAACGAAGCACCATAGCGCAAATCTTGATGCGCAGGGAGCTGCAGCCGTCGTAGCTGTTCATGATATTGAGTCGGAAATGCACAACATCATTCACTTTTGGGGTTTTCACGGTGATCGAGTTATTCTTAAAAGTGCACTCGCGAACAAAGCGCGCGCCACCTTTTTCAAGGTAGTTCTTTACTTTGTAGTCACCAAAGGTTTGTAAAAACTTGTCAGTCTTTTCAACCGCTTGCCCGTGAGTAAATAGGTGATATTTGTCGCTCACGACTTTGAGCGGGGCGCCGGTATCGGTCCTAACAATGCACCTTGCATTCGGGACGGTTTCTCCACCGATAACTGCGACGGACTTTAAGGCTACGGGGAACTCATACGCTTCCATTTGTGTCTCCAATGTGTTTGTTTCGTTTCTTCAGTGATTCTTCCAGGGACTTGCGGATCAAGCCCATTGCATTTTCAAACTTGTCTTCTGTGTCGTACGCTTCCAGTAAGAGCCTGTTGCAGGCGGCATAGATGTTCTCTACGACCCCCTCAGGTTCAGAGGCTTCCACTGCCCGTGCAAATAAATCGGCCGCCTCAACCAGGTTCGCGTGAAAAATTTCAACTGCCACAAAAACTCCTAACTTTAATAAAAGAGGCCGTCCTATTAAAGACGGCCTCAAGGGACCTACACTGCCGCGAGAGTAACCGCTTGTCGGTGCGTGACGGTAGGGTTTGTCTTTGGCAGGTAGCCAACTCCAAACTCTGTCTCGTTCACCCCAACTTTGATCCACGGGCCTCCAGAGCTGCTTCCGTAGTCCACATAGAACTGAATCTTGTGCGGGCTATGGATACGTCTTTCAACCACGCTAAACGTCGTCATGACGCCGTTACTAGGATGCTTCTTTTCTACTGTTGTTTTGGACATAGATCCTCCTGTCAAACTTATGACAGAATCTACATCATTTTTGCCTGCCCCGTCGGTAGGGGTATTTGGCGCTAAGGCCGTACTTTTTGATCCAGTTGCGCACTGTTCTAACAGAAACCCCAAGAACTTCAGCTGCTTTGGTGCGGTTGCCGTCGCAGCCAGCCAAGGCGTGCTCGGTCGAGCGCTTCTGCATTTGGGCTATTTTTAAAATAGGACGATCCTCTGTCATAGGGACAGAGGATAATAGGAAAATTTTTCCCCGTCAATCGCTTAAAGACGTATAGAGGTTTTGAGCTGGATAACTTCAGAAACCTTATAGACCCGCACGACACTAACAGCACCAACTTCATTTACGAATTTGGCGGCCTCAGGTCGCGTCGGGAATTCTCCAAGCTTAATGCCCTCATCGGTGTCGTAAGCAACGACGAAGACATAAGGGGTTTTTGTTTTCTTTGGCACAACAGCTGCGGCGGATCCAAAAGCTTCACTGCTCACAATAAATCTCCTTTGATTTGGCCTGAGTTCTTACAGCTCGGGCTCATCATCGGAAACTACTTTAAGATGCCCCTGATTACCACCACTTTCTCTACGAACTTTTGACTTTGCATCGGCTACTGGAATCTCAAAGCCGAGGGATTCACACTTGACGGGCCAGACCCGGACAACGCTTTTGTTTGGAGACCGGATCTGGACGGAATACCGCCCGTCTTCGACGTCCATGGAGTCCACACCAAGGTGGCCCTCTTCAAAGAGCTGCCGCGCAACGTGACTCACGACTTGTGAGCTTGCGGTGTTCTTTTTCATCATATCCGAAACGAGCCCGTGGGCAATTTGCGGATAAATGTAAATAACGTCTGGTGTCTTCTCTCGCCAGAACCCGATCGGTTTGCACCCCGAATTCCGCTCGATAAGCATCGTGTCTCTCCAGCCAGCAATTTCGTAATGGGCCGCGTCTTGGATAAGCTCTTTGAGAGCTCCCAAAAACACCGTAGCGCCAGTAGCGTTGTTAACTGACTTAAGGACCTTGCCTCGGATTCCAACCAGATTCCCGTTGTGCGTGCGACAGAGCTCGTCCCTTTGCACTTCCGGGATCGCTCCGCGGGCAACCAGCATATCCATACAAAGCCTGAAGGCCAGCATGTTAAGGGCCAAATTTTCGCAGATACGGTTCGGGCTGACTTTCCTGTGGGTTTTAGCCACAGGGTTGTAGAACCCTTGGTAGTACTCGTCCCAAAGAGTTTTGATTTCCTCTTTTGGTAGCCCGAGACAAAACTGAATAAAATAGGGAGTAAACCCATTGTACTCAGTCCTGCGCATTTTCACGCGTCCACCGGTTTCCAGATTTTCCTTAAACGGAACATCCACCAACAAAAGACGAGAAATAGCGCTCGACTCGTTCTCAACAATGTCCTCGCCAGTCACGCACAAAAGTCCACGGACTCGGTCCACTTTCTTGCGCTGCACACCATTTCTATCTAGTGCTGGCCGCCCACCGCGGTCATAGGTCACTTGGATAAGGCCCGGCATCTCAGTACCCCACTGATCGACAAGCTTGCGCTTGTAGTCATCAATGAGCATGAAAGCGTGCCTGCAGTTGTACCCGTTTGCGAGTTTTGACTTCGCCGTGCCGCTTGCACTCTGGACCATCTTGAAGACACCAAAGAAGTTTTGAGCCGCTTCGGCAACAAACGTCTTTCCTCCGGAGAAGGACCCACCAAGCCAAAGAACAGGGCTTTTGTTGAACCCCGTTGCAACCTCGACTTGCGGCAGGATAACGGATGCCATCGCGTGCGCAAAAGTCGTCATGGTCAAGACAGCGTTGTTACACGTGAAGTAGTCCGCCACGATATGCTGTGCGAGGTCTTTGAACTCCTCCTCGTCGAGAATCTTGAAATCAAGACTCTTTGAGAAGTCATCAGCAAAGACTTCCACACCGAACTCCTCGTTTGGTCGGATAGACTCTTTATCTATCATAACCGAGGGCATGATATAGACGTCTTGCCCCTTAAGAGTGTGGTGTCCGATCTGGCGAGAGACTTTCTTGTGAACGATCTGCTCTTGCGAAAACCCGTTGATGCAGTTTCGGATATGATCGTAAGCAGGCCGGTTGTATTGAAGCTTCGACCCCGCGAGCTGAGTGAGCGTTCTGAAGAACGTGTCAGACGACCCGGTCCATTCGCGGTAGTTCACGTCAAAAGGAATTTTCTCGTTTCCGACGTAAATTGTGCCACGAAAGCCCCTGTCCTCAGCCGACTCTGCGTTGTTTAAGTCTGCGCCATCTGCCGCCCTAAGAAGTGTAAGCTCTTCATGAATCAGGATGTGGAAGTTCGTGATGATCTCTTCTTGTTTGATTCCGTTATTATCGCGCCATGTTCTGACGTAACAATTGTTCTGCAAGAAAAACTCATTACCTCCAACAGACTTAAAGCTCCGGCCTGTCTTGCGACGGGTCTGATCCTTAGTTTCTGCCTGCTCCTTCTTGAACTCTTTCTCATGCGCTTTCATCTCGCTGACCTTCATCCATTTATTGGATGTGATATGCGATTCTATGCGCTTGTAGTCCTCAGCCCCTAGCCGCTTCGCACAGCGAAGAAGCGCCTTGATGCGTTCCTCTGGGTTGTCCGGAAGATAGTCCTTCACGTCAGCGTCTTTAGCCTCGCCAGCTTTAGCTGTCTTTGACCGCGCTTTCAGTGCCTTGAAGATGTGCGAGAGTCTTCCGATGATGTCGTCAGCACTTAAGTGCCGATCTTCGGCAAAGCGAATAGGACTTGGATCTGGCCACAGATCTTCCGAAAGCCCCTCTGGATTTATCTTTCTGACGCCCTCTTCGTACACAACAGGAGCAAGCCTCTTTAGACAGTGATCGTCATATTTAGGGTGCAGCCCTTTTGTGCACGCGTGATTGAACTGCATTGTTTTACAGGACATTGGCGCATAGCCGGCGGCGATAGCAAAGTCGATCTTCTTAGCGGTCTCTGCGTCGTTCCAGCGCTTTTTTACGATGTCGATGCCATTCTTAGTGTTAACCGCTAACTGGATACTGGAGTAGTAATTCTCCTGTGGGATCTTCCCATCTCTATCAGGATACAAACTATCATAAGCAAACTTACCAGTCTCATCCTTAGCCCAATATTGCTGCATTGCTGGGCACCCCTCGACGATGCTCCAGAAATCACCAAACTGTTTAATGGCGAGCTTGCCTTCGTCCTTCCCCTCGGCCTTGCGCGCCTTTTGACGGTTCTGGCTGGCTGGAGCTTGCAGAATCTCTACATTTTGTACCTGTAATACATTTCGGAAGTCGGCTGGCAAAATGAGCTGAGTTGACTCCAGATAATCCCACTGTTTGTCTAGCGGAAGCGGAGCTTCAAAGTCATCCATCCAGCAGTTGCGTCCTTCGCGCATTTTCATGTCGTTCATCGGCACCTTGATCCCATTGCCGGTGCCGTTGACATCGTACGAGCGTTGCTTTGGAAAGACCTCGGGCATACCCGCTTCAGGTGTGACCTGATACCTGTGGAAGAATCCGAGCTCCTCAAATAGATGCCTGATGTAGCTGGTGAATTCCGTCGGTACAATAAAGTCGCTAAAGAACCAGTAAATGTGATAGCCCTTGCTGGTGCTTTTCGCGATGTAGCACGGAACACCGAAACTTAAGCTCAGATCGCGCATGTTCTTAGCATCTTCGAAAACGGTTCCGCGATCAAAGTCTACAACTCCGAAGCGGATACCTTCTTCGCGCATCATGAGCAGAATAATTTCCTGCTCACCTGACAAGTGCTTCCAGATTTCTTTGTCTGTAAGTTCTGTGTAGTCGCGGTGGCTGCACTCACCGCAGCTGCCTCTCGGTTTTTGCATGAGAAGACAAATCTCTGGTGGCTTACCGTAGTTCGAGCACGCAGGCATACCCCACTTCTTCTCCACCCAGGTCTCTTCTCCGGTAACCTTATCTACTTCTTTTACTCTGATAGGATAGCTGACCAGAAACCGGTCCTGTCTTGCGACGAACCGGGATCTGAACAAATCGACCTTTTTCTTCCATGGGTCTATAGTCGTCATAGGCGGGCCTTTCTAAAATGTATGTCCTTGGCAAATCTCTCATACCCGAGATTCGCCTCTTTTGATCAGCCTCTCGGCCATCTCGACCGCCACGTCGCCCACACTGCTTGCAGAATCGAATAGAATGTCCCTTCCTTGGGCTTTGAACCCGAGGACATCCATCAAGTCATGGTCTACAGTAGTGCTTCCGTCGGAAAGGGATGCCAGGCTGTGAATAACAAAGATGCTACTCTTTTGCCCAAGGCGTTCGATTCGCTTGGCGGTCTGATAATAGTATTCAAAATTGTAATCAAGCGAAAGGAAAAGAAGATAACTGGCCGCAGTCAGGGTGATCCCGTGCGCCGCAGCTTGTGGTTGTAACACCATAATCTTTATTTTGTCCGTCGTTTGAAAATCCCGAATGTTTTCATTACGCTTGTGAACCGGCTCATCTCCAAAAATTGCTGCGACACCTAGATGTTTGTACCTGTCTAAAAGCGTGTAAATTTCTTGTTTGAACTGACACGCAATGACAAGCTTCTCGTCACCAAGTTCATCGATAAACCCGTCTAGATCTTCAAGCTTAGGGTTGACATCGAAAACTCCTTTAGTACTTTCTTCGCCGACAATGTAGCCAGAGGTGATTTGTCTCAGCTTCATCATCTTCGAGAGAACGTTCACGGCCTCAGACCTGATGTTGTTCCTGGTCGCTGGGTCCATGAACTCCGTCAGCAGTTGCTCTTCCATCTCCAGATACGCACGCTCCTGCTCTCCCGTCATGCGCACGTTGCGCCTCATGTCGGTGCGCGGAGGGAGGTCAATACAGTCGCGTTGTTTAAGGAAGATAGACGAGCGTTTTACTTTGGCAATAAGACGATCGCGATCTTGTGCGGACCTGACGACCCACTTCACTTGACCTGGACCGCCCATCTGCACGGGCAAGAAGTACTCAGCGTGAAAGTCAGCCACAGATCCTTCGAGCGTCAGCCCTCGGTCGAGAAAGTAAAACTGTGCCCACAGATCATCAAACCCATTTGGGTTCGGTGTTCCTGTGAGGACGTTTCGCCTTTTCGCTTTCCAGCTGATGTCGATGTGAGCTTGCGTGACGCTCGATCTTGCGTTTTTGATCTTGGTCGACTCGTCCACAATGACCCAGGCAAAGTTATGGGCTTTGAGCTGCTCCTGATAGGATTTCACCCCATCGTGGTTGATGAGAAAGAGATCGTAAGAAGGATTGTTTAGCATGGAGAGCACGCGATTCACTTTCGTATTCTCTTTAATAGCGGTTTTTCCGATAACAGTACCGAAAGGCCTGCTTTCGCCATTGAGATTATACGAGTAGCTGATGCCAGCCTTGTACTTGATCCAGTTCGCCTCGTCTGCGCGCTCGAGCGCCGTGAGTTTCGGAAGAACGGCACCTGTGACTTGGTTTTTCCACAGAACCTGATTCTTCTTTTTCACACTCACAGAGTCCGCAGGCTTCACGCCGTAGTTGTGAATTATTTCCGCTTCGCCGAGGATGTCTTTGTTGCTGATCTTGGACCAGAGGATTCCAGCCTTGAGATGCGTAAACTTCGCGATGTCATCCATCCAGCTCGTTTCCAAAATGGAAAGTGGAGCGGAGATGAGGACCTTACCACGCATAATGTCGCCCTTAGCCAGCTGTAATTCGACAGCTCTGGCGGCGCTGCCGGTCTTCCCAACTCCGCAGTCTGCATATACGCCACTGTAGCAGGTTTCCTGCATTACACCAACAATTTTTGTTTGGTGACTGTAGGGTATAAATTTGCCATTTGGTTCAATTGGAATGCTGTCTTTTGACATGACTTCAGCGAGCTTTACTGCGTGTCGATTATACTCGACCAGCTTCTGCCTCTCCTGATCCATAAAAAAGGACCCGCCTTTTACGACGGGTTTCTTGGCTCCAGTGAACACGGTGTAAATTCGGTTTAGATTGGCAGCACTTCTGGTGTACTCAAACACACCAGGAATGTCGGACTTGGCCGAGCCTGTGATCCTGGCCGCGATCGGCCAGTCGGCAGGGTCAGAGACGTAGAGCGTGATGCCTTTGGCATCGATTTTGATTTCGTTCATCAGAACTTCCAATCTGCTTGTGTGCGGATTTCTTTTTCTTCCCAACACCCTCCGTTGAGCCATAGAGTGTACTCGTACACAACGGCATAGCGTTCTAGCCATATCGTTAAATTACCCACGTCAGCCGGCCACCACGCAAAACGGATCACTGTCTTCTTATCTCCGACCTTTGGCGCGCTTTTCTTAGTCCATCTCACAAGTTACTCCCATCCTGGCGGCAACGGCGGCACTGCGCCACCGACCAGCATTCGTTGTTGCGGAAACCTTGTTACGTTGTTGGGGAGAAGCTCCGCGTGTTTAGGATTAAACTCACAAATGACTTTCTCGCACGCCCCACATCGCTTCTGATCTCCGGTCTGTCTGATCCTCTGGTCCTCGGTCTGATACCTGCACCGGTTGCACCACTGCTCAACACGCAAAGTGCCGTTTTGTTTTGGTGCCTCAACCTGCTTCATGCAGTAATCGACGGGATAGCTTCCTCCGCAGTTGTCGCATACGTTCGCGTCTTCTCGCTCGTCTACTGCGACAGATTCTTGCGGCACGGCCTGAACCCCGCGCCAGATCCAGCCCTCGATCCTCATAAGATCGGTGGACTTTATCCTCTTATCTTCTTGTCCAGAAAATCCAGCTTTGAAGTAAGTCTGAAGAATCGATGCGGGCTTTGCTTTTATTTTTAAGTAGGACAGTGCGGTTTGGATGCCTTCGGGAGTTTTGAAGTAAGCGCTGGCGAGTCTGCCTAGAAATAACACATCTTGCTGAGAAAGGTTCATTCCCGCCCGGATTACGCCTTCCTGCCACAGGAAGTTACAGAACCTTGGCGAAGCCTCAGGAAGATCCTTTTCCATCTGTTGTCTTTTGTACGTCACCTGTGTCTCCTTCTTTAATGAACAGAGAGGGAACGTGTTTACCGCCCGCCTCCAGATACTCATGATACTTGGTCGCAATGTCGCCAATTCTAATGGCCATTGTTATCAAGTTCCTTATATCCGAAGTTTTGACGTTTTTGGCTGCGATTGTCTCTATGATATTGAGGGCATCGTTCATCATGAAATTGGCTTTTACGATGGGCATTCCGATGACGGCGTCGTGGTGAGCTGCTTTAGTCAGCATACGCTCGAGCTGCTCACGCAGCGTTACTGGGTATTTATACTCGTTGATGGCTTCGCCAAAGTCGTACCCGCACTTAGGGTTAGGGCACTTGTCCGGCCGCTTGCTTGAGATGAGTGGCTCGCTGCAGTGTGGGCACTCGTAGGTGTTTAAAATCCTGGCCATGTAAATCTCCAAATGAGTTGCTTGATCGGAAAATATTGCCTATCATATACTTTTTCCGGAGGAGACTCAAATGGAACCATCGACAGGATTCAGAGCTAAGGGAAGTTTTGGCGTTCCGCAAGAGATGCAAAAGGACCTAGAAGACGCGCGCCGTAAAGCGGCGAACAAAGGCGCACCTCCGGAAGCGTCTTCAATGCAGCCTCATGCGGCTAACCGCCCACCAATGTCTTCAGATGTGCCTGCTGCTCCACAGGCCCCAGGCCAGCCGGCAGCTCCTCCGACCGCCGAAGAAACAGCAGAGGCTGTTCAAGAAGCTAAATTCAAAGAGCTCAAAGAAAGCATTGAGAAGAGGCTTGAGACCACGATCACTCCTGAGGACATCAAAGATTACATATTCAAAGGGTCTCTCACTAAAACAGTCTCTGTTATCCCTGGTGTTTTTAAATGTGCGTTTAAGACTTTGACACCCACCGAGTACTTCGAGATTGACACGCGCGAGGCCGCCTTTCGTGATGAGGGGAAATACACTCTTGACGGAATTATGAACCAGCGCGCAATTGTGACTCTTTCTTATGCGTGGATTGCCGCAGATGGTAAGCCACTTTCGGCCAAGAATGACCCGGCACTCAGAGAAAAGAACATTCGCGTTCTTGGATCTCACGTGGTCGAGTTCGCGGTCAGCGCTAACCAGGACTTCAACACCCTGCTTAAACTTGTTCTTCAGGAAAAAGCTTTCATAAAAAAGTCCTAGACTCTTCCGATGTTTCACTATGGCTGGACCTGAGGCTTCACGGACTTGAGCCGGAGAAGCTCAGGCCCGACGAGAAGAGTCTCCTGACAAGCCACTTAGCTAGACAGCACGAGATGCGCTACGTGGAGGTTCTTCTTATTGTGAAGGCCATTGTTGCCGCGGCAACCGCGATCGGCGGCAAAGATCCTGGTACAGGCCTTCAAGAAATATTCAAAGAGTACACAGATATGATTTACCCAGACCGAGCGCATAAGCTTGAAGATAAGGCTTTGCGCACGAAGAAAATCCTTGAGAGAGAGTTTGCGAAGGGTGCTATGAAAGTTGAAGCGCAGAACTACGACAAAAAACCGAGGAAGAAACGAAGGTAAGTTTACCTCTCGGCATTTTGTGGTAAAATGGGGCTCAGCTATCCAAAACGGGGTATCGCGGTATGGCCTTTGATCAAAATGTGACGTATCGCGTCAACGTAGACGATACAAATTTTCAAAGTAAATTGACGCAAATGCGCGCGTCAATGGATGCGAGTCTGGGCGGCGGCGGCTCCGGCGGCTTCAGTCAGCCGATGATGTACGGTATGATGAACACTATGTCCGGCTCCGGCGGCGGCATGGGCTCCGGCATGGCCGACTTCGGATCCCAGATTCGCCCCGTGTCATACACACCCCCGGCAATTAGTTTTCAGCCGCATTTTGGGATGTTCCAGGTCCAACAATCTCTCGCGCAAGCGGGTCTTGGTGCTATGGGCCCAATGGGGGCGGCAGCTGGTGGAATGATTACGAACTTCCGTAATGGAGGATTTGGTGGTCTGATTAACGGCCCCAATGCAATACCGAACAATATGACGACAGCTGATTATATGGCGATGTCGGCTCGTGGGTTTGGCGATCGTATGGGAGACGCCGCAAGCATAGCCGTGACTACGGCTCTTAGCACGACGGCAGGTCTTATAACAGGCGGTATTGGCGCGGCCGTTGGCGGCGGGATGTTCACCGGCGCGATTATGAAAACTGTCGGCGGCCTTGTCGGCGGTATGGCTGGCGCTACGGCTGTGAGCGCCTTCACAGGCGAAGTGACGGATATGATGGCGGATAACCGTCAGATGCAGTCGGCACTGGCTGCGGGCTCTTTCCGTTTTTTTACTGGGGGCGGCGACGGCGACGTGGACAAACTTACTGGCCGCGGCATGGGTCGCAGAGCGCGCGCTGGCGTAGCGACTGCGATTCAGGGCATGGAGCAGCAGGATCTTCGATATGGAATGGATGAGTACAAGAGCATTCTCGAAGGCGGGATGCAGTTCGATTTGTTCTCAGGCACTCACGACACTGAAGATTTTAAAACTAAGTTCAAGGGACTTGTCGAGACATTAAAAACAGTTACAGCGACAATGCACACGTCTCTCAAAGAAGGTTTGGAAGTTATTCGTGGGTTTCGCGACATGGGCGTGACAGACCCGTCTGAGGTTTCGAGACTTACTCTCGGGTCTGAGGTGCGTGGGCGCGCGAGCGGCCGTACGGGTATGGAGATGATGGCGATCGGTCAGGCTGGTGCTGAGATGTTCCGCGGAACTGGCATCAATATGGAGCGTGGTTTTGAGCTCAACCAAATGAACACGGTTGGAATCAGAAGCATGCTTAATGAGGGGCTGCTATCGCGCGAAACCATCGGTCAAGCTGGTGGGGAGAACTCTCTTGCTCAACAAATGACGGCGAGTGCGCTCTCGAGCTTCCAGACAGCCCAAGGACGTGCTGCGATGATGGCGAACTATAATCAGAGTACGAACTCGATGAGTCCGAACCTGATGAGCAATCTGGCGCGTGGTGATTTGATGGGTCAAGTTGCAGGTGCGGCGGGCAAGGGGCCGGGAGCTCTTCTATCCTTCCAGGCCAATCAAGAAGATTTGATTAGTAAAATGTCTCCTGAACAGATGCAGCTCTTTGGCTTAAGTCTGGATGTTGGTGTTGCGAAAACACTGCGCCAAGCGATTCCTGGTCTTAATATGGAAGACGCGATCAAGGTCGCTGGGCAACAGGCTGGAAAAAGTAAACAGGTCATCGATACGCAACTTGCGATGCTTCACCAAGATCCTGAGAAAATGAAAGCGAATCAGGAGGCGGCTGTTGAGCAGGTTAAAATGCAGGCTGGCCTTGAGGACGTGCGCAACCGCTACAACGTCGGCAAGTACGTCAGCAATACGCTTAGAAGTACGTTTGTAGCCCCATTCTCAAGAGCTGGGACGGCGATAAGCACTGGGGTAGGAGAGGCTGTTGAAAACATAGCTCTCGACTTAAGCGGCATAGCGCGCGTCGACACAAACTATGTAAATAAGAAATCTATAGCAGCAGCGGGAACAGGTGATTCCACTAGCGGTGTTGTCATTGATGTCACTGGTGGGTCCTTCGCCCAGAGACACTGGGGACAAACGGGACAGGCTGGCATAGACAGAGCCTCGGAAGAAGGCTTTGGTCACCGTTTTAAAGATATGAACGAAGCCACGGAGTACGCAAAAACCCACGGTAATATGCAGATAGGTAAGGACTCAAAAGGCAACGTCATAGGCGTTACCGCTGATGAAAATAAAGCCCAGATCGACAAAGCGCGCTCCTGGCAGTCAACACAGGACGACAAAGATAAGGCGTCGAAAGCAGACTTAAGCGAAGAGATCGGCGCGAAAATATTGGGACACGATTACACGGCAAAGGAATTCCTTCGAATGACCGGCGGAGTCTCCATGAAGGATATGGAAAGGGCCGACGACAAAAATTTTAACTTTGAGAAAAAGTACAAACATTCTCGTGGTTATTTTACCGCTCTTGCGGGTCGCTACGCCGATACCGTCGGCACAACTGACACGACAAAAAAGAATTTAAATCGCCTGAGTAACGCATCAGACTTTACCGATATGGACGCAGCTCAAGCTGCCGCGGCATCTAAGAACATTGAGGGAGACACCGCAGCCTTGGCCAAATCGATGGGCGTGGGTGGCTCGAGATATCTACTCAGTCACCCAGAAGCTCTGATGACATTGGCCGACCCATCTATCTCCGACGATGTTAAACGACTTCGCTTAAATAAAAGCTCCGGCCAAGAAATGGGCGGACTCATTGAAGTCGCAAGCAAGCATCGCGGAAAAGACCTAGACGATAAGCTTGAGATAGTCAAAAACGACATTAGACTTACAGCTCAGGCGCAGGCGGCTAGCGGCACTGGTGGCACAGGCTCAGCCATCATAGGCGACTTATCAAAAGAAACCGTGAAGCTACTTGAGACACAGTCGACTCAGCTTCTCGCGAACTACAAAGCGCTGATTGCACTTCAAGAGCAGTTAAGTAAAGCAATGGCTACAGGAGGGAAGAGGTAATGGCAGTCACTCAAGTCATCCAGTCAACAAAAATGGTGGATACAGCTATAGGCGCTATGTCGGTCACAACATCTCTTGTCACTGGTGCCGACATCGACGACTTAGTCACATCTACCGTGGTGAGCATTGCTACTTACTACCAGATGTACAATAAAGCTTCGACGGCCAATCCTAAGTTCACTCAAAACCGAAGAAAAGTGAGTATCGGCGGAGTGACCGTGGGGGGCTACTAATTATGGGTTTTGCTCCCGGTCAGTACAAGTCAGTGGGGTCTGATGACACAATCCCACCAGAGGTTCAGAAACAGTTCCAGGCTATTGATCAAAATACCGGAACCAAACAGACCGTAGCCATGGTTCAAACTGTCGTGGCTCCCGTGACAGGACAGCCTAACGACACGCCGGACGACTCGCCTGACGGCGGAACATTTGATATTGACGGCTATCGAAATGGAAATCCAGACGACGCCACGTCAGAGGGCTTCAATGCACGTACTCTTGCGGACGACGACGATCCGAACGATGACGGAACCGCTTCGTCTATGACTCTTCGTGCATTTGGCGACGTCACAGATGGGTTCACCACCACGGATTTTATCAGCGCCTATTCGAGATTTTTTCTTCAAAGTGTCTCTGAGCCAGAACAAGAAAAGTATCAGGTGGTCGAGACTTTCACGGCTTACTACGCGTTTTTCTTTGGTAAGCGGCCGCCAATCTACCGCTACACTGGGCTTCTGCTATCCGACAAAAACTACCGGTGGAATAACGACTTTAAATTTGTATACGAGAACTTCTTTCGCGGCACAAGTGCTGTTGAACTTTCAGCCGAAGTTGTCATGCTCTACGGCGGACGTATGGTGATAGGATTCCCCATAAGCCTCGTGATGGATACAGAAGCTGCGAATCCTAAAGGGACGCCGTTCGCAATGGATCTTTTGGTTGTAGAGCACACGCCAATTAGCTTTAGCATCGACATCGCAGGGCTCTTACAGTCCAAGCAGAAAGAGCTGGCTAGCCTCAGAAACTCGATTCTAGCCACGCAACAAACTCTGGCGGCCGGAGCCGGTCCTGCCGTGACCGCAGCTGATGGCGCAACCAACGGACTCACTCCTCCGAGCTCATTCTCATCTCTTGGGTCTTCTGCTATTTCTGGGAACCTCGGTGTGAGCCAGCTCTCGGTGCTTTCATGAGCGTCATAGGCAGCAGACAGAAAGCCAGACTTTTCCTAGAGGGGCGCGAAGTTCCGCTGGTGTCCGCCACAGTCTCGTCTCGTGTCGGTACCCCCGTTTCAGCAACTATTTCTGTCATACCCCTTAAGGGCATTAAAAATATTAAACCCCGCACTCAGGTCCATATCTTTTTGCGTGACACGAAGAACTTCCCTGACGACAACTATTACCTTGTTTTTGAAGGCGAAGTTCTTGGCCGTGGGTATGGAAAAGCTCAGGACAGCCGTTTCATGAATCTGGTTGCCATTGACTACTCGTCTTACTGGGATGAGGCCAAGTCCTACGTTATGAACCCCAACTTCGTTCTTGGAAAAGTTGCTGAGGTTCTGAGTCTGACGAGTGCTCCTATCGGGGAGACGGTAAAGGCTCTCAACGGTACGTCATTTAACACCAATGCCACCTCCAACACACGAATGATCGAGATCATGCTCGCCGGTGGCAATAAGGATCTGGCGCTGGGCGTGGTCAACGTTGTCAAAAAAGTATCCGGTGCTAATCAGTTCTTCTCTGCGGCCTATGAACGTATGAGAATCAATGACCGCATCAATCTCTTCTCTAGTGGTAACCTAGTTAACTTTTTAAAAGATTTGGATATTCTAGAATTTTTAAAAGACTACACTGGAAAGTTCGGCGGAATCTCGGATCTTCGCTCCATGCTTTACAGCGTTATGGCTCTGGTCTTTCATGACTTTGTCAGCATTCCGTTCCCGGCAAAAATAGCAGGCGTCTCAGACGGTAAGGGTGGTTTTAAAACTCAATCAAGCAGCTCGACGCACGCGGCACTCCCGGCCCCGGGGAAGGGCAGCACTTCTCAGACACTTGTTTCTCAGTTCTTTTTTATCCCAGACTGCTACTCTCTTCCGGCACCTATGTGCAATGTGATTTTTCCAAACCAACAAATCGCGAGTGTGTTTCAAGAAGATTTCAGAGCCGCTCCGACACGCTATGCTTTCAGAGCTTCCATGCCAGTTATGACTGGCGGAGTTTTCCCGGAATATCCGACTCAGTTTTACCCGACGGCTTTTTCAGATTATATGTTTCACAAACATACAGCATCCGATGCGGAAAAGAGCTCGGAGCTCGGCCCCTCCACATTGCTGACGGATCCAAAATCAAACAACACATATGCCAGCATTTTTTATGGAAATTCAGATAAAACAAAAGTAGGAACATCTTTAAGCACTGTTTTAAGAGAAGCGGATTACTTAAGCAACGAGGAGTCGCTAAAGGGCACTTACCTTGATATGGATACCTTCATGCCAGGGTTCACAGCCCTGTCTAAGACGGCTACCGGTAAGTCACGCGATGCGTTCATCCAGTCTGTCGGTTCCTATATGTTCTTTAAAAAGCGATTCTCATCTAGAAGTGTTACTGCGCAAATCCTGTTCCACCCCTTTCTTGTGCCGGGGTTCAACGCCATATTTTTAGACGAATCCGCTGCGGGACAGAGCTTTATAGCTAAGCTCCAGGGAGTTACTCATGTCATTCAGAATGACGGCTGTGCCACGCAACTAGATCTTGCGTATGGCAGAGACTTCGATGAGCTTGACGCCATTACAGGAAGTCTAGGCGAGCCGCCGACCCCTCCGTGGTTTGATCCGAATATTTTCGGTATTTCTGGCACACAGACCTACAACGGGAAGACCGCCACTGCCTACTTTCAAGAAGAAACAGATTTCTTGTTCAAGGTCGGAGCCATTGACGCGACAGAAAAAGCGACGCGCGCTAAGGTCACGGGACCCACTGTATTTCCAAATCTAAACGTGTTCTATCAGTCTTTGTTAGGCATCAACGCCATTACAAACTACAACGCACAAGTTGGCGCTAACCCTGCGAAGACACCACCTCTTCCAAAGCTTGTCACAACCAGGGGTGCTGTGAGCTGGTTACTCTTCCAATATTCCTCGGTGGCTTCTACCCCAGACTCTAGAGATACGAAGGTGCAGGGACTGGTTTCGCGGCCCCTGGTCAACATACTGGACACCTTCAAATTTATAGGTGCACAGCCAGTTGGGTTTGTGGATAATGGGCTGTTCAAGTTACCAGAAGAGTTCGCTTCGTTTGTCGCCAATAATGTGAATCCGGTTACCGGGGCTTTGCCAGGAAGATTTGATGGCATAAACCCTGCGACCGGCAACTTGTATGCCGACGGGGCTGCGATAAAGCTCCGTCGCTCGATCATAGATCCCTACGTGGCGCAGCTGAAGTCACCGCAAAGAGGTTACCGTGGATGACGTAGAGTTTTCAGAAAAAGAAGTCATTATTGAAGAGATCGCTCTGTATAAGCTGGCATCTGTAGACGCGCTTAAAGACAAGCGCTCTAAAGAAACTGAAATGCTAAGGGCTTTTAAAAAAGATCCTGGGCAACACACGTTCATGCCGCTCTACCAGTCGTTTAAGCCGCTGATCATGAAAGCCGCTCAACGGAACATGTTTGGGTCTCCGATCCCGCAAGCCGCACACGTGGCGTTTGCGGCACAGAGTTTCCTTGATGCTGTGAGAACGCATGACCCCGCAAAGGGTGGCTTTGGTACGCACATGTTCAATACCGTTTCTCAAAAGGGAAAGCGGCTCAATCTCCATTACCAGAACATTGGCTACATCCCAGAATCGCGCGCGACGAAATACCAGGCGTTTCAGACAGCGAGCTTTTTGCTTAAAGAACAGCTCGGACGGGAACCGTCGACTCTCGAAATCGCAGATGAGATGGCGATGCCGCCTATCGAAATTGAGCGGTTGCGTAAAGAGATTAAGCAGGACCTTGTGCTGAATGAGAACTTACCGAGTGTCGGTCCCGCATTTGCTCAAAGCAATAAGGCGATGGCCGCCGCCCACGACATTCAGTACTCGCTCATCCCTAAGCACAGGGTTGTGCTCGAGCGCACTGTCGGCTTAAACGGTGTTCAGCCTCTTTTAACAAAAAGTGGCAAGCCCGATATTGGCGCGATCGCGAAAGCGGCTAACCTTAGTGTCGCTGAGGTGCGCTCAGCCAGGAAAACCATCTCGAGAAAGATGCAGGAGCATTTGGGATCCATCGGTCGTGCAGAAGACTTCGAGCACTTTAAAGACGAGGAGGAAGTTCTTTGAGCTTAGTTGATTCCGTAAACAGTCTTAGCGATTACTTAAATCAGAGTATCAAAACTCTGAACACAAGTGTTGCGGCCTCGTCGAAACAAGATAAGGTGACTCCTGACGGTCAGCTCAAGACTTCGCTTGAGAATCAGACATCGACAAATACTCTGAACCAGCTCAAGCAAAATCCAATTATCAATACGGCCATCGACACAGCCAACGCTACAATTACAACCGTTGTGCAGCAGTCGGTGCGCAACGCGATCACTAAGATAAATCTGACTCCGATTCAAAACGCCACGACTCAGTTTTTTACCTTGTTCGCCTCCGTCACCTCGTTCGGCACAGAAGTCGCTATGGCTTTTGCCAGGAACACAGGCAATAACCTGATCACAGCCTTAGCACAGAAGGACGCGGTTTCAGTCAAGCTTGAGGCTGAGATAGTAGCTTTGTACAACGCATGCACGGTCCTACTTAACGGTCAGCCATTTTTTACGAACTATCTGACAAACGTCGCCAAAGCCTACGGTCTTATTCAAACGGCCGACAACAACTTAAAAAACGTAGCGGCGAAACTCGCCCCCAACACACTGCCGTCACCGAGGTATCAGACCCTAAAATTTAATTTGAGCATCACTCAGCTGACGCAGGCAAGGGATCTTCTGCTCCCGGATACTGGGACTGATGTCAGCAACATACGCGCAGGAACGCTTGTCTCACAGGCCCTCAACAGTCAGTCAGTAAAACAGGTCTACGCGGCGGCGCTGGCTATTCCTGGAATATCTCTTCAAGTCGCGACTCTCGCGCTTCAGTACGAGATTTTGTCAGTCAATGTGAACGCTTACATCAACACTTTCCAAAATGCTTTAAATGATTACATCACGGGGTACACGCAGTCCAATGCGGTGAACCAGGCGACGATCGACCACATCAATTCAGGGACATCGCAGTTGGACAACCTGCTCGCTCAAATGAACGCGATTCTGAGTCTAAATACGGGTGCTGCGACAGATGTGAAGTTTAAAATTCAGCTCTCAAGTTACGGCACCATCTGGGGAGTCACACTCACAGCCATTATCGAATGGCTTAAGATGAATCCCGGCGCCGGCTCGGCACTTCTTACCCAAACCTCTGCGAGTGTTGCGGCCTACACCAAAGCACGAAATCAGATCATGGCCATGGGAAACCGTACCGTTCCTGGCGGCGGCACTGTGTTTATCAACCAAGGGTCCGAAGATGCTTTTGCAGGCCTCGTACGGCCCCTAGCCAAATTCATGACAACAGCTAACCTGATTGTAGCGACTTCCAATTCTAAAAACGACGTGCGCGCCCAGGCCAAAGCGAATCAGTTCTATTTGCAAACAGCGAGAAAAGGTGATGCGGCTTTGGTAGCCGCTCTACAGCCGTTTTTAAATACCCAGACAACACTTAGCGGTCCCGTAAACGCGGCCCTCCAGCAGATGATAGGGCTCTCCAATAAACTAGGTCTCGACCGCATTGCGGGACTTTTGACGAACGGTGACGTAAAGAATCTGTTTGCCGCCACCCCAGCAAACGCCACTTATGCGGGTGCCGCGATCGTAGGGATCAACTCAATCATAACGAATCTCTCGGCCCTGCCAAACGCAACCTCTCAGCAGATCTCCAATATGGAGAGCTTAAGGACGCAGGTTCAGAGAGAGCAGACGGCTCAGGCGACCTACGCGGGACGATCCGCCGCCTCCACGCAACAGGCAGATATTGCACAGCAGCAAGCAAAGGTTGCTACCAATAAAACTCTCGTGACGGCAGCGCAAAGAGCCGCAGCGCAAATTGATGGGACTGTGTCGAGCGATCCGGTGGTCCAGTCATCTGACATCCTGTCCACAAAAGTGACGCCAGGACAATTACCAGACGCACCTGATACGACTGCTCAACTTAATGCATAATTTGAAGTAGAATGGTGGTTATGGATTTACAAGTAGTAACCTTTGACCCAATAACTGGACTGGCCTCTTATGGAATTCCGGCGGTGGCAAAAATCCTGACCGGGCTCGATAAGCTTGTGCAGATCGTTGTGCTTGAGTTCCTGAGAAACCCTGGTCGCAGCGTGCTGGCTCCTAAAGAAGGATCTGGATTACGCGCCGACATCGGCCAGTACAACTACACGAGTGACGGCGGAGAGATTCAGGCTCTCGTGGTTCAGCGGACACGCGCGGCACAGCAAGAGATTCTTTCAAGGCAGAGTCCCACATCAGGGACACCGTCAGATCGCCTTAAGCAGATTATCCTTAAGAATTTTGCTTACGACGCCTCGACTGGTGAGGGAATGTTACAGGTCCAAATTGTGAACGAAGCTGGAGACAGCACAAACGTACTGGTGTAAAGTTGGGGGCTTATGCAACTACCTATTTTAGCATTTATTCAGGCCCAACTGGCTGAGACGGACCCTGCTTTTGATACACGCGAAGGCACGGCGTTTTACGATTTATTTATCATTCCTCAGCAGTTTATGCTCCAGCCACTGAACGACTTCATGGCCGAGCGCCGAGTGGGGCAGAGTGTTCGGCAGATGCTGCTCGATCCGACTCCGGATATCCCGACCACTTTCGTCTCGACTGACGCTGACGACATGGCTGGAAATCTTTATGTCACTCGTAATACTGGGAGCATCTCGTCAGGTACCGTGCGCGTGGAGTACATAACTCCGAAGGATTTGGATTATCCGGCTCTCACGGCGCAATTCACCGCAGGCACGCTCAACTTCTTTAACTCGGTGGATGTGACCATCTCTGCTTCTCAGATGGCGCTTCAGAACGACGGCTCTTTTTTCTATGTTGATATTCCTATCCAGGCCGAGCAGGCTGGTTCCGCATACGGCGTGGGACCAGGGGCCATCACAGCTTTCCTCAACGACAGTGACGCCGTACTGGTGACCAATATAGCGGCTACATCAGCATCACTTGACCCACAAACCAACACCCAGCTTCTTGATCAAACTGCCAACTCAATTGGCGTGCGGGATCTCGAGACCACAAAGGGCATTAATGCCATTTTGAGCGAGCTCTTTCCTTTCTTAAGTGAGATTGTGTCGATCGGAATGGGCGATCCTGAGATGCAAAGGGATATTGTTTACAATATTCATACAGGCGCGCGCACGGACGTTTACCTAAAAACTCCTAGTCTGACGGCAGGGTCTACGACGATCAACGGCCTGGTTACTGACACCACCCGCAAAGTTTCTTATAGCTCACATTTAGCGGTGGCAAGGAATCTAGCTGATCCAACTTACCCTGCTTACACAGGCACTCCAAGCATCGTTGTGAATTCCGAAGTTCTAAAAGAGAACGTTATCGAGACGGCCGCCTCGATTTCGAGCGTGGCGGTGCCTCCTGCGATAGGCATTGATCTCACAGGGCACGAGTGGCTGAGGCTTCAGGTCGACGCTCTTGGTCCATTTCAGATGAAGATCTCAGGAGCAGTGGTCAATCAAACTCAACAGTTTGAGATTATAAACGCCATCAACGCTGCTTTTGGCATAGTGGTTGTGGCCCCCGGCATCGGGGGCCAGATTGCTTTTGTAAGCCCAACAATTGGCGCAGGCTCTCAGATTATATTTCTCCCGGTGGTCGGTCCGGTCATCTCATCCGAAAATGCTTCTCAGGTCCTGTTTGGAATTTCTATCGGAAGCTTGCCGGTAACTATACTCGGGGTGACTGCCGCAGTTTACGTCAATGGCGTGGATTACACAGTTGACTACGCCAATGGAAATATTTATCAGACTTCGTTTACTTCGGGAACCAGAGACCCGCTGTCGGTAGGTAGACAGACTATCGTGAGCGGACAGAGTATGATCCCGCTTCTCCCAGCGTCGCCACCTACGACCGGGAATATTACGGTCATTGGTGGTACTGGGTATCTGGATGACTCAGTCTCCAGTCAGTTTTTAAATGATCCGCTGGTGCACGTTCGGCCTGGGGATCAGGTCACGATCATTTCCATTAACGGGTTTTCGGCCGGGGTTGTGAACGGCATACCGCTCCCTTCTACATATTCTGTTTCACAGGTCGTGACGAACCAAAGACTTCGTCTGTTAGGGTTCAACCCGACCACTACGACATCGGCCAACACGGTGAGCTACTCTATCGTTAGTCAGCAAGTTGTAAGTATCTCTTACCAGTTCAACCCGATCAGCATTGATATCGGTGCACAAGTTCTGTTGGCTGACGGTCTGAGTCGTGGTGTTCGGCCTGGGCGTGCCGCTTATACAATCACGGACACCCCGTTTGTCATAATCACCTCGATCCAGCAAGTGGATCCGGACACGGGCGAGCTTATCGGCTCGCCGCTTATTGCCCCCGGCGGCTATGGCCGCGGCGGGTACGGTCAGGGCGGTTACGGTGTTGGCGTGAGCGGGGACTACAATTTCTTCGTGAACTCGCCACCAGAGCGCTATTCGGTTTTCGAAGACTCCATGATTATTTTCCCAGAGGCAGCGCTCTCAAACAGCTACATTGTGAATTATTTGTGGAACCCGGAGCTTCAAGGTATTCACTCGATCACACGAAACGACGCCGAGCGCGTAACCGGTGCCGATGTTTTGGTAAAAGTATTCATTCCGTGCTTTGTGGACATCCCGATCGGAATCCGCAGAGATCCGACAAATCTCACTACGCCTACGGACGCAAATCTTGCGGTGCTTGTGCAGAACAAGGTGAATCTGACGGTTGCGGACACAGGCCTCAAAGCTTCCGAGATCAATGCGCTTCTTGAGGCGCAAGGTGTGTCGTCTGTACTAAACCCGTTCACCATGACAGGCACTGTTTACAATCCAGATGGAACGACGACGATCCTTAGTAGCGAGGATATTTTGACTGTACCGACAGCAACGCTTCCATCACAGACGAATAACTTTTCAACCGCGCGCATCGTTCACTTCTTTCCCGGTAACATCACTGTTACAGAGGTGCCATAAGGATGCAAAATCGAGTACAATTGGGAGAGATTTCTGACAGAGGAGTGACGCACTGTGCCTTTTAAAAGTCGTGCGCAATTTAGAAAATTCAAAACTCTTGTCGCTCAGGGCAAGATAAGCCAGGCGACCATGGACGAGTGGACTGCATCGACTCCTGACCTAAAAGCTTTGCCTAATCGCCTTAAACCTAAGAAGAAAGCCAAAAAAGAAGCATCCACGTCACCAGATAGCCCGAAAACGAATCCCGACATTCCTCCTTACGTCGACGATAAACCTGGTGGCTGGACTCAAGGGGTCACGCCAAGCGTGGATTTCCAGAAGCTTTCCTTTATCGGCGGCTTCCTTAAAACCTCCAGCAAATCTCTCGCCGGCACGACTGATGCGGCACTCAAGAGGTATAACCAATCCGTCATAGAAAAGATCATGCCGAATCGTGCCACTAAATTGATGGAAAGATTGCGTGATAAATATCCGCACGCCTTCGCTCGCGGGGTAATGAAGACGGCCGAGCCCAGCCTATCGATG